TCAACCCACGCATTGTCCCCTCTCGGTAAAAAATTGTACAGACCATCTTCTCTCATAAGTTTCATCGCCTGTTTGTATGATCTACCATCGGGGTCTAAACTCTCATTGATTAGACTTAATATTTCATTTTTTGCTTCTTGTGTTAAAAGTGGGTTTCGTAGATCAATTAACTTTCTGTTGACTTCATAAAGTTCTTTTTCAAATATACCATCTTTTGTTTTACCAGTCAAAAGGTTTTGTAACGTTTTGTTGTTTTTGTTTTCTTCAAAAAGTTTCTCAGCCAAACCCAATACTTCCTCTACTTCCATCTTTTTTGTTAATAGGTCGGGGAATAACTTAACCAAAGTCCTTTCTCCAAGAAAATAAACTCCATTTATATTATCCGACTTATCACCACAAAAAATCTTGAAGACTGCCATATTTTCTGATGGAACATACAGATCTTTTACTATCTGAATCTTCTCACCATACTTTATTAGTCCCTTAAACGGATTATAGATCCACACATTTTCTTTCATGAGTTGTGTTAGATCTTTATCCCCCGAATAAATAGTTACTTGTTCGTTGTCAGAATTTTGAGTATAAAATGCAATTAGATCATCAGACTCACATTCTGCTTGTTCTACTTGTCTTACAAAGAATTCTTCCAAATAAAGTTGGATACGGTTCTTTTGTTCGTAAAAGGATTCTGTGTCAAAATCATCGGATTTGATTCTATTTGCTTTGTATTCTGCAAGAATCTTTCTTCTTTCCAAAGAGTTATACTCACCATCCCAAAATACAAGAATTTTGTCGTAGTTATATTCCGTAAGTTGTTTTCTAAGTGTATTCAAAAAATGGAAAATACCTCCTACTTTCTTATCTTGAGAGTATAAGTTCTTAGCTCCGTGAAATCCGATTTTCAGGAGGTTATTTCCATCAACTAATAAAGTTCTCACAACAAATCACTTAAAGATTCAACATCTTCTTCTAATTTGTATTCTCCACCTGACCCCAAGATTTCTTTCCAATAGTCAGCATGTTCTTTTTTGTAGGTTTCAATAGAGGTCTTTTCCTCTGACGCATCTTTACCATGCAAAAACCCGTGAGGTGTGACCAAAATTTTACCATCTTCATACCCCAACCCATTGATGTGATTTTTCATCACAGAAATTTTGGTTCGTGTTGCGAACTTTACCTTACGTCCGTCTTTAGTAGCACTGATCTTAGTTGTTCCCGCATTTTTCTGATTTCCAAATAAGAAAACGATGGATGAATTCAACCAAATCGCCTCACCCCCTTTCGCCTTAATCTTCGGTTGACCAAAAGGATTATCAGGAAGTTCAACCCAAGGCTGATTGACGATTACCAAAGTGTTGGTGTATTTACTATCTGACCTACGGCTTCCCGAAATTCGTTGGTTGATACCCATCCCAATCTTGTCAGCAAGAACCGATGCGTTGTGTTGTTTTCCTCCTTTACCATCGAACGTCATTTTACAGGGAACAGAACCAACCGAGTCCCAAAGGAACAAAAGATCGTAGTCAATATCACCTTTATCTTGTGCGTCCAATACCTCATTGATATAATCGGTGATTTGTTCAATGTAATCAAAGTCGTTTTTGAAAAGGAAGAATCCATCCCAATCCAATTCACCCGTTTCTTCATCAACAACTTCTTCACATTGGAATCCCATAATTTTAGCGTGATCAAAACTCCATTTTTGTTCTGTAATAATAAAAACAGGTAGGATATTTTTTTGTTGTGCACTAACTGCCGATTTTACAAGTGCAGTTGTCTTACCCGTATCGGAGTGACCCAAGAACATATTAAGGTGACCAAGTGCCGGTCCTGGCATACCTGTAGCGTCCAAAAATTCTTGACCCAAGTCAAGGTATTTTTGTGGTTTATATTTTGCCGAAGTCGAAAACTTCTTCTTTACCGAAGTAAAATCTTTTTTCTTGATTGCCATAATTTTTATAAGTTAAAAAAGGGGAGGAAAACCTCCCCGTGATTTTTAGAATGGAAGTTCCGCCGAGGGAAGTTCGTTGTGTTGTGGATCAAGGTCACTTTCTTCATCTGTGGTTCCTCCACCACCGAACTCAGATGTTCCTTCTTCACCATACACATATTTGCCCGTTGCGTTGTCCCAACGTGGGGTCTCTCCACGAGAGATTGCCTCAAGATATTCATAAGGCTTCTTCGAGTACACATCCTCCCAAGTCAATTCGTCAGCAAGCCACTCTTCTTGTTGTTTCTTGTCTGTAGCCAAAGGAGATGGGTCGTCGTGCATTATGGATTGAATTGTGGTATATTCTTTTCCATTTGGGGATTTAGACTTTGTGAGGGTGATGATGAGGTCTCGTCCTTTGGTTGGGTCGGTGACATCACCTTTTTCACGCCAAATCGGAATGATCTTATCCAACACACCTTCGTTCTTATAGTTGTGTTTGAAACGCCAGAATTTTACACCATCCTCTTCAGCATCACGGTCAATTACCTTTACAATGTAGAATTTACGAGACCGATATTGACTTGCAAGTTCTTTGTCTTGAGCTTTACCCGTAGACATAAGTTCGTCATATAGGTCATTCAACGGTGAAGGTTCGTTGTCATTCTTTCCTGGATCATAGAGCTTAAGCCATTGTTTGTTAACCTGTACTTCGTGGAACCAAACTTCCTTAAATGGTGAAGAATTGTCGGGAGTTGGTAGAATACGAATTCGCTTCCGTCCTGAAGTTTCTCCTTGCAAAAGGATAGTTGTGAAATACTTCTTCAATCGATCTTCACGATCCATTGAGTTACCATTACCGGTTGGTTTGGTGTTTTTTTCGTACTGAGCCAGTACCGCGTCTAAAGATGTTGCCATAATGTGTTAATTAAAAGGTTTGATAAAAATTAGATTTAAAGTTTCGTATTGTCAAATAAAAAAAGGGGTCTTGGATTTTACCGCTGACCCCTTAATAATAATTATAAAATTGTTTTAAATCAATATCTGTTCAAAGGTAAACTCTCGTCATATACATTAAATGATTTCTTAATTGTACTAGCATCGTATCCTGTTACTTCGTCATCTGTTAAAACATATTCGTTTTTACCTGAAGCCTCCATCTCATCCTGTTTTACGTCAAAAAAGTCGGTAAGTTTTTGACTATAGGGATAAGAGTCCAAGGATCTTAATTCTAATTTCTCTTCAGGAGTTTTTTGTCTGTATTTTTCAAACTTAACTTCCAAACTATCTACCTTTTGTAAAATTTTGTCCATTTCAGATAGTTTATCCTGTAAGTCATTCAATTGTGAAAGAATCTGATCTGTCATTTCAGTTTGCTTTGACAAAATATCATCTTGTTTTGTAACCAAATCGGTAATATCTAATTCTTCAGTACCACCATCTGTTGTTTCTGTAGTGTCGGTGACATCGGTAGTTTCAGTATCACCCACTTTCTCAACATCAGGATCTGTTGCCGTATCAATTGGGGTTGGTTCTGTACCCGTATCTGCCGCCGGTAATGTCTCAGCACCCGCATCTGCTGCTGGTAATTCCTCAGCACCCACATCAGGCACCTCACCAGCCAATTCTTGTTCTACAATATATTTGTTGATTTGACGATATCTTTTGATTTCTTCTAAAATTCTTTTTTCCGCTGACATTTTTTAATCGTTTAAAAGTTGCTTTATACCTCCACTTGTTCTTACTTGAACATTACGGTTGGTAATTCTGTTATTGTCCACTCTTTCAATAAGTCCATCACTTGTTGAAATAATGTAACACTCGTTTGTGTCCAAATCACAAACTTCTTTTTGGTTGGGCCCGATAGACCTCTCCGTAATTCTTGTGTTCTTCCCCAAGAATCTATCTAATGTTTCTTTAGTGGTCATTTTTTATTTATAAATATCATGTTATCCTTAAAAGGTAAAGGTTCATATTATCACGGATTTTTTTATCATCAGTTTCAAGAACCGAACCTCCTATAGTTTCCTTATATTTTATCCAACAATTTTTGAGACTATTAAACAATTGATTTTTTTCGTCTTCACTCATATTACTTCTTGGTTCAATATTATATGTTGTACCCGAAACGGTTGGGTTTTTCATCAAAGCGCTGATCCACACTTGGTTGACACTAATAAAAGCCTGAACACATTTTTCGGGTGACTCAAATGTTGCCAAAGGAACAACAGAATTATCTTTCAATTGATAACACAAACATCCATTTATATAACTATCTTCCGAATAAAGACCTGTTGACCCTAATAACTTAATATTATTAGCACTTTCTAATATAAAACTATATAAGTTATTTTGAACGTAATTTGGTGAATTGTCGTAGTTATATAAAAGATGTGGAAATATAAATGCATTTATACCAACCTTCTTATCGCTTGTAACTCCAGAAATTATGTTGAATAATTCTTCATCCGAAATTTTAGTTTCGATAGGTTGTGACGAAGCGTCTTTTGTTGGGACTTGGGCAAATACCTCATTGATTTTTCGTGAACAAGTGTCGATGGCTGCCGCTGGACCCGTTGGCGATGATGTGGCCGCTTGGTCATCAACTCGAGTTGATAATATAAAATTCTCTTCTGTTTTATATTTTTTGATTCTGTCCTTAATTTTATTAATGTAATTTCTATTTACAACAGCGACCAATTGTTCCGGAGTTTCATCCTCATACTTAGAAACTTTTGTTCCTGTAAATTTTGTTGTGAATTCACCACCAACTTGTATGTCATGTTCTACCCCTAAAATCAAGTACGCTCCCGAAAACATTGGGACATTTCTCAATTGGAAATACATGGTGGGTTGAATTAACATGGACCCCATACTACCTACTTCACATTTATAACTTCTACTTTTATAGAGGTCATATAATCCTTGTGGTTGTGGCATAGCGGTATTGGAGTTATACTGATTAGATAAACCCATCAGAATATCAATAGATTCCGCGGTCACTTTATGTTGTGCTTGATCCAAAGATAATGAAGTAAAAATGTTTTGATTCTGTATTCCGAAGTCAACTGCAAATGCAACAACCTTATTACTCAATCCCAAATCCGCATTTTGATCTTGATTAGTATCAATTAAAGTATCGGGTGAGTTTTCTAAGTCTAATCCATCCGATCCGAAATAATAGTTTTCTCCAATTTTCAAATGTTCACTCAATCTACCAATAAACTGACAAAGGTATTTTGGTTTTGAATTCTGATAGTCAACCTCCAAGAAAGTCCCAAAGGCCAAAGATCCTATATCGTCACTACCAATTGTCGGTCCTGAATTTAATCCTGGTTCTTGTAAACCATAAAAATTCACATACGAAGGTAAAGCAAAAAAGTTGAATCTATTTTCTTTGAAGATTGCACTTATGAAATTAAGTAAAGATGTTTTATCCCTTTTTTCCGTGAGATATGTTCTTATTGAGTAAATATCTATAATAAATTTCTGTCCAATGTCTCGGTTTCTACGATCGAAAAACAAAAACTCTTCGAATAATGTCTTTTCTTTGAAGTTTGCACCAGCAACCCACTTTTCATCCAATGTTTTGAATAACCTCCAAAGGTCATTTTTAACAGTATCACCATCTATTCTCGATGTAAAATCAACAGGTTTTTGAATTATTGTTGGAATTTGATTTTTCACTTGGTCCAAGGTGTAATTCAAAACATTACTGTGATTTTGATTAAGTGTATTAATATAGTTTGTGAGGGTTGTTTGAAATTGTGTCTTGGTTAGTTGTGGATTTTGTATTTTTTCGTTTGCAAAAATCTTAATAACTTTATTCAAAATTTGTACATTTTCGGACGTAAATTCAATATCCATAGTAGGGAAAAAGTCTGTAATATAAGATCCTCCGTCTGTATATGTGAGACCTGATATTGTTGAGAATCCAACATATTCTTCCAAGGCATTCCAAGCATCGGGGTTCAATGCTTTTGATTGTAATAATGTCACACTACCGTTTGTTGTTGGTAAGGTATTAGAAACGTATTTACTAAAAGTATATGGTTGTGTGGGTATTAATAGTTGGTTCCCTGATAAACTATCAAACAATTTTCTGTCGTAATTTCCACAATTACCAAGTTTAAGAACAACATCCAAATCCATAAATGTTCTTACAAAATTTAGTATTCTTTTTTCTTGGAATGATGCTAATTGATATGATAATTGGGTTGGGTCCGAAGAAACACCCGAAGGATTGACTTTAAAAAATTCCCTTAGAAGACCAGCAAAATTTTTGAACTTGAAGTTTTCGGTTTCAGATAATAGGCTTTGAGTTAAAATATTGTTGAAATTACCTGATCCAAGTTGTGCGTTGTCATAATTTATTGGATGTTCACAGAATTTCAAAAACATTTGTTCGAATAAATCCAAAGTGTTTTTATCGAAAACACCAAAAATTTCCTCGATTGATGAGTATTTCGCAGCTAAAGTAAAAGATTCTTGAATTTTTTCCTGACCTGAGAAAACAAATTTCATATATTCGCTCGGAGTTGGTTTTTTGATTGTTGTCGTGTTGAAATATCCGAAGTTTGGGCTATTCCAATTCATTCGTGCCGAACCGTTATAATACGCGTTGTCCTCTGCCAAGTATTCTGTAACCGTACCATTCTTAAGATATTCCAAATAAGTTTGATTAAATCTTAGAGCCCCGATACTAGGGAATAAAACCCAATCAGTAATACCACTACCCGAAAAATCTACCAAACCTTCGAGATCAAAATAAGAATAGTAACCCAATGAACTGAATTGATTTGTACTATTGAGTCCGACTTGGGAAAAGTTAGACTTCACATTATTCTTGATATTCAATCCTTGACTTATTGCGTTCTGAAATTCAGAATCTGTATAACCACTAAAAACATTCTTTCCAATATAGAAATACATTAAATCATTTACTAATTTTGGATAAAATCCTACTTGAAACGTTGTTATATTAGTAGGGAATAAACCAAATATTTGGTTTTGGTTTACACTGGTCGGTTGTCCAACCATAGTATATGTAACCGTAGATGAACTATATGTTTTGGTGGTTGCACTACCAATAGGATCGTATAAACCCGCAAAATCTATATCTTTCCAACATTCATCCAAGAAATCAACACCTGTTTCAATATAAGTTTTATACCTATTCCAAATACTTCCATATTTTAATATCCAAGCAAAAGGGAGTTTGTGAACACCCGAAAATTTGGTCATTGTAGATGCTATATAATTCAAAAACTCATTTGTGTTGTCGGTTTTTGAAATGTATTTTTCTAATGTTGTTGCCAAAGGTAGGGAGTTCAAAAACAAGTATGCCGCCGCTTTGAAAGGATGACTGTCTAATTGTTTATAATTTTGTAAACCTTCAGTAAATGCATTTACAAAATAAGGTGTGTTGAGAATAGAGGTAGTTTGTGTGGCCGTTACATTATTTGTATAATCGGAATAGTACACCGATCCTTCCAAAATTACTTTTTTTCTATTGTCTGTTCTTTGATCAAAAAAACTTTTTAAATTACTTGCAGTATTAATATTAGACAAGTCATCACCATTGGGTGTTGTTTGTGTTATTTGGTTTTCTTGCCAATTGAAGTAATTGAATGGTCTTATTTCGGTTTTTGATCCAACGTCAGTAAAATTAGTTATTACCTTTTTCTCTGAAAAAAAGTTAAGTACCTTTGTTGTGTCATAAAATTTATTTTCAGAAGCCCCTTGAAAACCCGCTAAATTATTAATTCTCCAATTTGGATTATCAAAGGGATATGTATTCAGAAGGTCTTTGATTGTCGAATCGCTACTCTTGATATAAGATGTGAGGGTGTTGGTTGTTTCTTGCTCCCCATTAATGGTTGCGGAATTATTACCCAAGGACTCAATACTCAGAATCTCGGAACTATTTTTGACTTGTTCTTCTATATACGGAGTTGCAAAAATATCCCTAATATATTGATTCCAATATAACCCAGTTCCATTATTGGACGAACTTCTCAAAACCTCTTTATAATTTTGATAATCGAGGGGTGTCTTTTTAAATAATTCAAGTAATGAAATGGAATCATTTATTTGTTGTAATAAGTTGTATTTTTCAAAATCACCTAATACTTTATACAATTGTTGAGAACTCGATCCTCCTTTCATTAACCCAATATAGTATGAACTTGCTAATGTTCTTTCAAATAATTCATATAATACCGACACATCAGTCAGATTGAGGTAGGGTATGTTTTTGAAAGGAAATTCAAGTGCGTTGGACGAAACATATGGGGGGGTCTGTTCTGCATTTTGAATTGGGTTCTTTAACGTCTGTTCGTCGTATGGTATCATACCCGACATAAACTGTTCAACAAATTCAACTTCGGGCCATATCTCAAAATTATAAGCGTCTGTTTTTTGAAAAGCTGTTGAATCACCAGGATATTTTACAACTATTTTATTTTCAACATCTTTTACTTCCGTATAGGACGGCCAAGGGTAAACAATCTGATCTTCCGTAGGGATCGGAATGGTACTATCAGTATTTATACCTCCTAAAATAGTACTTAATCTTTTAGGGTCTTTCCTTTTATCCCACGCTTTACTGTGAACTTCATCCATCAATCTCAAAAAAGCATCAACTTGAGCCATAATTACCGCCATCACATTCCGAATCGTCGGATTAAATCCGAGTCCGAAATTTGGGTCTATTATTTTTTCTAATAATGAGTCGGTAAGTGCTTTTTCTATTTCTTCGCTTTTTTCTTTAAGTTGTTTTCTTATTTGTGCAATTTTTTGTTCGAAACCAACATTAGGACCCTTTTTCACCAAACCGTAGTTATCAATAACTTGTAGATTTTTGGGGTCTATATATGTTGAATCCAATATTGTTGAAGTATATGTTTGAATAAATTGTTGAATCTGTGCGGTAGTTGCACTTTGAACTCCAAATTCAGTTTTGTACTTGGTTTCAAAATCTAAGTCGAATTGTTCTGTTACAATTATGTCATCAACTGATATATTAATATCGATTGAAGATGATTTACCTTTTATTTTTCCTGTAGAGTATTGACCTCTCTCCCCAAGGGTTGGGTTGTCAAGAAGTTTTTTCGAATATTCATCAATTAAATTTTGAAGTTCACTTTTGATTGATGATAGTGTCGTGTCACTTGAATTGATCGGATAATATCTTGTCGATTGGTCTGTATTTGAGATGTAGTAATTGTTTTTTTGTGTCCACTTAGTAAACCAAGCCCCCGAAGAAGTACCAAAAATATTAGCATAGAACTTCTGTAGATCATCTTCATATCTAGCAATATCACTCAATACTGAAAAATTTTCTTCTCCAAATGATGACAGTTGTTGATTGATTAATAAATCAAGTTTTATCCTCAACTGATCTAAATTCATCACAGGAAAGTCCTGTGGAATCAAACCTTTGGATTTGTAAACTGAGTAAACTTCTCTAAGTTTTTGATATCCTCTTGTCGTCTCTTGTGTTATTTGAGTTTTCAGGTTTTGAGCAACATCATCCGTAGTCTGATTATTTGTCGTCGTATCTGTATAAAAGGTTGAGGGGTACATGTACGGAAGTGCGTACATATACGATAAATTAATATCAGAAAAAAGAGCGGGTGTTCTTCCCATTAATTTCAAAGATATTTGGTAGTTACCGTTGCTCGGGTTGAATCTAGCGTTGAAAGAAACCAAATTCAACTCATACTTGACAGCTTTACCATAATACCCTTTGACGGTTAGTTCAAATAGAGGATATGGTAGTTGAAAAAAAGCGGCGTATGGTGACTTTTCCCCTTTTTCAAATAAAGCTCTACCCTGTACATCTTCTAATTCAATATTAACTTCGGGAATAAAGATTTGATTGTTTCTGATTGATATACTTTTAATACCCAACAATTGTGTGTCGTAGTTGGTGTTGGTGAGGTTTTTTCTCTGTTCTTCAGAGGTTTGGTTCAATTTGTTTGTATTTCCGATACTTCCATAATCACCAAGTAGTTCATTGGTCCAAGTGGTGTCCAAATATTGTTTGTCGGAAGGTTTTAGAAAGTTAATTTTAGCTAATTGAATTTGTCGTATAGGTGTACTAAAGTTTTCTCCAACCGCAAGCTTTGTTCTTGGAATTACATTACAAGTTAAATTCGCATATGTTATAAGATTTTCGGGTTGAACCAAACGATCAACTGGTACACCATCGGCGTTAAAGACCTTATTGGGGTCTACCAATATTACGTTATTATAATCCTGATAATATAATTTTTCTTCCGAAATATTACCTGCCATAATACAAGAAATGTGTCTCTAAAGCTGATTTATAATCTTGTAATGATTGTAACAGAGGAAATGGAACAATAATAACTGCGTTGTCAGGAATTGACCATTCCGTTCCACCATATTGGGGATTGGCTTGCAAAATCAACCATCCAAAATAAGGTGTGTTATAAAATTGTTGACTTATTTTATCCAATCTTGATTGTCCCACCTTGTAAATATACTTTTTATCTGTGGATTTTGAAGGCAATTCAACGAAGGGTACAACAGATTGTTGTCCGTTCAATATAAATTTGGTGTATCTATTGTAATATTCCATTATACAAAGTTTTCTTTTCCGTTAAACGAGTCATTTGGTCCTGTATTTACCCCGTCGTATAAATTCTTTAATTCATCAATTTGTGTGGTGTTTGGACTAATATTTTGAACTATACCAAATGCGAATCCTGTTGAGTTTTGGAATGGCTCGAAAACTTCGAATTCACTATTAATCTCTGTGGTGATTTTATTAAATTGTGTTTCGGTTTCTTTCTTATCTTTTTCATATCCGTGATCAGTGTACATTTTTTTAATAATTTTCTTCAAGTATTCTCTTGTTTTTGACTTTTCATCGTCATCTACATTTTTCAACAAAAAATCTATAAATCCAGGTTGTGATACTGTGGCTTGTGATATAGAACTAACCGTTTGTTGAGTAACAATACCTGGACCACTGACCGGCGTGCCAATCGTATCTAACAATGTGTCAATTTCCGCTTCTCTGTTCACGTCCAATCTATTTACTTCACTAACTATTTCTTTATAAAGTGTTAAATATTCATAATAGTACTGACCGTCATTGGATATGTATTGTGTAGGATCAAAGACGTAGTATTCATCGAGGATGTTTATAATATAATCGATGTATTCAATTAATGTGAAAATTTCGAGGAAGGGAGATGAGCTGTCGGTGGTTGGTAATGCCACGTCAGCAATCGTAGAGTTACCTTTATTGTCAAAAAATCCATCAGATTTTTGAGTTGTTACGTAGTTGATTTTATTTATGTTTGTTATTAGGTTGACCTGATTAGTGTTAATTTCACTAATTTTTAACATAACATCAGAACTTACTGTGTTTTTTTTCTGCGTAATATATTCAATTAAATTCTTCCTTACAGTCCTTATTGTTTTGTTTTTAAGTGGTTCCTGAGCAATACCACTCATGAGATAACCTTCGTCATTTTCAAAATAACCCTGAGCGGTTGTAAATATTTCATCAACTTTACCCTGTATATTCTGAGGACTTCCATAAATTGTTGTTGATCCGGTATAAAAATTACCGTTTTGATAGTTTCTTTTTAAATTATTTATTTCATACATAAATCCCCACCCTTTGTCAGACGAAATTGATTTGAGGTTATTTGTTAGTGCAAAAGCATAGCTCTTTACCCCATTTTTAGTTTCGTTCATAATTTTTTCATAACTCAAAGTACCCGTAAATCCAGTTCCATTTACTTCGGTTGCAACAACTGTACCAATATAGGTTCCACCATTATTCTGTTGTGATAAGTCTCCCTGAGTTTTTACTCTTTGATTATCTTGAATTTGTTTATACAAGTTATTATCAATTACACTCGTATCCTCACTTGCTTCAGCTCTCTCATCATACATCTCTGTATTCGCATAGTAGTTGAACGACAAGGCGTTTTGAAGTCGATTAATCGGTTCTTTGAGTCCTGATCCTCCTATAAAGTCAAAAGCAATTTGAACTGCGGCAATCATGGGTTGAATACCTATTCCTTCAGGATTAATATCTAATCCTTCATAGGATAAACTTATTGAGTTGATTGCAATTTTCGTATTATAAAAATCACCGACTCTCAAAACGCATATCGGAGGAGCACCAAACGATGTGTTTTCCGAATCATTTATCACCTCCTGACCCCTATCATTAATTATAGGTATTGTAGATCCCGGTCTTGTACATTGATTCAAGAAGGTCAATCTCGAATTTAATCCTTCTGGTGTTATTGCGTGAAAGGCTGGATGAAAATATTTAAGTTTTTCTTTCAAAGAATCATAAATAACAGGTGAATCCTCTTTCAACATTTCAAAATATGAACATTCTGTAAGTAAATTTCTCAAAACTTTTTTCGATAAACCTGGTAAAGCACTAATTTCCCTTCTTATGGTTTCACTTGTGGTCGTAACCGTCTTTTGACCCAAGGGTGGGGTAATCCCATTTATTAAGTCTTTCGGATCCGTATTTATGTCATTTTGTGGTGATGCAGTTTCTTCTATTGCGTCATCCGGTGCCGGAACTGGGTCCGGCGGTTGTGCATCAAGTAATACTCGTACATTACGGTTTTGAATTGCAAGTAACGAACACACAGTTTGATTCAAAGGACCGTCTTCCGCGGAGGTTGCATTTGTTTCACCTTGAGGGTCTTCTTTAATAATCAAAAGATCATTCAATCCAAATTTTCCCAAAGTACCCCCCTTGTAATCTAGTATATATTTTTTTATTGAATCGATTCTTCTTTGTGATAATGATAGATTGTACTCATCTGAAGCAATACTTGACGTATTTCCTACTAAATTGAGTGTAACTTTATATTTTTGATTACACAATTCTTCTATTTCATCACACAATCCATTCAAATCGTTGATATTTTCATTAATAACAATTTGGAAAAAATTACCCACGGATTCTTTTTGGTCACTTGCCGCACAACCCACATAGGTGTTTTTCATGTTTTTATATTGATCCCAGTATACTTGAAATGACTGAACGGTTTGGTTTGGTAGGGGATATTTATTTCTGAAATAACAAAGGATTTCGGTATTGACGGGGGGTAATACTATGGGATTTACTGTCACCGCAACATCATCTGTTTTAGATGGTCCTTGCGGTTCTGTGTTTGTTTCAGTAATGGGTTGTTCGGTTGAAAGCTGAGTGATCACTCCCTCAACTGTTGTCGTATTTGTCGTTACGTTAAGTATTTCTTGTATTTGTTGTAACTCAGTTAAAGGAATAGTATTATATAAAGCAGCCAATTCGTATAGATCATATTCTTTACACCCAGAAAAAAAGGATTCCAAAATCGAGTTTGTTTCTTCCGTGGTTTGACCTTTCATAACTTTGTCAACAATAAGGTTCAAAACTGAAGGATGATCCACGATAATTTTGAACGCCAAGGTCCCCCCTCTTGTTGCGTTTCCGTAAGTATAAACAGGTTCAGGTCTTCCTATAAATTCAGTTTTGTTCCATTGACTCGACAAAGTCTCGGCAAAAGTGAGTTCGTAGGGTGGAAACCACATTATTCTTCCACCGTTAGGTCCCCTCTCACATAAAGGTAAATCCTGAACAGTATATCCTTGTTTGTTCGATGGTTTCCAAGCCAAGTTTTCAAGGGAAAACATGTATTTTTTTACCCCTTCGTTTGTTAAATTGGTCGAATCTTCACCTTTGGTTGGTGTAATATTAAGATTATATGGCGAATCTAAGTTGGAGTAGGTAAACCCGCGGATGTTACGTGTTTTTTTCTGTAATCTACTCATCGTTGTGAATGGTTGATCTTTGGTGAATATCCTACAATATTCAGCCCCTTTTTCAATACCATTTTCATTGACATATTTGATTACTTTAGAACCTTTAGTTATCTCTTTGTAGCCATCATTGAATATTTTGGATACTTGGTTTATTGCATTACCAACACTTTCAAAGGCTTTTCCACCACCTGGGTTTGATAAAACTAATTGTTGTGTTTTATCTAATATTGAATCTTTTGTAAATGCAAATCCGTCAGAAACCGTCCCTCCGAATGTCGAAGACGCATTTCCACCAAAGGTTGTGCCATTAGGGCCTACAAAAGCACCAATAGGTGTTGTTTCCGCACCCGCCCATGAAAAACCTCCTTGAATATCTCCTTGATTATAGAATGATCTACCGGCAAATCCGAATCTGAAAGTACCGTCTAACCCTTCCCCTTCATATGTTTTTCCCAAAATGGTATAACCATAAACAGGAACACCATCCATACCCGATGGTTGTTCATTTGGTGGTGCGACTAAATTAGGGATCGGTGTTTGTTGTGTTCCAAGATAGTATTGTCCCGCGGGTGGTTGTGTTCCACCCAGTGCTCTACCTAATTCGGCTATTGATTGTATCCCCTGTCCAAGTAAGGTCTGAGCAGCTTGTACTTGAGAACTTCTGTATTCGGGTCTATACTTGTTAAATTCAAGATTATTGAATAAAACAGATTTTTGACCTCCACCTGTGTTTTGTAAAAAGTTATATGAAGGGTCTAATTCGGGTCTACCAATTCCTATAACAGATGAAATCGCTTGTCTTAAGTCGTTTACAATTCTCCCACCTACAGTTGTTTGTTCGTTTGCCGTGACTGGTGCCGAATCGTCAAAGTAATCTCCGGGAATCCAAGAATATGGACTATACACACCTGTGATCCTTGAAACTAAATCTAATCCTTTACCCACCAAATTGTCAGGTTGTGAAATCTGCCAATTTCTTTCTATCAAAGTTCGGTTCCCCGTTAATAACGCAGTTGCTTCGTAAGGATCCGATAATGCGTCCAATAAATTGATTCGTCCAAAAGTTTCTTCTCTAATTTCTTGACCAATTCTATATTGAAACTGTTGTTTCAACAAATCAGCAGAGATCTGCGCAAGTTTTGAGTCGTTACTTAATGACGCTTCCGAACCAACAGGGTTGATTTGGAATACAATGTTTTGTAGTGGGTAAAACGAAGCTACAAATGTGTAGTAGGTGTCTCTATTTGTAACTATATTTTGAATGTCTTGTATGGAGATCGGAACCCCAAATCCATCTTGGGGCCCAAAAAAATTCAAAAGGTATTGTTTTTCTAAATATTCAGGATATATCTCTATCAATTCGGCTGAATCTTGGACCGCCATGTTCCTAAGTTTTATTGGAAATATACCATTTTCCCCTGAAACTTGGGTAGAGAAACTACCTTCTACGGTGTAGGGTGGAAGATTTCTGATAATATTATTTGTTCTGAAAAATTCAGAAATACTATTATCAAAACTTAATGGACTATATGGCATCTATTTTTATTTTATAAATAGATGAATTTGAAATTTCTGATCATCCTTTCCTTTTTTCATTTATTCTTTGAAATTCATCGGAAAGTTCTTTTATCATGAATTTTCTTTCGTAAACCGGCATCATTTGTAAGTCTTGGTAAGTCATAGACGTATTTCTCACCAAGTAATAGAACTCTTTGAGTTGTATTTGCTTGTAATCAGAAGAAAGGGCGAAAAAATTCAGCCCCAAAGGATACATTGACCTGTACCTCTTCTCCTGACGGGGCTATAATTCTTTGTTTTAGGTCAAGTCTAGGTTCCAATCCTTCTAGTTCAGTTCTCAAAAATTTCGAATCGGCTATTGGAAGTATATTTATAAATCTTGATATATCACTTCTGTCTTCATTTCCGTCTATAGAGACAATATTCATCTCCAAACGTTTTGTGATTATTGGAACCACCATTCCCGAAGGATATGAGTCTCTTAGTTTTCTCAAAGCAAATTGATCTCCAAGAGTTAGTAATTTTACTTTGACTTCATTTCCTGATTTTGGGAGTTTGATTGTAAAATGTCCACTTTGATCAGGTTCTTTTTCTAACTTTTTGAAGTTTAGTTCATCCAAATTTATGTCGGTCTCAAACATTTCATTTGTTTTCGGGTCCGTTGTTTTAATTTTGTATTGTGATCCAAACGCAGTGTTTCTCAAAAAAACTAAAATTGCCTCAGCGTCTCCTTCCAAAAGTTGTTCTGGTTGAATGTCAGGTTCATATATTTTACTCCTCAGTAGAGTTATGATCATGTTGTTGACATCCTTGAGGTTTTGACTCATTAATAGGTTTTCATCTGCTGCCGTAAGGTAACCGACCTTTAGTGATTTTTTCCCTGAATCATAAAATTTACCTTGTGAAGGTAATGGAACCACATCGTGTGGTAAGTTGAAATTTTCTTGTCCGTAAATTTTTGAAGTGTCCATAATAAAAAACCTCGGAGATTGGCTCCGAGGTTAAAATAAACTGAAATATAATAAAGTCAATATCTCTTACAAATATATAATTATAAACTTAATAAACAAGGATACATCTATCAGGACGAAGTGTTGCGGTAATAGTAGCAAGACCGTCTTCGCCATACCCCAATGAATCAAAGTTAACATCAGTAAGGAACGTACCTTGTAGGATCCACTTTTCAACCACAACACCGGTTGGGTCTAAGAGTTCAAGGTCAATATCCTTTTTGTAACCCGCAGCATAACCCATACGACCTGTAACGGACTCCGCATGTAATCTAACCCACTCCATCAGTGCTTGAGCTGCTGACGGTCCAATCGGGTCTCTAAAGGTGACGTTAATAGTGTCCCAATTGAATTTACCGGCAACATACGTTTCAGTATTCAAAAACGGAATAGCAACGGAATTGATAGTTATTTTTGGTCTTGAGGTTGACTCAACAAACCACTCATTTATACCCAAAGATGAAGGAAATCTGAGGATAAATCTATTTTTTCTTTTGGGTTCATAAGGAACCGGCATTTTCATTAGTAAGTCTGCCATATTTTCTATTTACTTTTATTCAGTTTATTTTATTTCTTTATCTAGTTAGTTCACTAGGTTGTTTATTTTAATTATAAATATTATAATTTCTATTTTATTTCTTTTTTTTGTCCTCCATGTGTTGCAAAAACTTTTACTGGACTCTCTTCTGGATATTCTTTTTCTAGAAATCCTTTGATTTTTTCTATATTTCTAAGATCGTCATCAGAAAATCCTATTTGGGGTACAAAAAAATTCTTTACATCATTCTTGAAAAATGCTCTGTTGTTTAATTTTGCAGACATTTCTTTTACATATCCTATGAATTCTCTTAATGCATTTATTTTACCTTGTTCCGGATTTTGAGCACTTCCCTCTCCATATGTCACTGGATAAAATTTACACAAATTAAGGTATTCGTCTATCATTTGGGTTTTTGAAGAGTTTGTAACTTCACCTGTTAATTCACGATATTTTTTTAAATTTTCGTAACAAACATTTCCATTCAAACCATTGTAGTTCATCAGAAGATAATTTTTACAAGCTTCTCGGATCGCTTTTGGTGAGTGACCTCTTGCTGTAATAATTGCAAATATAGATCCTCCATTTAAACACTCTACAAAGTCGTTCCACGACGGACCGGGAGGTGCGGTAAGTGCATCAATTACAAATTGTTTATCACCAGCAACTGAGAAATGTCTAAAAGGATCTTTTGCAAAACCAACAATAGTGAGTCCGTGATAAATAAAGGGTTCTTTTCCGATTTGTTCACGGTATTTTGCAAAATCTTCACTACCCATACCTACCTCTCTATTGTCATCAGATAAAACCAATATTTTGGTCGGCATATAAACAATATTGTCGTCCCAATCAAAAGCGTAATACTTTGAATCAGGGGTCAAGTCTTCATCAAAACCTTCAGAGAGGACTTTTTCCTCTACATATTCTGATATTATTTTTCGTAGTAGTTTCATTTTTTAAAAAAGGGGGAGACCTTTTCTCCCCCTTTTATTAAATAGTTGTTTAGATATTTTCGAATGATGCACCTGTTGGTGTGATTACAAATTCGATGTCAATAAATTCCAAAGATCTTGTTGGTTTGATGTAAATCTTACCAGTCAATTGGTTTCTATCAATATCTTCAGGAGAACTTGAAACCGTCACTCTGAAGTCCGTCAAACCTCTGTCCCTTCTTATACCATCCAAGATTGGATTGACTGCGTCCAAGAAGTCTTGTCTAACTTGTTGGTCGTTTTGTTCGAAGAGAAGTCTCACAGCAACCGCTGAAATCAACTTACGAGCTTGTAACAACAATCTTCTTACGTTGATTCTGTCAAGTGCCGACTCACGAACTTGGAGAGTTTTATTACCCCAAATCACAGGACCCACATCAGAGAATGTTGCGATCGGGTTGATTCTTCCTTGATAAAGGATGTCTCTATCTTCTTGTGTGAGTTTTCTTCTTGCTTTGACCGCATTAACCAAACCTCTCGAGTAACCCGCCGATGCAAACCAAGGGAAAGCAATGTTGTCGGTAAGAGCTAAGTTCCTTACAACCTCAGATGTTGGTGGGATCCAAAGATTTGTATTGTTCACACTATCTTTTACCAAAATCCAAGGGTAGTATGTAGCGGTATAGTTCGAATCGATGTCACTGTCCTCTAAATTAACCACCGCATCTGTTGGGTAGATGAAGTCATCAGGATTCGAGGTGGATGACACAAACATTTCATAATCGGGTGTAGTGGTAATGTAAATCGAGTCAGCTCTATCCTGTTCTACAATATCAATAGCGTCTAGTACCAAAGCTAAGTTATTTACATAATCAATACCCGGTGTTACAAATACGTTGATGTTGACAGACGCTGGATTATTGAATGTTTGGAAACCTTTGAGGTAAGCGTAGTAGTCAGTATTCGCCCACTCTGTGTTTTCACCATCGGTAATTTTCTTGAATGCTCCCCATCCTGACGCGTCAGGGAATTGAGCCGTTGCTGCGGCCCCAAGAAGATATTTTGTATCTCCGAGTTGGTAAGCGTCCGCGTTAGTTCTGTATTCTCTGTAGATGTCCCACCCGTCAAAACCACCTGCCGGTAAAATAGTAAATTTACGTGAGAAAATTTTATAGTATGGACTTGATGAAGATGTTGGTTCTGCTTGGAAGGTAGCAACACCACATTGGTAAGCTGTTTGACCTGAAGTGACGTAAGTACTTGGTATTGTAATTGCACTTGCATTAACATCCATATGGAAACCTTGAGTTAGGTAGTTCCAATCTGCCGAGGTGGTGTCAGTAGCTATATTGTCAGGTAATTGTTTTCCTTTGTAGGAGAAGAAGTCAGCATCGAATCCTTGTACATTCGAAATACCCAAGTAAGTTCTTCTTACCTTATCTCCCGAACTTCTTACATTAGAAGCTCCACCACCCGCTGTTAGTACAGGAATGTTAAATGGAGGGGTATAAACAAGTTGACCAGGTGTGTAGTATTGTGTTTTATAGACCAAGAAAGGTGAAATATTTGTTGAGTAATTTCTCGAAATATAACCTTCGAATCCACAAGGAAGTGCGTCAACTGGGTGACCCTCCACTAATTCGAGCATGATGTACTTAGATTTCAACTCATATTCACCATTAGCTGTTCCGACTTTCTGAGCGATGTAGCTCGGACTTGAAACATTCATCGTACAGTTTGCAAATCTCTCTAAAACAACAGGATTTTCATCTGTGTCGTAGAAATCACGAACTAAAATGTCAAAGTTATTGTTTGCGAAAGACATGTTGACCAAAGAAATCTTAATTTGTCTATTTGCATTGTTTCCGTCAGAAATTGAAATAAATCTGAACAATCTTTCCACTATATCACCACGCAGTTCTGAAACCACGTAAGGTGTCGCGGGTGTCTGATATTGTTCACAGTACCAACCGATAGTGTTAGGATCCAAACTTTGAGCGGAATCGAACGACACCAAACTTGTAGAGAGACCTCTAACTTTACCTTGGTTGTAAAGTGTCGCTAAAAGACCTGAATATTCCTCCTCGATGAACAAAGGAACCTCGGTTCTATCTTTGTTAAAGTTAGATCTACCAAATACTTTTCCGACAAAGTCGGTATTCGATGATTGGAAAGAAGTTTGGAAACTGAAGGTGACAGAATCTTTGGTAATACCAGAAACTGTGAAATTGTTGAAAGGATTTTGTGAAATACCATCCAAGTTGTCTAACATAACAACATCGGTAGTTCCTGTAACCTCATAAGTAGGATTAGTATTATCGGTGTATTGAGAAACTCCTCGAGATCTGAATGTACCCACGATCAAATCATGTGAATCAGAATAAGTGTCAGCGGTATAGGAGTTCACAAAACCAACACAAGTTCCTGTATACGAACCTGTACCATTGGTTACAAGAGTCGAAATACGAGAAGAGAATGAAAGACCTGAGTATGTATTATTTGTCAACTCAAACAAACCGTAGTACCAAGTGTCATTACTAACTGCTGTTAAATCAGCACTTGACTCGTTCAGATTATCACAACCAAAAACATTGACGAGTTCAGTGAAACCAGCAGCGGTGAGAGCGTTGAACGTACCGGCAGATAAAGAACCATATACATATGCTGTATCACCAGATAAAGTATTATCGGAAATAACATCAAAAGCAAAACCCTCAAGTTCATCCAAGATAGTAGAACTTGTACCATCTGCAAAAGTTACAGTGTTTCCAGTGACACTTGAAATATAAGAACTAGCACCACCACCTGAAAGAGTGATAGTTATACTAGTGGTTGATGCTGTTGTACCGACGAAAGTGAAACCAAAGGTGCCCAAGTCAGAAGAAAGACCTATGGTGTTCACATCGGGATTAGATATTGTTTTGATAGACCAAGATGGTCCAGCATCATATCCCGAAAGACCCAAAATTCTTGTTACAAAAAGTTGATTAGATTGTTGAAGATATGCTTTAGCTATATAAGCCGCTTCATATTTTGGGATTTGAGTGTTTACAAATTTGGTTGGATTGGTTCCTCCAAAATACAATTGGAATTCATCGAAATTTCTGATGAAGACGGGTTCAAACGCGGGTCCCTGTAAAGTCTCACCGACGAGACCTAATGTGGTAACACCAACACTTTGAGCCACAAATGATAAGTCTCGTTCTGAAGTATATACTCCAGGAGATACGAATACTGAATTTGCTGTTGCCATTTTTTGATTAAAAATTCTTTACTTTTATTTTTTCATAAATATTATGGAAAATCTCAAAAGAATGGGGTTACAAAACAAATTTTCAAAAAAAGATAATTTTTTCTTCTTTTTTTATCCTTGATTTAATACGTCATTAACGTATATTTTCTACATGAAGAATATAAAAATATCAGAAGAACATCATTTAGTATTAAAAAATTACTGTATGAAGAATGGTATTAAAATACACAAATTTGTGGAAAAATTAATTACGGATAATTGTAAAAAAAAGAAAGACATATATGGTGAATGATCAAATCAACTTTGATGTCACCATAATTTTACTATCTTCATTATCGTCCACCTTCCTAATGGTAATCGAAACAATATCACCATTATTTACAAAAACTAAAGGAGAGTTTTCACCAAAATATTCATTATTGACGTAGACATAGTAACTTTCAACATTGATTAAATCACCAAAGGTCAGATCGGCATTGAAATCAAATTTTTGACTTAAAGTTGTAAGCCCATTTAAGTAAGAAAAAGAAAAGTTAGAATCTCTTAAATCAGGAACAACAAATTTTTGCCTCTTTCTTTTTGGAGGGACCACCTCAACCATCTGAAGGATTCTATTAATGGCTGGATAGACCTCAAACTCTTTTTCATCAATCAAAAACCCAAGCATTGTAAAACTATAATCTTGAATATAGTACTTTCTTTTTTCCAAATCCAAAACAGATTCATCCGAAACATTTTCTAATATAATCGGAATATAGTGACCCTTAATAAATGTATAAGCCTGTCGTGAAGCAAATTTAGAAACAACGACTTTGTTAAATGCATTCAACTCAGTCATTCTATTACAAAAAATCTTGACATTGAATGTTATATCAACAGGAACAGGTTGAGGTATTTTGTAAATATCCATACCTTTTCTGTTTCCATCCCACGTTGGAACCTTGGCATAATAAAACATTTTTTTGTTTGGAATGTTATATTTCAGAGCCGGATTGGTTCCGAATTTTACATCAGGGTTTCTAACAGTAGCGATAAAGGGTGGATTTATATTTTCATCTAAATCCGTAAAATTCCAAGTTTCAGCAAATTGTGCCCAATTCTGAGTCGTAATGATAATATCAATGGTGGGTATTTTTTTTCCTGACACAACGGTTGAAAGATCATTCTTCACAAACTCCAACATTCCCAAATCAAGATCTTCGTGTAGAATACTTTTGGGAAGATAAGTTCCATCTTCTGTAATATAATCCAAAAGTTGTTCCCTCCTATCAAGAAGTATCTTATCAGGAACTAAGTCAATTTTCTTCTTTATCTTCTTTGGAAATCCCATCAGTTTCCTCTAAATTCGTTGTCCTTAACGGGTGAAGCAATAATTGTCCTATAATAAGGATATACCCCTCCGTAAGTGTGTTTATTGTCTGAAGTTACTTTTCCGTCGTTTACTACAGTATAATATCTGACTCTTGATTCGGTTTCATAATAACCGATATAATCACCATATTTTATGTCTATACCCAACTCTTCAAGTTCTGAAATATAAACAGATATTTGAATATTTCCAGGTTCTAAGTTTCTGAGTTTGGTGGATCCCAAGTTTTCATTTTGGGGTTCCATAACTCTTACATAACCTTTGAATTCAACGGGTGTTTTATAAACAATTCCATCTTCTTCTACTTCACCGTAAACATTACTTTTTTTTGTTTTGGACTGATCTATTTGATATAAAACTAATGTAAAGTTCATATCACCATAGAGCCATTCTTGACCCATCTCTAATTCTAAAGAAAAATCTTTATCACCAAAAAATTTTGAAAGCCTGTTTATAGGTACTTTTCTATTCATACACTATAAATATTGAAAATAAGTTTTTTATTCGGGTAGTGGTACTTGGTCGAAATAATGATATAGTTCCTCAACTTTAAGTTTCCCTGACTTTATTCGTTCAAGAATTGGTTCAATAAGTTTTGAATTAACCCTTAAAGCACCTTCAACATATTCCAAACTATCTAACGATGTGATTGAAGTTCCACGAATATCCATATTACCATACACACGTTTTAAATTATTTAAACTTTTTAAATCTTTAACCCTATAAAGATCAAGTTCACCATAAACATCAACCAAATTATTTAAATATTTTAGGTCTTCAGGGTTATCAAAAAGAGTTACAAGAATTTTTCTGTTGAAAAAATCTAAATCATCATTAAATGACCATTTTTTATGACCGTATTTTCTCAAAAAATTAAGTAATCCTTCTTCACCATCAAGAAAAATATTAAAACCCGGTATTACCAATACCTCTTCTGTTTCCTCTTTTAAAATTTTTTTGATTAAGTCTTTCATTGTAGTTCAATTCCTGTAATGAGAACGTCCTCCACCTCGGGATTCATATCGGTGTAAATCATTCGTATTGTTGACACTTTTCTTCTTAGAAAGTCCTCCACCCACATCGTTATAAGTTGTTCAAATACAGATTTGTCCTCCTTAAACCAAATTAAAAAATTTTCGTAAAGTTGAGTGTTATACCAAAGTTTTCCGAACCTTTTAAATCCTATAATCCATCCTTTAGTGTCTGGATTTATAATCCAAATGGATTCAGGATTGTATTCAAATCTATTTTCAGGAGTATCTACATAAATGTTATAACCCTCCATTTCCATCTCCATGAAAGTATAGAATGCTCTGATCAAAGACGGTTTGATATCCGATGTTTCCTCTTTTAATATTTTCTTGATTAGGTCTTTCATGATATTTTAATTCCTTTTTTGAGAACGTCTTCCACCCGGTCGTCCCCTGGAGCGAAGTGAAACCGTGTTGTTAATATCCCTCTTTTGAGAACGTCCCCCACCGAACGGATCGCTGCCGGCATTGGGACCGGAATTGTTAATACCCCTCTTTTGAGAACGTCCTCCACCCACATCCTTATAAGTTGTTCAAATACAGAACGTTCCTCATTAAACCAATTTAAAAAATTGTCGTAAAGTGGGCCATAATACCAAAGTTTTCCTGATTTTAGTAATCCTATAATCCATCCTTTGGTCTTTGGATTGATGATCCAAATGGACTCAGGATTGTATCTAAATCTGTTTTCAGGAATATCAACATAAATCTCATAACCTTGTGTCTCCATTTCCATGAAACCATAGAATGCTTTAATCAATGCGGGTTTGAGATCTGATGTTTCCTCTTTTAATATTTTTTTGATCAGGTCTTTCATATTATTGATAAATACACAAAAATAAACTATTTTTTATTACGTTATGGGAGAAAAAACATCCAAGACACATAATTTGCCTGAAGTTAAGGCGATGTCAATTTTGGACACCTATGAAGGTTCCAATAATTATATCCTGAAATTAAAAAAAAGTTCAAAAAATCAAAAGAACTTTAAGATCTCCAAAAACCAAGCGACATATATTTTAGAAAACCACGACAAAACCCCAAAGGTCGCCAGAAAGTGGGTTGATATTGATTTTTATTTTTCAGAGAAAATATTTCTTGATAAATTATTATCCGAACCACCAAAACAAGTTTATATTGAAAAACTATTGGTTGAGGGTGATAAGGCGTTTCATGTGTGGGGGAAGTTTTTTGAAAGTGAAGATTTACACGACTTCTATTTACCAAAAGCCAGTTTGTTGAAGAAACAAAAAGAGGTAAAAATAGACTATGATAAGTATTCTGTCCGACCACCTATGGAACACCAAAAAATCGCAATCGAAAAATTGGTTTCTAATGATAAGTTTATATTGGCTGACGATATGGGTCTTGGAAAAACAACCTCAACAGTAATTGCATCTTTGGAAGTTGAATCCAAGAAGGTTTTAATTATTTGTCCCGCCTCTTTGAAGATCAATTGGTATAGAGAAATTAAAAACTATACCGATAAAACCATATCAATAGTTGAAGGGAAAAAGTGGGAAAGTGCTGATTATGTAATTGTAAATTATGATATCATCAAAAACTTCCACGATGAATCAAATAGAGAAAACTCTACCATTCTTAAAGAAAACTTTGATTTGGTTATTATTGATGAAGCACATTATATTCAAAATAAAAAAGCAGCGAGAACCAAACTTTGTAATGATGTGGCAGAAAAAATTGGTCGGGTTTGGTTGCTTACAGGAACCCCACTTACCTCAAGACCGATTAACTATTTTAACCTTTTGGAGTTGGTTGACTCTTCCGTTGCTCAAAATTGGATGGCATATGTAAGAAGGTATTGTAACGGATTTCAATTCAGAGCAGGAAACAGGTTGATATGGAATGTAAACGGAGCATCAAATCTTGAAGAACTCCGAGAAAGAACTCAACCCACCATCTTAAGAAGATTAAAAGAAGACATCTTGGATCTTCCCGATAAAATTAGAACACCCGTCTATTTGAATCTACAATCCAACTTATATAAGAGTTTGATGGGTGAATATTATGAGTGGTATAGAAATAGTGAGGAATCCAAATCTTTGGCACTTCAGTTCTCCAAATTAATGAAGGTCAGACAGATAATCGCCCAAGAAAAAATACAAAATACAATAGAAATTGCAAACTCGGCAATAGATCAGGAAAAAAAGGTGATTATCTTTACCAATTTTACCGACACTTTAAATCAGTTTGTGGATTATTACAAAAAAGATTGTGTTTATCTTGATGGATCTTGTTCCAAAACAAAGAGACAAGAAGCGGTGGACAAATTTCAAAACGATGAAAATGTTAAAGTTTTTATCGGAAATTTAAAAGCTGCCGGTGTCGGTATTACCTTAACCGCCGCCGAGGTGGTGATAATGAACGACCTATCATTTGTCCCGTCAGATCATTCTCAAGCTGAGGACAGGGCTTACAGGATTGGACAAAACAACAAAGTCAGCGTTTATTATCCGATCTTTGAAAATACGATTGAAGGTGCGATTTATGATATTCTAACCAAGAAAAAAGATATTTTTGAAACCGTTATGGGGGATAATGTTGATGACGGAAGTGTGGCCGAAGAAATCTTAAATTTAATTACGGAACACTTCTCTTAATATTTATTAAGAAACTATCACATTATGTCTATTGAAACCAAAACCGATGTTTTAAAAAACCAAATCATCTTAGCCGAACAGAAAGACCCACTGTTAACAGAAATGAAATCCATTGGGATTGAGAATTTACCTTACAGTTACGCATCTTTAAGGAAGTTTATTGATCCTGAGACTATGAATGTTCACTACAACAAACATTATAAGGGTTATGTAAAGAACCTAAACTCCGCATTGAAGAAGTTAGGTGAAGACGATGTTGATCTTGAAAAGATTGTAAAAAATATATCAAGATATAATACAACAGTAAGAAATAACGCAGGGGGTGCCTTCAACCACGCTTTGTTTTGGAAAATGTTAACACCCGAAAAACAGAATATTCACGGAGAAATTTTGAAAAGGATCAGAAAAGACTTCGGATCTTATGAAAATTTCAAAAACAAGTTTGTAAGCACCGCAACAAGAAAATTTGGATCAGGGTGGTGTTGGCTTGTTCTCACCAAAAGAAACACCTTGAAGATTATCTGCACCTCCAACCAAGATAATCCCCTTATGAATATCATCAAAAATGGTGGTTATCCACTTCTTGGGTTGGATCTTTGGGAACACGCATATTATCTCAAATACAAAAATAAAAGAGATGAATATGTTCAAAACTTTTGGAAGGTAGTGAACTGGGAGTTTGTAAATAAGTTATACAACGACCAAATTAACAGAGAAAAGAAAGAAGAACCCAAAGAACAGATCAAAGAATCAAGAATTTTGACTGAACAAGACTCGGTTGATCCTTGTAAAGGAACAAGATTTAAAATGGTGGTTTACAACAGATTGTCAAGAAACCAAAAGTTGAACTACTCCAAACTTATCTTTGATGTTTTTAGACACAAGTACTCCTCCAATTGGAAAGAGACCGATAGATCACAAGGTATTGAGTCAGGGTTTTATGATATAGAACAACCCGGAAGATCCGTGTTGAGTTATGCAAACACGAACTACACCCTTATGTGTTTTCTTGTTCTTATGATGAACAAAATCGCAAAAAAGAAGGGGTGGGATAATTTAAATCTAAAATCTGAGGACAACGCAACCTTTGATAAAAATTTCAACAGATTTTTGGGGATGTTAAAATCCTTCAAAGATGAAATTACCCAAGATTGGGTGATGGAAAAGATACTTGATGTTTTAAAGAAACAACACGAAAAAGGTCAGGCAACAGAAAATAGATTCAAAAAGGTGTGTGAAGAAAAAAGTAACGGAAAAGTCACCGTTGAACTTGTAAGTGGTCTTGGAAATAGAGAAGATTTTTATGGAATTGACGGATATATAGACTTCGGAGACGGAAAGAAGTCCATTCAGATCAAACCTTTTGACGGATATCATATTGATGAAGAAGGTTATTATGTTATAGATAAAACCGCAGCGGTAAAAAAATATAACACAGATCTGATGGGATTTATTTCAAGAAGAGATGAGGTTTTAATCTTCAAAACCAACAATATGGATATTTCAACAGGTAAATATAGGTTCCCAGAAGAAAATAAGGTTGAACTATAATATTTATGTAAAAAAGATAAATGGCAGGAATTAGTCAATCAGAAAGGGAAACCTTATACAAAAGAGTTCTTCACTTGCTCGGGGCTCCCCTCCGTAGTATTGAAATAGAAGAAGAACAGATGGACTCTCTATTGGAGTTTTCCATTCAGGATTACTCTCAATACATCAATGAGTGGTTGATTGAATCACAGTGGACATCACTTTATGGACTAAACCTTGATGAACAATCACTTACAAAAGCATTTATTACAAGAAATTTAGATTGGGCAACACAATACACTTACGCTTACTCCAAAATTGTAGGATTACAAACCGGTGGAGATTGGGTATTAGAAAAAGATTATGTAGATTTGGTTGCGGGACAACAAATATATGAAATACCCGCAGGTCGTGAAATCAACGAATTACTTTGGTTTACCGTAGCAGAATTAAACGGAGGATTTATTGATCCATTCTTAGGTGGATTCGGTGGATTCGGTGGTATGGGTCTTGGTGGACCGGCAGGATACGCTCAGTTTGGTGTTCAAGGAAACTATTTCTTGATGCCTTCTTTCGATATTCTTTTGAGAATGCAAGATAGAAATATCAAACAAAGATTGATCGGTGGAGAATTAACTTATAGAGTAACTGCACTTCCTGACGGAAAGAAAGCCCTACACCTCTATAACGTTCCTGGTGGTACCTTTGACTTTGGAAATATTCAAAGAAACCAATATAGAGTTTGGTATTGGTATTATGATACACACAATAAGGACAGAGACGCTTGTTTATCCAACAATCCAGACATCGTAAAACTACCATCAGATATTCCGATTGATGTTGTCGCTTGGGATGAACTTAACACTCCTTCCAAAACTTGGGTGAGAAGATGGTTCGTAGCTTATGTAAAAGAAACTTTAGGTAGGGTAAGAGGTAAATTCAGTGGTAATTTAAAAACCCCTGACTCCGAACTACAACTTGAATACGATTCTCTTTTAACTGAGGCTAAAGACGAAAAATCTAAATTATTAGAAGAGTTAACCTTAAGACTTGAAAGATTAAGACCCGATAAAATGATGGAAAGACAAGCTCTTGAAGCAGAAAACTTAAATAAATCACTTCAATATAGAGCGTTCCCCTATTCATTCTTTAGTATTTAATATGAGTATTTTAAAATCTACACCCGTCTTTAAATTCGTCGGCGGAAAATTCGTAAAAACATCAGAGATTTCAATAATTTCTGAAAAAGATTATTCAACCAATGGGGAGGGAGTTCTTTTGGTGAAAAAAGTTGACACTTGCATTTTGACTTTGGATTCCACAACAACAGATAATATCGTTGTGAAATCCTTAACCAAAACCATCATCAGACCTGATAAAGGATTGATCGATGAAGAGTATTCTGAATTAGAAATCAACAAAGGAACCGCAGTTCATTTCCAATTTATGGGTGGAAACTGGTATATCTTGGGTTCCGACGGAATTAAGTGGGATTAACCAACTCCAAATCTGCAAGTTCGTAGATATAGTTTGGTGAAAGTCCCCTCTTTCTCCAATACTCAAGTTCCTGATCTGAAATAGTCAAAACCTCATCCAAAGAATCTTGGTCGGTTTCCTTGATCGGCTTACCATTAATAAGTTTACATTGTGTTTTTGTGAACACATACTTATCTTTTGGATTATCAATCAAAAGGTTATCACGAACAATTTCATCAAACACAACCAATAGAGGTTCAATTCGTTTGTTGATGGTATTAATCGCCCTTGGAACATTATATTCCCCCACCTTATCGGGGTTATTTTCAATATCTTGTGGATCCAAACGATAACAGTTGATAATTAACTCATCTTTTTTCTTTTGAACATCCCCGTGAGATTGGCGGGTTCCATTATTTACATAATAAATCACATCGCCAAGATCTACCTTCAGGTTTTCTTTAATAGCAAGTTCCATATGAGCCATCCGTGACATCGGATTTCCTGCGGTAGTTTTCATACCACACCTTTTGACATAATCATCAATAGACAGTTTTACTTTTGCTCTGTTTGCGATTTTTAACAAAGGGATTTGACGGTTATAAATCTGATCTATATAATCGTAGTAATATGCAACAAACCCTTCACCATCACCGGCGAGAAGCATTCTCAATCCCTTGTCAATAAATTCCTCAATATAGATCGGAAGTTTCTTTGACTTAATGGTATTCCCCACAAGTTTGATTTTTCCTTTTGCCGTTACAAGAGCATAGTTCTTTCTCGCCACATTGATACAAGAAGGCCAAACCCCGTCGGTATCCAAAGCCATCTCTCCCCTCATATAGATGTCATTATACTCGGCCACGTGAGCTTCAGTTCCCTTATATACCTTTCCCTTTTCAACCTTCCAGTTCAATCCCTTTCCGATATATTCATAGTCCTCTACATCGGGTGGTGAAGAGAAGTTCACACCGTCAGTATCCATAACGAGGGGGTCAAATCCCTTGTCCATAAAGAACTTGATCATCTGACGCAAGTATTGTCTTCCTGTACAAGTGATCTGTTCACCCATATACATATCACCCCAATGGAATACTTGAGGAGCGGACAATGCACCGAACATAGAGTTGATAAAGATCTTAATCGGAAGTTGCTTTCTGTTATATTGTGATGACAACTTCGGATTGGTGGAATAATGGTCTTCGGCGAGTTGTTTATATTGAATCCTCGCATCACGGAAAAACTTAAGCATCCCCTTCATCGCATTGGTCACATCACATTCAGGAAAGACATCATGAACAAGTTGGATGGAAGGATAAAGAGAAGAGAAGTCAAGTTTCAAGACATTTTCAGAATACCCCACCTTGATTAGTCGAGACAATCCTCCGACAAAATTAGTTTTTTCTTCTTTTGCAGGAATGGCGAGCTTATATTTATATGACCATGCGAGCATAAGCATCTTCCACAGAGTTGCCGTTCCCATCGTTGAAACCCTTTCATAGGTGGTGGGAAGCATGGACGCAAGAAGGAAAGATGCTTGGTTATATTCTTCATCCACAACCATCGTTTCCTCCAAGTCACCGTCAAGATATTTCTCCACAAGTTCCATACCCGTCACCTTTTGGTAAACACCGGGAAACCGAACATCCAAATCCTTGAACTCTTCTTTATCTTTTCTCCAATTTCCGTTTTGGACATTTAACCAAAAGTTTTCATTATCACGATAAAAAGGACCTATGTCTGTGTGATCAATATACACACGATTTTCTTTGTTTGCTCCGATATATTTGGTGATGTACTTAAGACCAGCCGATTTAATATCGGAGTTGATGGCTTGAGCTCTTCTTACCGCATGGATAATATCAATCACATTATAACCCCAAATAGAGGTTTGGACATACTTCTCCACCTCGTTGGCGAGTTTCAACATATTTTCCCTTTGAGAAATCTTTCTCTCAGGGTTAAGGGATATACAGATTTGCTTAATATCCAAACCCAAGATCTTGCACCTTTCAAAGATCCAAAACCAGTCAAAGTTGAATCCATTATAAGATCCAATGATGGAGGGTTTGAGTTCATTGATTACCTTGAAGAATTCAATAATACCATTCTTCTCGGTTTCATCGTCATGACATTCAATAACCCGATGATAACCTTTGTTGGTTTTCATACCGATCATAAAGATACGACCGTCCTTCGGTTCCAAAGAGGTCGTCTCCAAGTCAAATACAAAACGGGTGATCTCGTTATATTCAGAAAAACCTTTGAACAACCTTTTTTCTCTTTGGATAAGATATTGTTCCACAGGTGGTAGGATCATAATCTTATCCTTACCTTTTTCACCATAAGGATCAAGTCCTCCGTCACGGAAGAATTTAATCAAACTACGATAACCATTGAGACATTTAACCATAAAGGTCAACCCCTTCTCCAATCGATCGTTGTCGTGGGTTTCGAGTTTTTCAATAACAATTTTGTGTTCACTAATTGCTTTTTGTTGAAGTTCTTTGGATCCATTATAGAACTTCAGAGATCTTAAATCTCCAACCCAAGCGAAGGGAATAAATGTGTCCCTTTGGATTGTTTTACCCTTACCAGGTACTTCTTTGATTTTATATATACAGTCGTTTACGAAATCAAATTCAACGGAAACGATGTATTCCTCAGGGTCACTTCCCTCAAGAAAGGACTTAATAACGTCGGGTGATGGTGCTTCTTTCATAATTTTTCAAATGGTTTATTAGCTGTCGGGTCATCCGACATTTACCTTTTGAAAAACATAAAACAATTAGATCGTTAAATCAATCGAGTCCTTGACATTAATAAATAAAGGTTCACGGATGGGAGTTTTTAAAACACCTTTTCCGGGTATAGATATAAAAAATTCACCTTCATATCTTCCAACCCTGTTTGTGTCCTGAGATCTGAATTTATAAAAAATATAATATTCGGTATTTGTTTCAGGTTCAGTAAATTCTTTTGCTGTAATATACGCCCTTTCGTTTACAACTTTCTTGGTTCCTGTGGCAACATCATTCATTGAAAAAAAAATCGTCGCCTTTTCAAGGTCATCTATAAAATCAGTAAACATCGTTACCCCATCCTTAGTAAGTTCTACTTTAAGGAGGGGTAACGTGCTTTTTTTACTGATATTAAATTCCATTCACTGAATGTTATGATAAACAATCGTTACAAGACACTTGAGTTGACGAATACACGTATTGGTAAGTAGGTTGTGGTGACAAATTTAACACCAACCAACATTGTAGATCAGAAGTTCTTACAACGTTACCATTTGTTAATGTCGAAGGACCTGACATGGTAGAAACAAGTCCTGTGACACAATTTCTGACCTCCCAAACCAAACTATCAGGTTGAGGGGCAGATCCACAACACTCACTCTGTCCTACTTCTACGATGAACAATTCCGCGGGGTTCAGTTCGGTGATTGCTTCTATACTATTGAATACGACACATTCTTGTAAAACTTTACTGTTGTACAACTCGATAGATGAAACCACTTCTTCCAAAGTTTCACAATCGGTATATTTGAAATCTATCGACCCTTGACAGAATGTTGTTTGGTCGATCTCATCACACAAATACGAAACACTTACGTATCTTCTACAATCACATGCTGGTGTAGAGGAAGGTGTAGGTGCGGGTGGTGTATAACAAGAGAACTGTACAACAGGAGCCGCTAAAGCCAATGAACATGTGTTATATGGTCCATTTATTGTTGATGGAACGTAAGAAGAAGGACCGGTTAATGGACCCGCTACTGTATATGCCACACCATCGAGTATATATCTTCTACCGTTAATGAAGTTGTACGCGGAACTAGCAACCGTTTGTTCAATTGTTATTGATGGGTCATAATCACAACAAGGGGTCAACTTGAAATAAGTAGAAGGTGTCGGTGTTGGAGTGACCGTTGGTGTTGGAGTTGGTGTTACTGGACATGGATATACTAAGAGACATGATGCGCAATCTCCAGACCCCGCAGTAAATGTTGATTGATAAACCAAATTTATCGTACCTGGTTGAGGAAGTTGAACACCTAACGTGAAGCAGTTATTGTCTGCAACTATAACCTGCGGGAGACTATAAGATGATGCTGGCATCACGACACTTATATTCGTCTGTCCAGGATATAATTCAGGACAACAGGGACTTACTCTTGCATATATTAGGTTTTGACTCAACGTTGGAGTGACTGTTCTTGTAACACTTGGGGTTAATGTTGGTGTACTTGTTACTGTAGGTGTTACTGTTACGGTCGGAGTAACTGTTGGTGTCGGTGTAGGACAAACATTAACGGTTGTACATCCCGAACATTGATCATACACATCTTCGATCGTGGCGATCGGTGCTCCGAAAACATCACCAACAGAAATTACATTTGTGATCAAATAACACTGTGCGGGGAATTGTTGGTTTCCTTCCCAATAAAAACTGTTTCCTACAAATACTGCGGTTGGGAATGTAAATGTTGTAGAAAGAACATTCGGGAAGCAACATCCTGAAATACTAACCGCGAAATTGAGACTTGTAGGTGTCACGGTAGGTGTAAGTGTGGGTGTTGGTGTATTCGTAGATGTGCTGGTTTGTGTTGGTGTCGGAGAGAGAGGTGGATCAGCACAACAATCAGCATTAGAGAAATCAACTACTAATTGACCATCCAAGATTGGAGTTGAACTACTTACTTGGAATGAATTGAGTGTCGAACAACCTGAGATCAAAATACCTGAAGCTCCGTAGTTTAATTGAATGGACGCTTGACTACCACCACAAGTTGTATAATCTACAAAAATAAACTCAGGACAGCTTTGACCTTCAAGAATATCACACACCAAACTCAATTGAATGTTTTCATAACAAAGACAGGGAGGGGTTGGAGTTACAGTTGATGTTGGAGTAACAGTTCTAGTCAATGTTGGTGTTAATGTTGGTGTTCGTGTAATTGTCGGTGTTACTGTCGGAGTAATGGTATTCGTGGGTGTGATTGTATTTGTTGGTGTTATAGACGCAGTCACCGTATTGGTCGGAGTTATTGTTGGTGTGACGGTTTTTGTTGGAGTTGGGGATGCGGGTATATTTGTGTATTGTCCTTCACAAATACATCCTGTATCTCCTGAAATAAAATAGTTATAACATCCTGAATATCCCGTTAAATATTGTTCTATATCAAAAGTATATTCGAATTGTTCGAATGTTATACCTGTCACATAAACCAATATACCATCGTTACAATCACTAACGTAAATATCATAATTTTCAACACCTATTGTGTCATTCGATAGACCCACGAGTACATTAGTTGGCATTTTTTTTTATCCTTGTAAATTTATTAGTCCCCAGAACGAATTACTGTTGGGATAACCTGTCGCTGTTTGACCGTTTATAGAGTATGCGAAATAATACAAATCATTATTTCCATAATCTTCGTTTGGTGTAAATACTATTGTACCTAGATCTTCACCTGTAGTATTATTTGTTGAAATTACTGCTTGATCAACGATTGGTGAGAAATCTCCATCCAATAAGAAATTACCTCTGAAGTTTCCAATTGCAAACTTATATCCCTCAGCACAGATATGGAATCGGTATTCTTCATTTCTTGTCAGAGTAATAGTTGGGTTATTGGGTATGTAATTATCAAAATCCCAACTATTTGTCACAGAATTTGTTATATTATAGTCTCTTGTAACGTTATAATCACCCGAACAACAATTGACTAACTCCAAGAACATCGGTGTCGATGATGTTGGAGAAGGATTCTCAGGAAAACCGGGATAGAATTGGTATACACAATTATTCAACATTATATAGTGGAATGCAATCGATGGTGAAACACTTGTTGTGATCGATGTCAACATTCCATAAGTAAGAGGTACATAACTTCCTGCGCTGAAAACATATACTTGTGAACTATCACCTACAACCGTGGGTCTTGGATCTGTTGAAATAAAACACAGGTTTGTTGTTATCAAATTACCTTCGGTCTTAATTTGCTCAATATCTTCACAATTCAAGAAGTCACAAATATGAACATTAACAGTATCTAAAGTACCAAATAAATTAGCAAAAGTATTGATAGGTTGTTCACTATCTTGGTTATACTTTGTTTCGGCACTAAAACAAGTGTAACCAAAAGGACTTGGAGTCGGAGTTTTGGTCCTTGTTGGTGTAATTGTTGGTGTTTTGGTGACTGTTCTTGTAACTGTAGGGGTTGGTGTAGGTGTTTGTGTATTATTTGGTGTTTGTGTTACTGTTGGAGTCACAGTCTGTGTTGGTGTCTGTGTTGGTGAAACAGGTACACCACAGCAAATAGATTCAGAGGTATCCAATAAGAAGTTCAGACCAGGTATTGCCTGTGCGGTTTCAATCGAAATTGAACTCAAAATAACACAATCTGTGATCAATTGTTGATTTTCGACACCTTCGGATAATAAAAATTTGTCGGTTGTTTGATCACATAAAGTGTACACAACTTGTATTTGTTCGGGACAAATTGTTGAAGACTGTCCACCTGTATTACATGTATACCAAACATAGATATTTTCAAAACAACTACAGGGTACTGTTGTTGTTGGGGTTGGAGTTGTTGTAGTTGTAGGTGTTCTAGTCACTGTTGGTGTAACAGTGCGGGTAACGGTATTTGTTGGAGTAACTGTATTTGTAGGTGTATTTGTTGGTGTTGGTGAAATCGGAACTTGACCAACAACATTTTCACAAATACAACCAGTGTCTGCTGAAATTATGTATTCATAACAAGTAACACCGTCTAAACCAAACTCGTCGGCACTTAGGTCAACATAAATTGGAAAAGTGGCCGCATTTATGTCATTTGCCACCAAAATATTGGAACCGCCTTCACAATCACTTACATATACGTCATAAATTGTAGCCCCCGCGGCTGGATTTGTCAAATTTATTTGAATCGTTGTTGGCATTTTCCTTCTTTTTATTTTTTATTGAATTACATAATTTGTATTCACATTATTTATTGTTCCTCCACTAAAAACAAACGCCAAATCATTTCCCGATACTGACTGACTCAAGACACGGAATTCTTCAGGATCACTTGGATTTATTAATTCTATTCTATATCTAGCATAAATTCTTCTATAGTAATCCGTATTTGGACTATTTGCTTGATCCAAAGTATATAAATTTGGGCACGTTACAGAACTGTATTGTGGATATATAATATTTGTATCGTTATAATTTCTTGGTAAAGTCTCATTTAATTTTCTATGGAAAACCCAATTATAGCTTAAAGTTACACCAGTATTAAGTGAATTAATTGTCGAAATTTCAAGCTTACCAACAGGATCTATAGGTCTTGATCCTTTATTATTGGTAAATGAAGTATTATTTCCTGTTCTAGAATTTGTGTAACTATTAACCACACTGTTTATTGTACCATACGCACAATTCGATGCGGAAATGTTATTATATACTGGACCCCAAAAAACTTGAAGTTCGTACCCTCCACCATCTGTTTGTCCTGATACGAATAAAGCATCTTTAGGTATATAATAAGTTATAGGATCAGGACTTGTATCACCACATTGAGTATTTGGTGTCAGTTGTGGTCTTACTATGAAAACATAACCTTCATAATATTCAGGATCATTTGTGTTTTGTGTTGGTGAAAATTGGTTACTAACACTGAGATAATTATTCCAATACGATAAAAATTCAGATTGATTAGTAAAATACATGTAGATAGTTGCCTCTTGTATACCTGGGTTATAAGTTTTGGTAAATTGAATTTGGTTGGTGCTTGGTGTATTACATGCGGGAGAAATACTGATCGGAAAACTACTATAACTTAATTGTGTAAAATATAAATAGGTTGTGTCCCAATATGAGGTTGATCCGTTAGGGAGAAATCTATTTATAAAGTAAGAACCTGTATTCGGCCAAGTAGGGTTAACCCCTGGTGGATTTATAATGAATTGAGTTTGAAAGTAATCATTTAGGTTGTCTTCAAAACTACTACATGACCCACTTAAATTAAATAAGAAGGCTCTTCTATCTGTGCAAGTATTTTGAATTGAATTTATTCCAAACGCATTTGTTAAATTAATTTTTGAAGTACCGGTCAACCAACAAGATTCACAATCAAATGTTTCTAAGCATTTATATCTTAAATTCCAATTTGTATTATTATTCAATTGATTCGGAATCACTTCAAAAATTATTTTGTCCCCTTCAGAAACAGTAAATCCTGTCAAACAATTTACTTTTTTCAAATCTTGTCTATCACCAGATGATGATTGTAAAAATTGTATTTCATACGGAGGTGGTTCTGAAAAACTTGTAGATATATTCAATTGACCAACATTGAACCAATCTAAAATATATTTTTCTGAATATGCCGATCCTGAAAAAACAACTTTAATCTGATCAGTGATCGCATCGGCATCAAATGCCCAAGCAATATAGTTTACGCTCGAATCTATTTCCAAGACTATATCCATTGACGAGGGTATTTCACCAACGACTGCGTTATATGTGACACTATGACTATAAGTACCATTTGGAGTGTTTCCATTGTCACAGGTGTTCGGAGAAACAATTACTTCAATATTAGGTAAACATCCACTTAATGAAGTCAAAACATTATTATTACCAAATTCGACCGATGAAAAGATTACGCCATTTATCAAAACTTGTCTGATAATTGGTTCATATATACCTGGATTTATAGGTGGTGATGCATTGCCCGTCATTGGGTGTGGAAAGGTATAGGCAAATTGATCACCAAAACCACTTGTTAATACAACTTCACCGTTTGAATTAAACCAATCAATTACGTAGTCGGTGATTTCACTTGTACATGATGCAGTCAAAATACCAACAGAGAGTATACCAATCGTCTGAGCGGTGTATTCATTGAAACCAAAATCACAATCTTCACATAAGTTTATCTCTTGAAATGGTAAATATAAACATACTTCACCGCCAACGGTCTCTATATAAATTTGTGTTGTACCTTCGGGTACATCTGTCAACAAGTAAGGACAACTCTCTTCAGAAGACGCCATAGATTCGATCAAAACATCTTGAACAATTGGGGTGGTAAACCCATCAACATTGGAATAGATATTAACCAAATCGGTTAATTCGAATCCACCTAAATCAGTTAAACAGAGTTGTCCTAATGGCATTATATCTTTTTTTTTCTATTTATTCGGGATAATCATAAACATAACCCTCAGCGTCAGGATCCAAACAAATCAAGTTGGTTGGTGTAACACTTGGTGTTGGAGTTATAGTTGGTGTTATTGTTGAGGTTGGTGTTGGTGTAGGTGTAACTGTACTTGTAGGTGTTGGACTCACACCAATTGGATATGAGTAACATCCCATAATCTCATAACAATCAACAAAATTAGATTCACAATCGGAACATGGTGACGTTGGTGTAACACTACTTGTAGGTGTGATTGTAGGTGTTTTGGTGATAGTTGGTGTAACTGTTGGTGTCCTTGTAACTGTGGGTGTTGGAGATGTAATTACTTGACATGATGGGCATATTGAAGATGAACAAGTAGACCCATCTGGTGCTGGATAATATAAAGTTCCCGTTCCTCCTTGAGTCAATGGCTTATAACAATTACCCAAATAACTGATGACTCTACCTTGTAGAACCCAAGGATTAGATGAATTTACCTGAACCGCAGTCAACGGAACCACAACCTCCAAATTAGGTAAAATTCCACAACAATCTTGGAAAATATATTGTACATTTGGAATAACAACTCCTTGGAATGTAACTTCAGTATATCGATCAACAACAGTTGTTTCTAATGAAGTAGATGTAAATGCTGAGATATTGGAATATCCTGGTTCAATTTCACTATAAGAATTAAACGGTAATTTAGAAATTGTTTCCCCACTTAAAAATCCTGTGGGTATTTCTATCAACGATCCAATTGAAATCTCTGTACCTCCTGTTGTTTTTAAAGTGTTTGTGAATCGATATGAGATGTCCTCAGTTGCTATACTATCTCTTACCAACACATAATTCGCCAACAGAGAACCCGAACTATATGTTGAATATAGATTCAAAGTGACACCGGAATCAACAGAAGATGTTGGTGTAGGTGTTGGTGTCGGTGTTTTAGTTTTAGTTGGTGTAGGTGTTTGAGTTTTAGTTGGCGTCGGTGTTGGTGTTACAAAATTAACTTGTCCGGTACATTGAGCCAACGTTGTTGGTTCTTCTACCAAATATTCAAAACAAGTTACAGATCCACTGAGAACGGCATCTACGTTAAAATAATAAGGAAACCCACTGTAAGGAATAGTATCGATCGGAGATCCCCAACTACCCGAACCACATTCACGAATATATATCTCAAAATTATATGATCCACCAGAAAGATTGGTTGCCGTGATCGATATTTGTCCTTGTGTAGCCATTCAAGTTTTTTTTTATAAATATGTTAATTTGGATAAAATTTCATTTGAAGTAAAAATTTATCTTCTTGGTGTAGACGTTGGTGTAGACGTTGGTGTCAGAGTCACCTTATCTTGAGTCGGTGTTATTGTTGGTGTTGGTGTTTTAGTTCTTGTGACCGTTGGTGTTGGTGTTTTAGTTCTCGTAACAGTTGGTGTGTTTGTGGTTGTAGTAGTAGGAGTAATTGTTTGTGTTGGTGTTAATGATATTGTTGGTGTGAGTGTGGTAGTTGGTGTAAGTGTTGGTGTAAGTGTCACCGTTGATGTAGGAGTTGGTGTTAGATATTCAAAATTACCTATACATTCTAAAAAGAAAGTTTGGAATGAAGATTCGCAGTTCAAAAAGTATGGGATAGTGTTTACATCACATTCCAAAAAGTAATTTTGTGTAGTTACTTGACATTCAATAATAAATTCTTGAGTAGATATTTCACATTCAATGAATAAATTTTGAGAAGAACCTGAACAATCTATAAAAAAAGGATCCGATGTGCCCACACAATCAATGAAAAATGGAGTCGCAGAACCAATACAGTCAATAAAAATTGCAGAAACATTACTAGAACAAAGCAGACTATTAGGATTTGTAGAGGTTGGTGTTAATGTTGTTGTGATAGAAGGTGTTACTGTTTTAGTCGGTGTTGGTGTTGGTGTTTTTGTTAGTGAAGGAGTTGCAGTCTTAGTTGGTGTAACAGAAGGTGTTGGTGTTGGTGCAATGTAACAAGAACAAAATCTTTGATCTGTGCAATCCCCGAAAAAGTCAGCACCATACCTCAAACCAATAAACGTCGATTGTATCGGCCCTTCAATTGGTGAATAACAAGTACCACTATAAACAATACCACCACCCAATGAATGCCATTCAAAAGTAGTTACTTGAACTTCTATATAATCGGGACCTGGATCACTTTTGTCACAACACTTTTCGAAATAAACAAAACCTGTTATTGGTGTATAATCTTCAAAAACAACTTTGACATACTTATTGAAAGAAGTATTTCTTCTTGTTGAAACTACATTGACAAATGATGTTGATCCTTTTTCTATTTCCGTATTATAATCAACATCTCTTAGAAGAACTTCAGTACGACCAGTAATTGATCCTGCATTTATAGTAACACCCGTCGTAATTGTAATTTGTTGATCTGTAACTTTATTATATAAGACATTATCAAACGAAATTATCACATTTTCATCTGATATTGATGATGCTGTGAAAGTGTAAACAATCCTTGTTGAACCAGATCCATATTCAGATCCAAAATTTATAACCAATTCACTCAACGGTGTTAGTGAAGGTGTGTTTGTTGGTGTTACGGTATTCGTTGGTGTTACGGTATTCGTTGGTGTTACAGTATTTGTCGGAGTAGATGTTGGTGTTACAGTATTTGTCGGAGTAGATGTTGGAGATAATCCTGGTGTTGCGGTACTTGTTCTTGTAACAGTATTGGTGGGTGTGATACTCGGGGAAAGTCCGGGAGTGACTGTATTTGTCGGTGTAATAGTATTTGTGGGTGTAACCGTAACAGTTGGAGTTTGCGTTATTGTATTTGTAGGTGTAATAGTTGGTGTAACAGTACTTGTTCGTGTAATTGTAGGAGTAACTGTCCTTGTGGGTGTAGTAGTTGGCGTAACAGTACTTGTTCGTGTAATTGTAGGAGTAACTGTCCTTGTGGGTGTAGTAGTTGGCGTAACAGTACTTGTTCGTGTAATTGTAGGAGTAACTGTCCTTGTGGGTGTAGTAGTTGGTGTAACCGTAGGAGTAGATGTCGGAGTTCTTGTGGGTGTTTTTGTTGGTAGAGGTGTTTTTGTTGGTAAAGGTGATATTGTACTTGTTGGTGTTGTGGTCGGAGTTGGTGATGGTAGTATTGAAATCGGTTTATCAGTAGAACAACAATCAACTGAACTTTGATCATAAATTGAATCGATAATACCTATTTTTATTTTTTCTGTTATAGGAAAAATTTGAGATCCGTAATTGTTGGATATATTAAACTGCCCGAAATAAGACCCTATTTTTTTTGTGTAGTGTGAAGTAAATTGATAAGATAGTATAATTTTCGAATCAGTTATTTCATAACTGGCAATATCTTTCAAAATTCTCTTAACACCTGTATTTTCCTCTTCCATTGAAAAGAAAATGGTAGAACCTGTAATACTGGTTAATAAACCGTTATACAGATTTCTACCATCAACAAGTAATTCAACCTTGAGAATTGGTAAACTAGAGGATTTTTTTATAAAAAAATTTATCATAATATATTATAAATATACTATGATTCTTTTCTTAATTTTCCGTCGTAATGATCAAATCGATTATGTTCTGTTGGTGTCAAAAGGAGGATTCCCGGTGTAATTCTGTCTTTAAGAGTTTCTTGGTAAATGTAAGACATCCATGTTTGCTCATGAGGATGTGCCCAAGTAGTTTCTAAAAACATTTTTTTATTTCCTTCTCTCGTCACAATTTGTGGCCAATTTGAATAATAAACTTCTCCGCTGGCATACGGTATACCTTTGTAACTCTTGATGTTTTTAAATGAAGTTTTGGGTGCATTTGGATCTAAACCATGAGTAGGTAATTTATTATATTCGGGCCATTTTTGGTTTCTAAAGTCTTGAGGTACATTATACCAAGACCACTGTGTTGAATTATCTCCGTAAAATTCCGTAAAGTTGAGTTTTAAGAAATCAAATCCTTCATTTTTTGTAATTTCCAATGATTTAGAATATATTTGTGAAACTTTCCTACCAAAACCATTTTTACAAAAATCCTCTACACCACCATAAAAAAACATATCATCTTCAAAGAAAAACATAAAATCTGAATCACTCTCTTCAAAATGTTCAGCAATATATTGTCTTCCCCCACAAATACCTAAGTTTTCAGGAAATTTAATTTGTGTAAACTCATACTCTTCACAAAGTTCATCATAATGATTATCAGTACTTCTATCTGTCGAGTTATTCAATAAATATTTTTTTGGCTTTTCGATGAAATCGTCATCATAATGAATAAATGAATTTATTAATTTTTCAAATTGTTTTGGACTATTGAAGGTAATAACGTAAACTGAAGTTTTATTTAAGTCTAAACTTATATTCTTATTTAATATTGTTGTTTCGTTTTTCACTTTGAGACTGGAATTTTTTAAATCCTCAAAAAATTTACTTAATAATCCATTTGATTCAATTTCAAAATAATCAAACTGTTGGGGGTATTTGTAAACCATTATTGAAAAAATACTTTCTTCAGTACCCATAAAACCTCTATTTAGAGTGTCATTGGTGAAACCATAGTAAAGATTCATAGCGTCGGATATTTGATCTTTTGGACCACCGAAAAAACCACCTCTAGCCACTTTTTTAACTTTAGTACCGGATAATTTACAAATTTCATCGTAGTTAAATCCGTGAATTTCACCATCCGCATCATACGGGAAACAAACAAAAGAAAATTTGTTTATAAATTTTGGTAATTTTTCCAAAACTTTGTCATGCGTAAAATAACCAAGGTGAACAGTATTAGTAATTCCAGCATCTAACCAAAACATATATTTCGAATCAAACTGATCCATTATTTTGGCATCATTTAATAAAAACATTTTTTGCATAACCAAAGGATTATACATTTCCAATTTAGCTTGAGTAGATTCACTTAACCACCCTTTTTGATTGAACCAGTTAGGATCCGTTCTGATTGATTGTATTTTTTCATAAAAATTACCTTTGAACCAATCCAAGTTTCTTTCAATAAATTGAATTTCGTTATGTGTTTTGTGTACATTAACAAACTCCCTCAACTCTGAATCACCAAATATGATCAAATTGGTAGGTATTTTGAGAATATCCTTGAACTTACTCAAATAGTGTGATTCAAAATCACGTCCCCATCCTTCAGATAAAGCACCTCTACCTAAATCCCATAAACCTGTTACTAAAGTTACGTTACTCATCATTCTTTAACTTTACAAACCCAAGCTGCTTTTTTAAATAAATCATAATCATAGAAAGACAGATTGTTTTTTTGAGATTTACTTACTATGTCAGATTCTTTAATTTCACACCAATTCCAAATTTTATTTTTCATTTCATTTTCAAATACCTCGTCATTTAAGCAAAAATCATGTGCCAATATAAAGTCACCGACCTTTAAAAAATCAGATAATAAATTAAATTCTCCGATTTTATACCCTCCGTCACAAAGTACTATAGTTATACCATCTTCCCTTATGAAGTCAATGACCTCCTGATTAACATTAGTCCAATCATCTGAAAAAATGTTTTCAACACGAACGTCAATACCTTTTTCAATCATTTCTCTATACCAAGGTCTTTCGGAAATATCATATGATAGTATTTTGACATCTAATTTGAGTTCTTTAGTAATTATATCTAAAAATTCAGTAAAACCACCCAAAGCAGTTCCTATTTCTAAAATCCTCTTGGGTTTTACTCTTGAAATAAAGTCATAGAATACTTGGTACGCCTCGTGAGTTTGTTGTGCCGAATGATAGTCAAAGGCCGATAGACTGTCATTATCTATCAAGTTTGTAAATTTAGTAATTCTTGTTTGTATATTCATATTTAAAACTTTTTATGTAAGTTATTAGATTTATCATAAAATTTAAAACAATTTGGTAACAAGTATCTAAAAGCTTCGTAATCCCATTTCATATCAGACTCCAAAGCAGAAACACCTATTTCGAATCCGTCAGGGTAATTCCTTATATTATTTTTTATAGAGTACCACAAAAACTCCTCCCATCTCCTAACGAAAAATCTGAATTTCCAATTATTTTTAAACACTAAAAATTGTTCATTAACTACATGAGCTTCATCCCATTTATTATGATCGAAGACGTTATAATCAAATAATTTCCTGTCAAAAAAACAATTTTGTAAATCTTTTTTGTGGTCACCAATTTTGGCAGGTCTTTCAAATAATAAATCTAAATTATTTTTTTCCATATAATTGAACATGTTAATAATTTTTTGTTCACTAAAACCTTCCGAAGTCATCCAATCGGCGTCGTTAAAAATGATGTAGTCAAATTCCTTATCTAAACAATATTTGAGGGATAATACTTTTAAATTCAAGTAAAATGAAAATCCAGCACCGTCATCGTGATATTTGTCTAACTTAAATAAATCTAAATTGATTCTATCACTTACATCCATCGATTCGTTTGTTGTAATATTAAAACTTGCTGAACATTTTTCACTTAATTGATTATAACAATTGATTGCATTTTCCAAGTACGAATTACCAACAGCCAACGTTGTAAAAATGTATTTCATGATTCAACAATTTTCTCTAGAAAATTAAGTGTGTAATCAAAATCATAGTAAATTGGTAATTCATTATTCAAAAAAAGAGGGGCTTCAATATATTTTTTATACAAATTGTCGTCATTATCTATTCTCTTGATTAACTCCAAAAAATCATTCAAATCCGAAAAATTATGCAAATTTACGAAACTATCAGGGTTAAATCCCTCCTCTAAAATATATTGATTCCCGTAGAAAATAGGAATAGCACCCGAAAAAAAAGCATGATATAACTTTTCCTGTAATATATAATCAGTATTTGTGTAGTGTATTGCAATATTAAATTTATACTTTTGAAAAAACTGTATTTTTTCTCTGTAAGTCAATCCATCGTTTCTTCCAATATAAACTTGATTCAACCATTGATATTTGTTCAGTTCATCTTTTGGATCTATATTTTGTCTCCAAGGGCCTGATGACGTAACCATCTTATATTCATTTAATTTGTCAAAGACTAAACCTCTAAATTTATTATCTGATGCCTGTGTTATTGAACAAAATCCTGTGTTTCTATTCTTAATTTGATCAATATTCCTCTTTTGAGTCAACCAAGATAATGGACTATCAACCAATCTTGATTCGTCATATAATGTCCACACATCGAACACACCAGATGGTTGTCTCAAATATCTTTCGTGTTCAAATTTATTGTAACCTATCGCCCACTGATTGTCATTTGCAAATATAGGTCCTGAAAAATCGGCGACTTCACCTGAAACATAAATAAATTTTTTATTCTTATCATTCTGTCTATATTCTGTAGGTAAATGATTGGTATATGTATCGATTTGTTCTCTATTATAGTGTAGATCCGAGTGTATTACAATGTCAGGATTAATTGGATCAATAAGTACATTATATTTTTTGGATAGTACAAATTTAAAGTAACTCATCCAACTGTGTTGACCGTGATTTGGAAACCCTTGTCTAGTTATTCTGATAGTTTTCATTAATAAATTGAGTTAATTTTATGGTATTATCGTTGAAGGGTCCATTATCATGAATTATAAACGCATTTGAATTTAACAATGTTACTTTATTATTTTCGATTTCTACATAGTCTTTATTATCTAACGTACTGAAAAAGAAGTTTTTTTCTTGATCGATGATAATATCATCATTCAATAGATATTGAATTGTCCATCTTCCTTGATCATCAATACCCGTTTGATATTCTTTAGTAATAATATCCTCTAAATGATAGATTATTTTTTCAGTGTATCCGAAATATGTACCTGAGTTAAGATATTTGGAATTGTTTATAGACCTTTTTTTTTCATATAAGTGAGTATAGTTAGTCGGTGGCCACAAACCCTTCTCAGCTCCCATAACTATACTACAATTCAATGAATGAAAATCTTCAACTATATTTTTTGGTGAACCGATAAAATTTGTGTCCGTGGCATCTAAAAATAGTATATATTTATACTTCCCAAGAATTTGAGATTTAATGTATTCTAAAAGATTTACTATTTTATAGTAATACAGTTTGTCATAGTAAGATCCATTCTTAACCAAACCAGAATTTCTGACTATGTGAATATCCTCAGATGAAAAATATTTCAACGCGTTTTTATAAAAAGATGGTTCGTAATAATCAGGATAGTCAAATAATACTGTAATCAGGCAAATTTTTTCATTTTCCATATTAATTATCCAATTGTCTATAATATTCATTAATTAAGTTACTATCTGATTGAAACGGTATACCATTTCCGAATACTTTTATAGGTATTTCCTTTTCCCAAAAAAAAGAAATTTCCTTACCTTTATTTTTCATCAAGATTTCATCACTTCTAACATCATTTTCAATCCAAGAAAATTTTGGAAAAATAACAACTTCATTGTTAATAATTTCTAAAAATTGTTTATGATGGGCATTACCACGATATTTATTTTGGTATAAAAACGAAAATTCATCATATTTTGATGGTGACGCAATAAACCCCTCAAGTGATATTTTAGTCAACAAGTCTGTTAATTCCAAAGGATTAAATACATCTTCAATTGTGTGTGAGCAAATAGAGAAATCAAATTTTCCATAGGTTTCGACATATGATAATATCTCACCCCATGTGGTTTTATCTTCCAAATTCAAATTAAAAAAAGTAACATCATCCTTATTGACAACAATCGAATCGGCAACAAATTTACACTCAGGATAAGACCAAAACATGTAAGATGCACCAACATCAACTGTTTTCAAATTGTTGTCGGATATATATTTTTTTATGTCTTCCCTTTTACCACCGGTGGTGTTATATGTCCAACTTTTTATCATCTTTAATCAAAAAAAACAACACCAGTCCCTGATACATGACCCAAGTTGGTGATTTCCATTTTATCTTCATTTATTGTCTCCCAAAACTGAGACATTTCATTATTCAAACGTATGTCGTCTAATATCAATATTCCATTATAATTAATTTTTTTCAAATAGTTCAAAAAAATAAGTTCAAAATCTCCTGTATGGAAAGTATCTAACAGAATTATTTTGGAATCTAATATGATTTCTTTGTATTTATCACTCATTACGTCATCGACTATAAACTCAACATTTTGCGGTTTTTCTTTCAATTGTAATTGATCTGTCAAATTAAATGAGTAAACTTTATTTGTTTTGTTTGCGGCCAAAGCCAATGCTGAACAACCTAATAAAGTACCGACATCAACAAATGATACACCATCAAAATAATTGGATAAAAAAGTTAGTAGTCGATAGTGTTCCTGAGATGATTTTTGTAAAAAATAATTTTGATATTCTTCATTATTGATTAAAGAATAAGATTCCATTTTCAACTCATCCAAGTCTTCATTTTTTAAATTGAGAAATAAATCTTTCATTTTTTTATAAATTTCCTGTCATTCTTTCACCCCACCCTTTAGATTCAGAGTGTGGCCAAACAACCCAATATGCAGGTTTTTCTTCAGCATTGAAAGTTCTCCAAACTTTACAATACCCGTCAGGATCTCTAAAAAACCCTTGAATTTCGTGTTTATCCGCATCCTTACGGTATATTGTTTCATCCTTGTGATCATGGAATGCAACCACCCAAAAATCATAATCTCTTTCGGGAACCTGATCATAGGCAACATCGATACAATGTTTGAATTGTTTTGTGAATGAGTTGATCCAGTCTTCCTCCGTTTCGTAATTATTTGGATTTGGTGGATATTCCTTATCCAAAGTGTATTTTTGAACCGCTCTTTTACTAAAGAGGAGACCTGAATATTTTTCATAATCTCTTAAAGTTCTGACGGGACCAAATCCAAATTGACCTAAGTCAACCATTTCTTCACCATCCATACCAAAAAGTTGTCTGTTTCTCTTATGAGAATGATTGTTCTTTTCAACCCACTTCTTATCGTCATCCCACTGTTTGGTTCGTCCTTTTCTTGTGTATTCGTGATAAACAACTACCTTGTGAGGGTGAAACAAATCATATCCGTGAGTGTATGCTCTTGCTGCGATGCTGATTTCCTCTCCGTGGAAATAATATTCAGGGTCGTGTTGAACTTCTTTTGAAAATTTTCCGAGTGTGAAGCAAAAGTGTGCGGAATAAAATCTAGCGGGAACTGGTTTGGTTAGTTCAGTCCAACCAGGTATTGTTTCAGGTAGGAAGAAAACTGCACCCTCGGGGATAAATCTATCGAATGCCATTCTCCAAGGATCTCTTGCTCTTCCTGCGGGGTCATTATCAGGATCAAATGAACTTACATATCCTGTTAGAAGTGGTTTCTCATGTCCATCTTCTTGTAGTTGGTCAATCATATCGATCAAAGTGGTGTCCCAACCCTTTTCGAATCTCATATGTGAATCGATTTGGAGGGTATAGGTTTCATTCCTATAAAGTTGTTGGATAAGGTGTCTCGCCCAACAAGCTCCGTTTGATTCTTCGTAAGGTATATCTAAAATTCTGAATCTATCATCATTTCTAAATTCTTCTAATTTATCAAAACCGTCCTCTTCTTTATATTGTCTTGCAATACCAAACCTTAATTTTTCGGGTCGATCGGCGTTTGAAATCATATCCCTAACTGTGTTTTCTAATTCGGGATCTCTGTATGATGCTATTTGGACAAATATAGTCACTTTAATTATGTTTGAAAATTTATTTTATTCAAATCATAAATTAAGTTTTGAAGAGGTAAATATTAACTATTAACTAATCCAGATTGACAATAAGTAGAACCATCAACAGTTATTGTGTTGTTGGAGTTGAAACCTTGAACTTGGTAAGTACTGACATTATTAAGATCTATAAAATTCAATTGAGATCCATCCCACGCTTCAATTCCCATTAAGGCCGCAACCCTATCGATTCTATTGAATATTCCTATATCAATGCCTGAACTCATAGTTCCACCGGCAAAGTTCAGACCAACAACTTTCCAAGTTCCTCCGAAATTTCCAAAAACCGCGGAACCCGAATCACCGGGTATTGATGGGTCAGGACAATCTTGATCTACTCTAGTATAGGCAATTTGATTTGCAAATCTCTTACCCCAAACGTATCCGTCGTTGTTTTTTCTATATCCATTAACCATAGATGAATAATTTACATATAATGCTTTTAGTCCACACAATGAACCTTCTTTCGGTCCTGATGATCTACCGGACGCGGCTAAAGGAATATTATTTGTTAAAATAGAATCAAGCTCAGCGGTTGTTGCAAATACAGGGGGTGTTGTAAAACTCAATCCATATTGTTTGAAAGATTCACTATTTGACAATACACTTTCTTTTAAAGCCACTAAACAACAATCAATTTCAGCCGAACCAGTATTATAAAGTAAAGTACAATACATAACACGGCCTAAGTTATAAAAATCTGTTTCGTAAGATGAACTTTCACCTGGTTGATAAATTTGTTCAATTAGGGAGTTATAATCAAACGTACAAGGTGGTTCTTTACAAAGGTCATTTGCATTAAAATGTACTTTTAGTGCAACGTGTAAATTAGTAACACCAACCAATGCACCTGTTTCAGTATGTTTAGCCAAAAAACCAAGAGTTCCAATACCATCAGTTGTTTTTCTTATTGAAATACCACCCTTTATTGGTCTTATATAAGATCTATTTGGTACTGGATTAAAGATACAGGTTGAATTAAATTCTGTTGGACAAGGATGAACGTTCAGTGTTGTACTTTCAACAACATCGGTCTTCAAAATAGTCCCACCAACATTTATTCTCGATGGTATTAGATCACTTTGAGTTAAATTTTCTATTGGTTTTTTTTCGTCAACAAAAAAAACTATAGATAATTCATCAGTAACCACACCATTTTTGATTTTTTTTCCCAAACAAATTGAATCATTGTTATATTCTATCTTTAAATTTTCAATTGATTGGAGTAAATTGTTCGTTTCCATTTTTACAGCGTATTAAATCTAACAAAGACAGTTCTTATACCCGAAGCGGTAGGTGTTTCTGAAATAGAAGGCGTAATTGATGGTGTTATAGTAGTTGTCGGTGATACGGTTGGAGTTTGAGTCTGAGTTGGAGTTTGAGTTGGTGTTGGAGTAGTTGTCACCGTTGGTGTCGTCGTAACTGTTGGTGTCTGTGTTGGAGTTTGAGTGGGGGTTACACTTGGTGTTTGTGTTGGAGTAAGTCCAGGTGTAACTGTTTGACTTGGAGTTAAAGATATTGTTGGTGTGATACTCGGAGTAATAGATGGTGTAGGGGTTTGTGTAGGTGTTTCTGTGGGTGTTACTGTTGCCGTGGGTGTAGGTGTTTCTGTGGGTGTGGGAGTAATTGTTTGAGTAGGTGTTATTGTTTGGGTAATTGAAGGTGTAAGTGTTGGTGTTACTGTTGGCGTATTTGTTGGAGTTTTGGTGACCGTTGGTGTAACTGTAGGTGTTGGGGTTGGTGATGGTGTTGGTAAAGGTTCGAAATTTTCACAATCCAAACAGAAATAATCAAAGAGATCATAAGTATTTCTTAAAATTCTGTTATTGTGTTGAACTTGTCCACCATTCAATGGTTCGGCATAGAATCTAAATTCTGAAATTGCACCATCAAAAGTTCCCCCAAAGTACTTTTCTAATAAAATACCGGTCTCTAATTGTGAAAGTGATGTACCTGACAAAACTGTATCGGGAAATAACTCAGGATCCTGTTGGTAAGTGGTTCCTGTACAACTATTAAATGTTAGATTCTCCCTTAATCCTTGAGTACCACCACCCCATGACATTGAATAACTTACACCGATTTGTTTTTCTTTTTCGGTATTCAAAGGTCTTGGAATAATTTCCTCAAAGTTTTCTACGATCATAAATAAATAACCATTGAGATATACTTTCAAAGATCCAAGTCTTTTATCTTTTGAGTCAATGAAATCTCTATTCATAACGACTCTTTGGACGGGGTATTCTTTTTCTTGGTCGTGAGTATAAGGTGGTTGAATTAAACTTAAAGTGTCACCTCTTTCAGTTGCAGGGTAAATTAAGGAACTCATTTCCCCAATTCCACCTTCATAGAATAAGTCACATCCCTCGTAGAAAGTATATCGTTTGAATACGACATCAACCTGTAACCATTTTTCAGTATTCAAAAAGTCAGTTTGGTTGGTACTTCCCGAACAGAAATCGTAAATTCCAATATTGGAATAAATGTTGTTGATTGTATATCCTGTTAAATAATATTCGTGTGTTTCACAATCCGCAGTTGTTTGACATGCTCCCGTGATGGTAATTGTCCTTATATTAATTTTTGGGTTTTTTGGGTCACCCGATAATCGTATTGCAAATGAATTTGATAATACATCTATCGTTGGATCTTTGGGTGGTATGGCAACCACTTTGTGTTCACATGCATTTCCACAAACGGTACAATCCGTTCCTTGATAGGTGTCACCTGATATTGGGTAAACATTGTAACAATCTGAAGTGAATGCCGTCAAAGTACAAGAACAAGTTTTCAAACAACTTAATTCTTCGGTTACTCGTGTATAAGCTGTGTAACTTTCAGGATGACCTGTGGCATAATGATAGAATTTATCTTCCGCTCTTGTCCCCATATAGAAGAAAATCCCTGCGTTATTTGGATAGATTTCGTTTAGAGTGGTCTCACCTGCGCCGGGTTCAAATTCATCATATATTCTTGGCTTTATTACCGTCTCCATAGACCATCCGAGTTCATATCTTTCGGGTAATATTTGCCAATCATATTCGTATAGTTTGTAAAAACCTTGATAAAAACCACCATATAATTCTTGGTAGTATCCTATACCCGCCTCTTGTTTTGAAACTATATTATATAGGGTGTTTGCCGTTATACCTGAAAATCTTGAGTTGGGTGATCTTACATTTGATGTGACCGAAATTAATTTAAGATGTCTATCGTATGTTAATCTGTCAAATTTGTTAATTGAATCTAATAATCCTCTTGTGTAATAGAGTGTTTCACCACTCATTCTGTCTGTGAGTCCATTGTCAATTCCTGTTAATCCAACATCACAAATTCCACTCAACGAGTAACAAGATGCATCAACTAAATCAGGAAAAGGATAGAACTTATCCGATACTAAATTATTATCAGTTTCAAAATCATCGTAAAATAATTCGAGTTGAGGTGAACAATCCGGATCCCACAATCTTATATTAACAGGTAATACATTTCCGTCATCAAAACCGATCAAATTTGTTGAAAATACGGTCTCCTGATCATATTCAATTTCATCTTTAGATAGATAAAAATCATAATACTCAGAAGTATCCAATCTCAATTTAATGGAGTTGTTGGAATGATTTCGGATATTTTGTATTCCCACGGATTCTTTTTTTAAAATAAATACATCTCACCTTGTATTTATAGATAAAAAAACTTAATGAAACTTAAGGGATATAAGTTAGAAACAACGGCCGAAAAAAAGGCAGAAGAACTCGGTTGTGAAGGAACTCACAAACACGGTGAGGTCTTTATGCCATGCAAAAGTCACAAACAATATGTTTCAAAATCAAAGGAACCCAAAAAACAATATGTTTCAAAATCAAAGGAACCCAAAAAAGAATTGGATGAATTAATTGATTTTGATGGAACTATGAACAGTTCTAAAATACCATTTGGACTTAACCCAAAACTTCATCCAAGAAAAACGATGGATCAAACCATTCCAAACGCAAGAATTACTAACGATCCACTATCAAGAGGTTTCAGAGCTTTCGGAGCTTATTTTTCACCTTCGTTGAAAGAAGTAAATTTTGAAGATGCATTTGGTTATGAAGAAACCAAATTTATGGACGCGGAAGATACAATTAAGTACCTTGAAAAAGAACTGGGTATGGATGTTGCCGATGCTGAAGATAGAACCATAGAATTCGGAAAAAAATCAGAAATGGACGAAAAATCACCATACAAAGACGATCCAAATTTCGTATCAAGAAGTGTTCTAAAAGAAAGAGAAATTCAAGAAGAACAACGACAAAAAGCGATTAAGATGGTGGAAGATATCTTGGTTAGAAAATCATCAAAAGATAATGATGTTAGTGATAAAGAACCAAAAACATCAAAAATCTTACAAAGAAATATAAAATCCATCAAAAAATTGGCAGACAAAGAAGGATTAACAATGTCTGAATTATTGAAATTAATAAAGAACCTATGAATAGTTCACTCTACGGAAAACAAATAAAGGTTCCACAAGAACTTATAAGTCTTCTAAAAGAGAAACAAAAACTCGGTGCGGGAAAATCCAAAGAGGAATTATCTCAAACTCAAGGGTGGAAAAGAAATTTGGACTTGGTAAAGAAGGGTATGTTGACATTCCAAAACTTGGAGAGAATTCAAAATTGGTTCAAAACCAACCCGAAAGAAGGATTGTCGTTTGAACTTCTCGGAGGAGATAAAATGAGGAGTTGGGTTACTGGTATACTTCAGTCTATGAGAGAAAAAGATAAGAAGTCATCCATTATTCAAAAACATACAAAACCTGATACAGATCTCAATCCTATAGTTCCAAATGCATCTGACAATACACATCAGAGTCACTTTAAACAACTTGCCCCTGAAAATATAAATGAGGAAATAAACAGAATAAAAAAATTAATAAATTATGGAAGCAAATGATAGATTAGATTTTGCACAACCTGCAAATGAATTGAGTAAAATCGCTGAACAACAAAGAGGTATATTATTCCCAAGAAATGATTTCTCACCTCGTTCACAGAGTTATTCATCCGTTCACCCTGACGCTCTTGCTGATGGTGATGATATCGGAAGAGGAACTGGATTTTACTTGGATGTTTATAATGTTCAAGCCGGTACTTCATTAGATACTGCTGAAAGAACAAATAACATCAAGATCAATAAGTATAACAAGGACAAAGGTTATACTATTCCTGAATAATGAAGTTATTAGAGATATTAAAAAAACAAATTATTCTTGAGGTCGCGTCCCAAAAAGACCTTATAGACGCAATACGCAATAAAAATATTATTGTCATAAACTATGATGGTGATGAACCGGGAGGTAAAGGATTGAGAGAACTCGAACCAGTATGTTTAGGAATATCAAAAAAAGGAAATTTGGTGTTGAGAGCTTGGGAAAGAGAGGGTGCATCACATACATCTACAATAGGTAAACAACCCTTACCAGGTTGGCGTTTATTTATTGTACCTAAAACATTTTCTTTTAATCTAACAGGTGATAAATTTACTGAGGCTCGTCCAGGTTATAACCCAAACGGTGACAAATCTATGACGAGAGTATTTAAAAATGCAAAATTTAATTAAGATGTCAAACGATATGAATTCCCTGATGCAGAAATTGGCAGTTTCCAAAAAAATAATGGAGAGACACGACAATATGGGTCGTGGTGAGGTTAGACAATCTCCAAACATCAATATCCCGTCAGAATATAAAGAACCAATATACAACATTCCCGCGCAACCCAAAGTATCGGAGCCAGAGATCAACGAACAAAGAATTATGAGCTCGAATCTTCCTGATGAAATCAAAAGATTGATGATTGAAAATCCTATAGCAAAACCTGACTCATACAGTGCAACATTACCAGATGAAATTATTGAAGGTGCTGCGAAATTAATTCAAAGTCAATCAGGGACTCAACCCAAAAAACAATCATCACAAAGTCCGATTATTGATGAAAGTTTCAAGACTATGATCAGAAATTTAGTGAGAGATACAGTTAGAGATGTTATCAAAGAAGAATTTGGTGATATAAAAGGAATGATCTCTGAATCCAAGGTTACTAACGAAACAATGAAGCTTTCGGTAGGTAAACATATTTTTGAAGGTAAGATTACAAGTATCAAAAAACTTAAGTAACCCTTTTTTTATTGAGAGTTTTTAATTATACTTTCAATAAAAAAATATGTCAAAAAAACGAATTTTAGTATTACCGAGCGACAGAACAGGTGTTGGTAAGTTTCGTTCTGTTCAACCACACACTTATCTACAACAGCAATATCCCGACGAATTCCATATTGATATTATGTACGATATCAGTATTGACGATTTGAATTTCTTCAAAAATTATGATATTGTATCATTTCATAGATCACTTAACACAAACTATGAAAAATCAAGAGAAGTAATCGGACAACTCAAACAGATGGGTATTAAAACTGTCTGTGATATTGACGATTATTGGATGCCGGGTATGGAACACCCTGCTCACGCAATGGTTGTTGAAAGAAAGTTTGATAAAATAATTGTTAATAATCTACGTGAAGCGGAGTGGGTGACCACCACCACTGATATTTTTGCTAATGAAATTAGAAAAACTATTAACAAGAATGTTCACGTCATTCCAAACGGAATCGATCCAGAAGAACCACAATTCAAAGAGAAAACAATCCCATCCGATAAAGTCAGATTTGGATGGTTGGGTGGGTCATCTCACTTACACGACCTTATGATTTTGGATGGCACATTTGATAAAATTTCTGACTTGAAAGACAAATATCGTCTGTACATTTGTGGTTTTGATACTCGTGGAACAGTGACTGAGATTGATAAAGCAACGGGTACACAAAAACAAAGACCCATCCTTCCCGAAGAAACTGTTTGGGCTAAATATGAAAAGATTTTTACATCAAACTACAAATATGTTTCTGAAAAACAAAAAGAATTTTTGATGAAATGGAAACAGGAAGATTATATGGATGAACCCGATCCTTTCTATACAAGGGTTTGGACCGCACCTGTCACTTCATATGCCAAGAACTACAGTAAATTTGACGTATCACTTGCACCGATTAAGAATACGATGTTCAATCGGATGAAGTCACAACTCAAAGTCATTGAAGCGGGGTTCTACAAGAAGGCAATTATCGCATCCAATATCGGTCCTTATACAATTGACATTAAACACGGATTGAATAACGGTGAATTTGTCAAAGGCGCAAATGGACTCTTGGTTGATGAATACAAGAACCACAAAGATTGGAGTAAGTTCATGAAAAAACTGATCGAAAATCCGAGTTGGGTTGAAGATTTGGGTGAGCAACTCTATGAAACTGTAAATGAAAAATATCATTTGAAAGTACTTTCCGAAAACAGAAGAAATTTCTATAATTCATTATGACATTAGATAAACCACTTGACAAGATCCTGTTTTTTGATATTGAAACAGTATCTGAATTTGAAACTTTGTCCGAGTTAAAGAAACAAAAACCAAAGTTACATAAAGTTTTTTTGGATTATATTGATTTCTTCAAACGAAGGTACCCTGAAGATGGCGATATTTCACCCGAAGAAACCTACTTCAAACGTGCAGCCCTTGTTCCTGAATTTTCAAGAGTTGTTGCGGCCTCTTTTTGTTTTTATGATACTAAAAAAGAACTTCATAGAACAACCTTTACTAACCACAACGAGGTTGAACTTCTGACTGAAATTAGAAATCTTTTTAATCGTATTGAAAGATTGGATTTTTACATGTGTGGTCATAATATCAAACTTTTTGATATCCCAACACTCGGTAAAAGATTCGTAATCAACGACATGAAACCACCAAAAATATTTCCAATTTACAATACAAAGCCTTGGGAAGTAAAAGCAATTGATACTAAAGATTTGTGGAATTATAATAATCCTTATTCAATTGGTTCTTTGGATCTCTTGTGTGTAAGTATGGGAATTGAATCTCCCAAAGACAGTGAAGTAACAGGTGAAAATCTTAATGAATATTATTACAAAACCAAAAATCTTGAAACGATTGGTGAGTATTGTGAAAAAGATACAGTGGCACTTGCTCACATAATTAAAAAAATATTTGATTTAAAATGATTAAAGAGATTAAAAATTTTACAAGTACAATGTCGGCACTAAAAGAATTGATGGATATGTCAGCCGATCAGTCAAAAATGCAAGAAACCATGTCTTTGTTGGAACAACAGATAAAAGATTATAAACCTAAAATCGCTTTGTCTTTTGTAAATAAATCAGACAACCCTGACCCTTTTTACAATTATGGAAGTGATTCAGGTTTTGATCTACTATCAAATGTTGAAGTGACCATATCGGCTAAATCATGGTCTATTGTCCCAACAGGACTATATTTCGATATTCCTTATGGATATGAAATTCAAGTAAGATCCAAAAGTGGTCTTGCCCTTAATAAAGGTATTTCCGTCTTAAATTCTCCAGGAACTGTCGATTCTGGTTACAATGGTGAAATAAAGGTTATATTAATGAATAACAGTACGATGGACATTACAATACACAAAGGAATGAAAGTTGCTCAAGCGGTAATGGCACCTGTGTTAAATGGTGATTCAGTTAATCTTACCAAAGTCAACGAAATAAACGATAAAGATAGAAACGCGAATGGATTCGGGTCAACAGGAGTATAAAAAAACAAGAACACAAAGAAAAAAAGAAGATACTAAACCAAGAGAGGTTTATGTAAACAAGAAAGAATTAATAAATTCTATAGTCACTAAAAGACCAAGAAAAAAGTTTTTGACTGATTCACAAAAAGATTATTATGATATTCTTTGTAACAATCAGATCACGATTTGTTCAGGTCCGGCTGGTGTTGGGAAATCTTTTGTTGCTATGAGAGCGGCTATTGATTTACTTTGTGACCCTGAAAATGGTTATGAGAAAATTATAATAGTAAGACCAGCCGTTGAAGCTGAAGAAAAATTAGGATCATTACCTGGTAATGTAGAAGAAAAACTTGATCCCTACATCTTTCCGAGTTATTACTTAATGAATAAGATCATTGGTAAAGAAGCTAGAGAAAAATTGAAAGAAGTAGAGGTAATTGAGGTCTTTGCCTTGGCGTACATGAGGGGTATGAATATTGACAACTCAATTCTAATATTTGAAGAAGGTCAAAATGCCACTCCAAAACAAATGAAACTTCTTCTTACTCGTATTGGATTCAATAGTAAATTTTTTATCTCGGGCGACTTAGAACAGACTGATAGATACAAGGATAAAACTCATTCGGGATTATACGACGCTTTGGTCAAATTCCAAAATGTTGAAGATATTGGTGTATTTAGTTTTGACAATAAAGACATTATTCGTAATCCCCTGATCAATAAAATATTAGATAAATACGAAGAATGAGGATCGCTTTCGAAGTAAATGGTGTTCTTCGGGACACCATTAAAAAATTGGAATCTACATATGAGAAATATTTGATAGATGAGTTAGAGGTTGGTGAAGAGGAAGAACAATTCCAATACGAAATAGTACGACCCATCAACACTGAAATTATTAAAGATCATTTCAAGTTTCAATCTGACGATGAACTGTATGAATTTATTTATATAGAAAACCCAATGACTATTTTTGGTCATGCCCCATCAACAGAAATGAATACATTTCAAGTTCTGAACCAAATCTATAAAGAACTACGAGATGACAATCAAATAATTATTGTTTCAGATGAAATCGGTAGATCTAAACCCTCCACTTTATTTTTTCTGTCTAAATTTGGATGTGAAATTGAGGAGATATTATTCTACAATGATAAAACTATTGATCGTATTTTGAAAGATGTCGATGTGTTGGTAACTTGTAACACCTCACTAATAAACGATTATAAAAACTGGATTCCGAATGTAGTTTTATTTAGTAACGAACAAAACTCATCTTATGAATACGGTAAAAGGATTTACTCTTTAGAAGAATTTATAAATTTTTATAAAAATAATATAATTAATGTTTAAAATTTTTGGAGATGAATGGTATTTAGATTTAAATCATCTAGATGCGAAACTTCGTATTGACGCAAAACCAACACAAGTCATTACAGAAGAAGATGGAGCCGATGTTGATGAAAAAATTTCAATAAATGTTGTAAGTTACGAAGTTTACAAATTTTTGATTGAAGTTTTATTAACAGAGAAAGAAGATATCGATGAAAATATGGGGATGAGAGGAAGTGATGTTCCTATAGATTTTAAATTAGCATTTAATACCTTAGTTAAAGATAATATATTGAAAAAAACAGAAGACGATGACAGATAATATAGTAAAAATAGAGAAAACTATTTTAGCACTTAAGAACGGAACTAATAAGTTTTATTTTTTTGTGCAAGATACAAAAGGAAATCCCAAAGCATCAATAAAATACATTTATGATTTGGCGAATGCTTTGAAACAAAATGGAAAAAATGCAATCATTTTGTTTGAAGAAAAAGGATATACATCACACAAAACATGGTTGGGTGAAGGATACGAGGATCTCGAAGAAAATTATGTAAATGGTCAGAATTTACAGGTTGGGGTTGAGGATTTTTTGATTATTCCTGAGTTATTGGGATATATCATCGAACAGGTTCAAAATCTTCCATGTGGTAAAATTATTCTCACACAAGCATATGATCATGTATTCGAGACTCTCAAACCAGGTCAAAGTTGGAATGGATTTGGAGTGTACAAGTGTTTGACCACTTCAGAAATTTTAGCTGAAAAGGTAAGAGATATTTTCAGAAGTGTGTCTGTTGATGTTTTACCCGTTCCTCTATCAAAATACGCAACCGAAAAAGATAAACCAGCAAAACCAATTATTGCGATTCACTCAAGAGAACAGAGAGACTCTTTGAATTTGATTAAAATTTTCTATCAGAAATATCCTCAATACCGTTGGTTTACATTCCGTGATATGAGATCTATGAATCAAGATCAATTTTATGAACCACTCCGAGACGCATGTGTTTCTGTTTGGATAGATGAAAAATCATCTTTTGGAACATATCCGTTGGAGTCAATGTCTGTGGGTACACCAGTCATTGGAAGAATTCCCTATATCGAACCTGAATGGATTAATGAGAAGAATGGTATTTGGACAACAAATAATTTTGATTTGGTTGATATCTTGGCAGAATATATTAAAAATTGGTTAGAAGATAATGTGTCGGAAACTTTAATACAAGAAGGTTTGGACACTGCCAAAAAATATCAGAATCATGAAGAGTTCGTAACTCTTTCGAATAAATTATTTCAAGAATATGTTTCTAATCGAGTTGAATCATTGGAACAACAATTAGATAAACTTAAACCAGTAGAAGCTGAACTATGAGTACATCAAATACTACAATAATATTACCGATCAAGTCATCCAAAACAAAAGACTTTTCGGATTTTTTTTCAAAACTTGTTGAATCAATACAAAAACAAAAGGTATTACCAACAGAATTCATAATCGTCCCCACCGCCGAAGAATCACTTCAGTTATTTTTGACAGATTATGATTTCGGAGACTTACAAAATATAGTCAAAATCGAGACTTATGAAGGTGAACCATCATTTCAAGCACAAATAAACTATGGTGTGTCAAAAGCAACTAACGAGTGGGTTTCTTTTTGTGAATTCGATGATGAATATTCCGCAATTTGGTTCAAAAATGTAGAAATCTATAAAGAAGCATATCCTGACTCTCAAGCATTTTTGCCTGTAGTTGTTGATGTCGATGACAAAAACCAATTTGCTGGTTTCACCAACGAAGCAACCTTTGCCGCAAACTTTAATTTGGATTACGGTATAGTTACAAACGAGTTACTCGCTCGTTTTCAGAACTTCCAAAGTAGTGGGATGGTTATTAGAAAAGAAACATTCTTGGATTATGGAGGATTTAAAGAGTCGATGAAGTTAACATTTGTGTATGAATTCTTAATGAGAATGACATATAATTCCGCAATTATAAGAACCATCCCTAAGATTGGTTACAAACATACGAATATGAGGTTAGGATCCATTTTTTGGAATTATAAGTTCGGTGAAAGTCCTTTAAGTCCTGATGAAGCTAAGTTTTGGTTAGAAGTTGCCAAAAAGGAATACTTCTTCATTCAGGATAGGGAAATAAAATACGAACCTGAATTAGTGGATGAATCCAACGTCAGCAGTAACGGAAACTGAAAAAGTTAAGAAGGGACGTAAACCCAAAGAAAAAAATTATTTCGCCGAGAGGGAGGAACATGCAGTTCGTATGTTCCTTCAGGCCGAAACGTGGGGTGAAAAAAACAAAATCTACGATGAGTTTCTCCACGCACCATTGGATAAGATGATTTCATCAATCATAAGACGATATAAGTTATACAGAAAAGATATGGATTTTAATGACATCCATAGTGATACGCATTCTTTTTTATTGACCAAAGTTGATAAATTTCAACCTGAAAAAAACAAAAAAGCATATTCTTATTTCGGAACCATATGTAAAAACTATTTGATGGGTCAGATCATAAAAGACCAAAAAGATCAGAATAGAAGAATTTCATATGAGGATATTTCAAGTAATTTAGAGAATAGACCTGACTTGATTTATTATTTAGAATATGAAAATGTAGAAACGACCGAAGTCATTGATATGTATGTTGAAAAACTTGAAGATTTTATTGAAAAATCTGATCTCAATACAAATGAAATAAAGTTGGGATATGCTCTTGTTGAATTATTGAAAAACTATGAGAGAGTTTTCTTGGGTAACGACAACAACAAATTCAATAAAAACGTCATACTTCTTTCAATAAGAGAAATGACAAACATGTCCACAAAAGAAGTCAGGAGTTCAATCAAAAAGTACCGTCATCTGTATTATGAATTCTTAAATAAATTGAATTCTGAATAATTATAGATATGACAAAACCACGCAGAAAAGAAATCAAATTATCCAAAGATTCAATCTTGGGATTGATGCAAGAAATTTACAACGAGTTGGTTGAACAAAGAAATACTGCAGTTAGACTTCAGAACAAGATGGCTTCAATGATGAAAGATCCTGAAGATTTGACTGTGTTAGGTCCAATTATTAAAGAACAACAAAAAATAATAAATGACACCATCGAGAAAAAATTAAGTTTGTCAAAACTTCAATCTCAGATTTGGGAAAAATCTAACAACCAAAGTGAAGAAAATTTCAGTTTAAGTGAAATTGATGATGATGTTCTTCAAAATTTAATCGGAAAAGACATTGACAAACTTGATGATGGTAAATATCATCTTAAGTAATGGCACTTGATTTAAGCGGTGACTTCGATCAGATTAAGAGTAAGATCAAAAGTGGTCAGACCAGTAAAAAAATACTCAAACAAATAAGTTCAATAGAAACAAGACTTGGTGACGCTGAAAGTGCCAGTAATAAGTTTTTTTCTGAAACACTGAATTCCGCTAAAGAGAATGCAACACAAAAGTTTAATTCTTCTAAGGTAAAAAACCAATACGATCAGCTATTAGAATTGGTAAGAAATCCAGAGACGGGAAGTGAAACTTTGGATATTTTATTGAAAGCCATGTTGGACGCGGCAAGAGAAGTCAAAAATCAACTCCCCACACTTCTTACCGATTCTACCATCAAAGCTTTAGGGTGTGACCAAGAACAACAGTATGTTCCAAACGAAAAAATATACATAAAACTCGAATCTATTGACCTGTTAGATTATTTAAAATATTCACCCGACGATAATCAAACTAAAATTTTGTACGAAAAAGATCCTCTTTCTATTCAAAATAATCCATTTTCGATGAATAGAGAATTATATAATCGAACTTTAAGTAGTCAAAGTTATTCGGAACAATATGGTCAATTTTATAAAGGAAATTCAGGTCAAGATCTTTTTGATATAAAATATGTTACTCAAGATCTTAACACTGGTAATTTTGGTGATTTTTATGAAATAACACTTCAACCTAAACTCAACTCACCTACTACCGTTTCTGACTTTTTAGTTGATTATTATCAAAGTGTCCAAATTTTTGAATTTACGGACATAGCCAAAAATATCATGAACTTACTTACAGGATGTCTTGATATGTCATTGAATGTTGGTCAAAAAAAATTGGAGGATGTTTCGGTTTCATTGAAAATAATACAGAGAATACTTGGACTATGTTTTGACAATACTCAAGAAATTGAGGTGGGTGGAACTTCTAAAATTTCTGTTTTGGAGGAAATCGATGATTCTTTTTTTGAATTATCCGAATTTGAGTTGAGAGATGTAGAAAATGAGGTCAATAACGTAATGAATCGAGTCTCTGAATTCGAGGGTTGTGATACTGTTAAATTACCTGTCGATTACAATCAAATTATTACTAATATTTCAAATATTTGGGAAAACCCTTCAAATAAAACTGATGAACAACTGCAAGAAGAACTCTTAGAATATATTAAAGAAACCGCACAAAACCCCGAGTGGTCACAAAATCTTCCTACAATTGACTTTAATGCGGTTCTAAACTTAGAAGTACTGAGGCAACTCCCCAAAACTATTGTTATGTCTTTGATTAGTCCTAAAGTTTTGTTGCCGATTTTTATAATGTTCAAAGCATTAAAACAAAATTTTGTCGATTTAGTAGAAGATTTCCAAAGTTTCTTGGACAACATGAGAAATATCATGATCACTTTGATTGCTGAAATTCAAGCAAAATTCAAAGAAGTTTTAGTTATAATAATAAAAAAACAAATTTACAAACTCATTACTTCCTTAAATAAAGAAATAAGTAAATCAGTTAAGAATTCATATATAGTAATCATCACTAAATTACTTTCTATTGCTTTTGTTTTAGTAAATTTGATTCGTGACTACAAAAGGTGTAGAAGTATAGTTGACGAGTTATTAACACTTTTGAGATTGTTGGCCCCTAAACTGGATATACCTCTTCCCGCACTTGCTTTTGCCGGTTTGTTGGAAGGATTTTCCGAAATCAGAGCTTTTTCAAATCACATTGAACAGAGAGACAAACTAGGATTCCCAAACGGGGATATGCCTGATGGATCACCAAATTTAGGTTTGATAGATGCTTTCTCACAAATGAGGGCATATAAAAAAGAAATGGATGAAAACTCAAAAGTTCAAATTTCAACAGTAAATTTTGGAAATGAACTTACACCATTAGTACCTACTGCGGGTGGTTTTTTGGGTCCAGCTAAACTATATGGTAAAGTAACATGATTACAGAAAACGAACAAAAATTTATAAAGGAAGTAATATCTGACTTCGATAATACCCCAAATAAAAAAATTACCGAAGTTTTGGATATTCTTAGAAGAGATTTTGATGATTCCAAGAAAATTATCGAAAAAGTTTCTGAACATATGAAAATAACTGAAACGGTTTACAATGAACTTTTAGTTAGATATAAAAATAGAACAAATTCATAAAAATGCCCAAAATAATACATCCTGGAATATGTGTTTCGGTTGACGATCCTTTGGTGATTGGTAGAATTCGTGCTCGCCCAACCACACGATATAGTAATGACATCATAAAGGCGAGTTTTCCTGATGAAGTATTTGACATTCCCGGTGATATTCCTTCTAAGTATTTTTGGACTAAACGAGATCCTTTTGTCTATAATTCTTTAATTCCATACTTTTTCAGACAAATTCCTAAGGTCGGTGAATATGTTCACATTATTTATTCTAACCCAAAATATGAAGATGATAAGAATAAGTTTTATGTTCAGGGGCCAATTTCTTCACCTGTAGTTCAATATAAAGATGTATATGCAAATTCTGAACAATTATTAAATACGGGAAATAGAGTTACATCTATGCCGGACCTAAAAAACCCTGATGGTTCTTATATCAATCCAAAAACACAATCTGTTTTTCCCGATCCGAATGATATTGCAATTTTAGGAAGATATAATACCGATATAATTTTAAAAGATGAAGATCTTTTATTGAGATCAGGGAAGGCAAAATCTATTGGACTCAAAATGCCTAATGGACAAATTTATCCCTACGAGAACCCAAGAAGATCGTTTATTCAATTAAGTAATTTGGAGACAACAACTTCTGAAAAAACTTTGAAAAAAGTTTTTAAATTCGAACCTGTCGTAACTAATGTATCTTATTTAGTTGAGTGGGATATAATTAATTTGGATAGTACGTCCAACTTTTCAGGCGACATCTATTTTTATAGAATTGATGCCGGTCAAAATGTAAGAACTATGGACATCCTTCCTGATACTATTGTCGAAGGAAAAACATTAGCTTATAAAGAAAGCTTTCTTGGAAAACCCATAGACGAAGCGATTGAGTTCATCAATACTTTATTAGACAAATTCAAAAACTCAACTCTAAGTATTTCTCCTTCTTTAGGTAATGTATTTCCATTTTATTACAGACCAACACAAAGAGTTTTGGAGGCAACAACTCAAACCTCTGATGCCCGTGTTTTACTTAACTCATTACAATTTCAAGGTCAAGTAGGCATATCTTTGAGTTCAACTGAATCTTCTGGTTTTGGTGGATTCGGATTAATTTTTTCGAAGGATAAAAAAGATAATCCAGTTCAGATTAGACAACTTAATTTAGAAGATTCGAAGACTTCATCCGACAACTCAACTGTACAAATATTCGGAGCCGATAAGTTTTATTTTTTATCTCACCAATCTACAATACCAGGAAAACAAAAAGTCAATTTAGAGGGGACAAATTATGGAGTATCAGCTGATTTTATAAATGAAAATATTGTTCCGAATGTGTCTTCTATGGTGAGAGGTGAAGAGCTATTGGAATTGTTGAATTACATAATCGAGTATTTGATAACTCACGTTCACTCTTATCATGGTCTACCACCAGTACCAACTACAACAAATGGGGCGACGACAACTGAATTAATGAAAAAAATGATGGATGCTTATCAAAAAGTTTTAAGTCAAAACTTTAAGATAAATTGATATTTATAGATAAAATATCTATATGTCTGACCATCGTTCATATTTTAGTAGAAACAATACTATAGTTTTTAATTCTGAAGTAAACACGGGTAGAAACCCTGTTACAGAATTATTTTTCGGATCAAACTTTCCCGCCATCGGAACAAAATCTTTCTCGAGATTTATTTTTGATCTTGATTTAGAACCTCTCCAACAGAAAATTACCGAAGGATATCTTAATTTATCCTGTAACACAAACATCACCCACGAATTAAGAATGACCAATTCGTCGGCCTTTGAGGATCTACTAAACGAAACAAATAGTGATGGTAGAAGAAGAGCTACTTCATTTGATTTGATTCTTTTTAGAATACCAAAATCGGGTGGAGCGACAGGAACAACACAAAGTTGGGATGAAGGTGTTGGATATGATTTCAACGAAACCTCTGTAGACAATGTTAACAGTCAATATTATAGAAACATTATTGAAACTGATAAATCCTATTCATTGAGACCATCCAATTACTTTGACAGACAACTTATTTACGATTGGAGTACAAACGGAATTTATATAAATGATAATACCGGAACAAGTGGTCAGGTTAATTATTCAGCACTCACCATTGTAGACACCCAACATTTTGAATTTGGTGACGAAGATATTTCATTCGATATGACAAGTGAAATAAACTCCATTTTAAACGGATCTTTGACAAATAATGTAGGGTGGGGTGTCGCTTATGTTCCACAAGTAGAAAACTTAACAGGTTTGAGTGAATCATATTTTGTGGGATTCTTTACAAGACATACTCAAACATTTTATGAACCCTACCTTTATTCCACTTGGAATGATGTGATTGATGATTCAAGAACTAATTTTACCGAAGGTACATCCAATGAACTTTATCTCTACATTTCAAGAAATGGATCCCCAATAAATTTGGATTCAAGTCCTACGGTGGACATCTTAGATCCAAATGGCGATGAAATTGCGGGATTGACAGGTATATCAACCTGTAGAGTTAGTAAAGGGATATATAAGGTTTCAGTACCTGCCATTACGGGGGGAAGTTTGAATTGTTTATATACCGATAGATGGAAAAATCTTGTATTAAATGGTGTTGTATTATCCAATATAGAAAATGAATTTGAACTCAAATCTTATAGTGATAGTTTACAATATGACACCTCATTACCCGACACTCAAGAGTACGGATTTACATTCTATGGAATTCAATACGCCGAGAAAATATTGAACACAGATCAAAGAAAAATATCGGTTATACCTAAAAAGGCTTATACGAAATCACATATTGTCGACGACATTGATGTTCAATACAGGATATATGTAAAGGAGGGTCAAACCGAGGTTCAGGTTACAGATTGGACTGAACTTAATAGAACACCTCAGGAATATTTCTTTATTTTAGATCTTAAAGACAAGATCCCAAATGAATATTTTATTGATTTACAACTAAATCAAAATAATAATATTGTCACATACAAAAACGAAATAAATTTCCAAGTCGTAAATAAAAAATGAGTAAAATTATTTTAAATAATGAAGATATGAAAGAAATCTTGAGAAGGTTTCTTATTGAGGCTTACATTACCGAGAAAAAGAAAAAATCAAATAAGTTGTGTTCTCGTGGTATATCAGCCGCTAAAGCAAAATATGATGTTTATCCAAGTGCATATGCTAATGGATATGCGGTTCAAGTGTGTAAAGGAAGGATGCCTGGTCTTGATGGTAAGAAAAGATGTTCAGGTTCCTACTGTAAAGAAAAAAAATAACTCCTTATTATTATTTACTTAACTTTCTCTTAACAACCTTCTTTTGACCTATTGTAATTATAGACGTATAATTTACAATAAATTTAAAAAAAGATGATTATGAGAAAACAAATTTTGCTGACCCTGTCACTATTTATGGGTCTTTTGACGACTAATGCTCAAGAATGGACTTGGGATTATGTAAACTACAGAGGTGCCTTCCCTGTGACTGACAACACAACAGCCACCGATTGGACTTATGGATGGACAAATTGGGATCCACAAAACACAGAATACCCAACCCCGTCTATGATCCTTTCTTCTGATATTACGGTTAATACAACCATCGGAGGTGTTGTTGAACTCCAAAACAAAATATATGTCAAAAATGGTGCGGTTTTGACAATTCAACCAGGAACAATTATCAGAGGAGACGCATCAACACAAGCAACTTTGATTGTCACGAAAGGTTCCAAAATTATTGCACAAGGGACACAAGACCAACCCATCGTTTTTACATCCAATCAACCTGTGGGTGAGAGAGCTGAGGGTGATTGGGGAGGATTAGTTATTTTGGGTAATGCAATCAATAATCAACCTGGTGGTATTGCAAATATCGAAGGTATTCCAGCCTCTTCGGATACTGAATACGGTGGAACTGATGATAATGACAACTCAGGTATATTAGAATATGTTAGAGTTGAATTTTGTGGTATTGCTCTTGAACCAAATAAAGAAATCAACGGCATTACCTTTGGTTCTGTCGGTTCAGGGACTTATGTAAATAATGTTCAAGTATCTTATTCAGGTGATGATTCATTTGAATGGTTCGGTGGAACTGTAAATTGTAAGCACCTCATCGCTTATAGTGGTATTGATGATGATTTTGACACAGACTTTGGTTACAGAGGAAAAGTTCAATTTGTTTTGTCAATTAGAAACAAATATATGTATGATGCAGTTGGTGACTCTAACTCATTTGAATCAGACAACGATGGTCAAGGATCTCCTAATGAACCTCTAACCTCACCTGTTTTTTCTAATGTAACTTTGGTTGGACCATTTGGTGATGATGTTACAGAAACTCTTCCAAATGGTGAGACCTTTGAAAAGGCATTTCGTTTGAGAAGAAACACCTCAACTTCTATCTTCAATTCTTTGGTTACAGGTTGGGAAAAAGGCGTGTCAATTGAAGGTATTTCGTCACAAGTGAATGTAACAATCGGAGATTTGGTGTTTGCAAATAATATTTTGGCTGATCTTCCGAATGGTTCAAATTGTGTTTCAGGAACGGAGGATTTTTACAACTCATTCTTCGGTGTAAACAACAACGACTCAACAACAACAGTTGAACAAATTGATTGGGTTAATTTGTTTGTTGATTTGGGTTTGACTCCTGATGCTAGACTTAGCGAAAGTAATTCACCAGCTTTGGGAGCGGATTTCACACATCCACTTTTGTCAAATCCTGTTGTGATCGGTGTTGACAACAAAACCACATCCAACTTCACAATTTACCCCAACCCAACCTCTGACTTTTTGAATGTTGTTTCACCAAATAGAACTCCCATCTTCGTGATGAATCAGGTGGGTCAAAGAGTTTATGAGGATTATGCACCAACCACAATCAATCTTTCAAACTTTGAAGATGGAATTTATTTCATTCAAACATCCAATGATGTTCAGAAGTTTGTAATACAAAAGTAAAATGAAATACTTCAACTTATTTATATTTTTATTCTTACCTTTTTGTTTATTTTCACAATATAATTTATCTGGCACGGTCAACGACTCTCAATCACGGGAGTCGTTGATTGGTGCAACGGTATATATTGAGGAATTAGGTAAAGGGACGATGAGTGACCTTGATGGAAACTTCTCAATTCAAAATATTCCTTCAGGGGTTTATAATGTTAGATTCAGTTTTATCGGTTATGACACTTCAGTTGAAAGTATAAATATGGTTGGAAAAAGTGGGGTTGTTGATGTATCTCTTAACCCCGTCTTTTTGGAAATAGGTGAGGCCACAGTTGTTGCTCAGGCAAATCAACAATCTGCAACACAGATGATTGCTTTACAAAAAAGATCAGCATCAGTTATTGATGGTGTTTCTTCAGAGGTTTTTAGTAAAACACCCGACGCTAAAGCATCCGATGTATTCAAAAGAGTTGGGGGTGTAACAATACAAGAAAATAAATTTGTTATTATCAGGGGTTTAAACGATAGATATAACTTCGCTTATATCAATGGAACTCCTCTCCCTTCAACCGAATCAGATAGAAGAGCATTTTCATTTGATTTGTTTCCTTCCAATATGATTGACAACTTGTATGTTAATAAATCGTCCTCACCTGATCTCTCTGGTGAATTCTCAGGTGGTTTAATTAACATCAATACAACAGATCCGAAGGAAGTGACATATCAGAATTTTCAGATCGGAACATCATTCAACACGATGACCACCTTCCAAGACTTTGGAACTTACAGAGGGAGTCCGATGGATCCAATTGGGTTGGGATCGGAATTTAGATGTTTACCCGACAATATTCCAAACACTTCTGAGTTTGTAAATTTATCCAAACAAGAAAGAGCTGAACTTGCATCGTTGATTCAAACGGATTGGTCAACATATTCAAGAAAAGCACCTGTATCTTCTACTTTTCAATATTCAGTAGGAAAAAATTATTCATTTGGAAGTAGAACCCTTCTTTTAAGCGGAGCTTATAATTATTCAAGTCAGTTTAATACCACCACTACAACAAGAAGAGATTTTGAAGAACAAAGTTTGGGTGTTGTTCAAAAGATGGAACTTAATGACTCAGTTTTTGTTCACAATATCGCAAACAGTGGTCTTCTTAATTTTTCTTTGTTATTAAATCCTAATAATACCATAAAATTAAAGAACTTTTACACCATAAATTCTGAAGATAGAATTAACGTAAGACAAGGTGTAAGAGAGATGGATAATGACCCAAGACAATGGGAAAGATCCACAAATTTTTGGTATACACAAAATAACTTTTTATCACAACAGTTAATTGGAACTCACAACATCATAAATTCAAAGTTGAATTGGAATTTGAGTTACAACAATGTTAGAAGAGATATTCCAAACTTAAGAAGAATAGTTTACCGAAAATATTCTTTGAATGAAGATGATCCAAATACACAATATACTGCTGTAATACAATCAAATGGAACTATCCCCACCGCAGCGGGAAATATGTTTTGGTCTTATTCTGATGAAGATCTATATTCAGGAAAATTAGATTGGTCAAGAAATATAACACTCGGTTCATTTGAAAATGAAGTGAAGATAGGTGGGATGTATCAACACAGAGATAGAAATTTTATCTCTCGTAACTTAGGTTATTCACAATACAAACCACAAAACGGTTATTTTGATAGTTCATTACTTCTTTTGGATCCAAGTCAGATTTTTTCACAAGAAAATATGGGACTATTGGACAATGGGATGGGTGGTTTTAAATTAGATGAATCAACCAATGTGGATGATAGTTATAATGCAAACTCCACATTAGGGGCGGGATATACATCATTTGATACAAAATATAAATCATTCAGATTTATCTATGGTGTAAGAATTGAAAATTACAATCAAAACTTTTTCTACACAGAATTTGGTTCAAATAAACCAATTCATATTAATAGTAATATAACTGACTTCTTACCTTCATTCAATTTTGTTTATACAATAAATGAAAAGACCCAACTTAGGTCGTCCGTATATTCAAGTGTTTCAAGACCTGAATTTAGAGAACTCGCACCCTTCACCTTCTACAACTTTATTCAAGATAATATCATCACAGGAAATCCATATTTAGAAAGAACAAAAATAAATAACCAAGAAGTAAGGTTTGAGTTTTATCCCGATTTAAATGAGATTTTTTCTATTTCGATATTCAACAAGAACTTAACCAATCCAATTGAATTGATTAATAGAACTGGTGTTTCAGGGGCACCAGAGATTTATTATTCGAATGTTGAAAGTGCGTTTATCAGAGGTATTGAATTTGAAGGTAAAATAAATCTGATTGACAATCTAAATCTTACATCCAATGTTTCATTGGTTCAATCTGAAGTTGATTTGAATGGATTTGAGGGATCTGAAAATGGAAGACCATTACAGGGTCAATCACCTTATGTTTATAACTTTGGTTTGTTATATAACACACAAAATAATTGGAATGTTTCCGCAAGTTACAATATGGTCGGTCCGAGAATCTTCATCGTCGGAAATATTCAAGAACCATCGGTTTGGGAAAATGGGCGAAATTTGATTGATCTTCAGGTTTCCAAAAAATTCGGAAATATTGAAATGAAATTTAATGTTAGAGATTTACTCTCACAAGATTTGGTGATGTTCCAAGACCTTAACGGTAATGAAAAATTGGATGAAGGGGACAACAGATGGCAAGAAACAAGGATGGGATCAAATGTCAATTTTAGTTTGAAATATAATTTCAATTGATGTAATTATTACACATTTTTGTGTATTTATTGACAAATCCCATAACAATGAATTATCGGACCTATGAACTAATTAAGGAAGGAAAAGTTATTAACCAAACAGAGGCTCAATCTGCGGATTCAGCGTTAGATTATTTTAATTTATTCCACGAAGATTTAATGTCTTCACCACACTACCAAATCAAATTTCGTAAATCTTCACAATCAAATCATTTGAACCTTTGATAATTCGGTGATAACTTTCTTTGGGGATGTTCAATACATCCCCTTTTTTCATTTCTGTTGGTAACTGATCTTCAAACTGAAAATACCATCCGTCAGACTCCAATATCTCCACAATACGGTCGTTTCTATCACGATGCCATACCAGTTCATCACTCCCAACATTTTCGTTGAAAATGCGGGTGATTACACGGTCATTTACTTCTTCCTGATAAGGATTTACCACCATGTTCCACCACCACTTAACCCCAAAGACTTAGCATATCTTGGTAAACGACATGCCCAATAAGACGCAGTTGTTTTGTCTTTGGTTGTATGACATTTGTGTCTTGCGGCAAATGATCTCTTAGCCGCAGGATCTTTTAATTTAACAGCCAAGGATCCACCACCTCCAGCGGCACCAAATGAAACTTTTCTTACATTACCCGTCTTTGGATCTTTTACATAAACCTTGAATTTTTTTCCACCACTACCCCCTCTCATAGGTTTATTTAATTGAACCTTTTTTCCCTGATACTCGGCTTCATATAACATCGGGACATCTAAAGGAACTAATTCCCCTTCATATAGTTCAAACAAACCAATATCTGTATTTTTAATTAACCATCTATCCACTTGATTGTTGAAGTTTTCATAACCCAAACTTCTTGCTTCCCTAAATAAAGAGAAATATTTGTCAGATCCCATCCTAAAAACATTTTCGTGAATTGAAATATTATTATCAATATGATATTTCATTTCTTCACTCAAAACAATCTTATTTTCGTTGAGAGTTTTCCACTCAAAAATTGGCTTTTTATCCATAACTGATTCTTTTTTGTATCCTTTTATTTGAATTCTTGTTGGTTTTTGTCCCTTCCCTGATTGAGGGTCTTTCTTTTCTTTTGATCTTTTTCTTGCACAAGCAGATTTTTTCTCCTCTTCAGTCATTTTGGAAGCCACAGATCTAGCCCTACATACAGGATAACCTCTTGTTTCACCCTCATCTCTTCCACAGGGAGGATGACCACCACCTTCCTTTTTTTTACATATATTCACCCACGGCCCTTGTGGTTGTTTTGACCCTTTAGATTTTTTCTTTTTACCAAACCAAACCGCTAAATCTTCTTTTAACTGAGACATCTTTTTTATTGATAAATATATCGGAAAATTGTATTTTTTACCTATGGAAAATGAAGAAGAACAAAAACCACTCGGTATTTTATTCAATACTCTGAATTATTACACAGTTGATGATTTGAACAAATTTATAGATAATCTTACAGTAGAACAATCCATGTTCTGTTTGATGTGGTGCTGTGAATACGCACAAGGGAAGGGTATTCTAAGTTTGGAAGAAGCTGAAATTATAAGTAAATCTATAAGAAAAATCAGAAATTCTGAGGAATAAAAAAAGGGAACCGAAGTTCCCTTTTTCTTTGTGTTCTAAATTGATTATCTCAATTCGTTGAGGTCGAATGTTCTAACACCATCAACAGTGATTCTACCGTAGAATCTGTTGTTCACCATCTTCTTAGCGTATCTGGTCATGATACCCTTGATTGGGGTGAAGTTGAATGGGTTATACATTGTTGGTGTCAATTGGAGAGGTACATATGGTGCGTAAACGTAACCTGTGTCAAGTAATGACGTTCCCTTATGACCAATCAAGATTTGGTTTGGTGGGAAGTATGGGTCACGGTAAACCTGGTATCTACCAGATAATGTACCAACTCTTTCAATACCCATGTTGTATTGATCCTGTTCAGGAGCTGCGTTTGAAACGTGGAAGTATTCCAAGTCATCAAAAATAGCTGAAACTTCGGATGAAACAACGATCCAGTTCGCACCACCTCTCAATGTTGATTTGTGGATTTGTGCAGAAAGTTGGTTGATCGCAGTGATCAATGTTTGGTTCCAATCCTTCTGTGTGTACTGGGTTAATGGGTTAGATGATGTACCTCTCTTCCAACCGTTGTAGTCCCATCTTAACTGCCATGCCGCACCTTTTCTCAAATCTCTCAAGATTTCTCTGTCGATTTCTGCCGCGACCTGTTCTGATAACAACGCTGTCAATTCAGCCTCAGCGTCGATGTTGTGGAACGCAGCAACGTCTTGAGCAAGTTCAGGAGACCATTGAGCTCTCAACTTTCTTTCTGAAACAGAAACAGTCACAGACTCAAGATCAAATGAAACTTCACCAATCTTATCTTCGAATTCGAGTTCTTCATAAATTCTGTAAGTACAGTAGAATTGGGATCCCGCAATTGAAGTACCTGCAAAGGTAGTAGTTAAACCTGAGTAACCATCCAATGAATTTGCACCTATGGAACAAGGAACCTGAAGGTCAACTTCTAAGTAAATTTTACCATTCGCATCACAAATATTGTCAAAAGTTCCACCATTACCTGTATTGCTTTGTCCGAAAGCTACAGTTTCTTGTGATCCATATTGAACAATTCCTTTTCCGTATTTTTGAGTCACAACTCTAAAGAGTAAGTTACCACTACCAGCACCTGAGAATGCACCTCCAGCTATAGTTGTTGCTTTTACAGTCAAATCCGAAAGGAAAGTCTCACTATCAACCATATTACCGTCAGGTCCGAGTAATTTACCAAAACCACCGTTACTAAATCCTGATAATGTAAGGAGAACTTTTCTGTATTCACCAGCACCATAACCTGATGCAATCAAATCACCACTACTCCAAACTTGTGTAACAACGTCAGTTGAAGTAATTGAAGAATATCTTCCTTTTGAGTAGTCGAACAAACCAGGAGGGTCCAAAGTTGCTTCATTACCCTCATAGAATCTATCATAAAGGTTTTTACCTGTTGAATATCCTTGGTTTGGATTATTATCCCCGTTTGCAACCGCTTCAGGTGAACCAACCGGTGGATAATGTGCATTTCCTGTATCATAAGCTTGAATCTTAGGTACGAAGTAGAAAAGTTTACCGATAGGTAAGTTCATCGCCTGAACAGAAACGATATCATTAGCCAAAAGTTTTGAGAAAACTCTTCTGATGATAGGGAATACAACAGTCTCAAATGAACCTGAAGAATCTGTTGATGCCGCTTCGTTGATTAAGTGTGACGCTTGGTTCTCATAAAGTTGAGCCATGTTTTCTTTTAAGTGTCCGCCCAATCCTTCCAAGAAACCAAGTTTGTCCCATTTGTTTATAGTGTCTTCTTTGATAACTTTAAGGTGCTTAAGACCGATGTTACCAACTAAACCACTTTCTAATAATGCTCCCATATTAATTTTTTTTTGTTTAGTTTATTTGTTTATTTTGTTCATTAAATCTTTCATTCTCAAGAACTGAGCGTTCTCGTATGTTTTAGATTCAACTAAGTTTGTTGAACCTTTTTGTGGTGTTTTTTGAACTTTGTTTACCACAGATTCGGTTACAACATTTGTAGAGGAAACCAATTCATTCTTGATTGACTTATAGAGATTTTTTGATTCTTTTAATGTCTCTACGTTGTCAAATCTTTTAAGAATATTGATTTTCTCCTGTTTGGTTGTAGAATGTTCAGTGAACAATCTGGTAGCGTAAGCTAAATTTGAGTTGAAAATCGCAACCTCGTTTAATTTAGTTCTGAAAAGGTCAAGAGCCTTTTTGTACTCTTCATTCTTTTCTTTGAGTAGACTTATTTGTTTTTCATAAGATTCTACTTTCAAATGATAAGGTGCTGATCTTGGTTTTGGTAAACCTTTTCTACCAAAAGCCTTTCCATTACCCAAGGTTCTAGCCGCTTCCTTGGCTTCTTCTTTGTGTGCCTCACCTTCGTGAGCCTCTTCGTATGTTTCTTCTAACTCAACTTCTTCCTCTTCTTCTTCGTCTTCTTCTTCTTCGTCAAACTCAATTTCGTACATCACTTCCTCTTCGTCCATGTCCTCCATTTCAGAAACTTCCATGTCCTCCATTTCAGAAACTTCCATTTCTTCTTCGAGTTCATCCATGTCGATCATTTCCTCCATGTCCATCATTTCCTCCAATTCGTGATCTTCACCTTCCAATTGAATTTCATATTCTACATCTGCATTTTCATCTTTCAAGTGAATTTCGTCATCTTCCTTTTGAACGATAACTCCATCTTGATCACCCATCAATTTGAAAACCTTTACGAGTTCTTCATCACTCATGTTTGTGATGTCGATTAAATCTTCGTCTTCCATTTCGTCTTCAAAATCCATTTCGAGTTCCTCGTCATCCATAGATTCCAAGTCCTCGTCTCCGAATTCAGCAGGAAGGTCAACGTCCATTTCCTCTTCATCATCAAGGTCGAGTTCAACTTCCTCTTCTTCTCCCTCATCACCCATCTCGGTGTCGAGTTCAAGATCGAGTTCATCTTCCTCACCTTGTTCTTTAATCTCATCGGTGTCACCACCTAAAGATTCTTTTACTAAAGACTTGATTTCTTCCTTCATTACTGAAGCAAGTATTCCTTTTGTGTTTTTTGCAATAGACTCTTCTAAGTTCTTCAACTGTAAGAGTGTATCGTCTAATAGAATTTCTTTTTTGCTCATTTTCTATTTAAGTAGATTTATTTTTCTAAATAAATATACCCTTCTATAGAAAAATCTAACATTTTTTGTATATTAATGAAATTAAATAAAAAGAGGGGTCAAATGACCCCTCTTTTATTTTTCAATTACTTCGTTGATTTTACTTTCTATTACACTTGTGATTCTCCAATCTTCAGTGTACCTTTCAAAAATCTTTGTAACTTTTGCTTCAACATCGGTTACACTAAAACCCCTCACCAATTTCTCCTCTCTTGTTTTTTTGGTTTTACCAGTTTGAATATCTACTGTTTCAAATTGGATTTTTGCAATGAAATATTTTTCGTCCATAATTAATTATTTATCTTCCCAAAAAATCGGAAAGTTTGTTCATTAAATCAAGAGACTTACCCAATCCTTTTTCAGATTCAGGTTTTCTTAAATTTCTTTCTTCTTCTATGTTTTCTTCAAAGTTGAATTTATCTTCAGGTTTGTCAAAAAGATATGCTCCTGGTGTTGATGGTGAACTAACTAAGTCAAAACAGATAAGTTCAAAATCGTCTTGTACTTCATTTTGTTCTCCCTTCTTTTTTAGAGTCCCCACCCCTCTTGAAGATATACCCATTGTACATCCTTGTCTCATAAGGTTTGCAGCAATATCACCAGGTGTAGAAACAATACCTGTTTCGTGAAACGCTGGTGAGGTTAGAAGTCTGAGTTTACCCATCAAGGTATTTCCGTCCCACCATACATCATCAATAATGTGTGAAACTCTTTCCAAATCTACAATAGATGATTCGGGGTGATTCAACTCTGAAAGGGAAGTTCCCTTTTGGATCATTCTCTTATAATTTTCGGCTTCTCTTTTTAATATTTTTTCGGGATATAATCTTCCGTTTCTATTTGGAGTATCAAACTTTTGAAGAACAGCATAGAATATAAATGGTTTGGAATGATCTCTCATTGACTTGGATTCCATGATAACCTTTTCGTTTTCAGGATGATTTGGTGAGATATATCCCGCATCGTGCTCCACCAAAATACCTTTACCGGTTTCGTGAGCCTCAAGTACTCTTAGTTGTTCTTTCATTTTTTTTACTAGATAAATATGTTGTAATATAATTATTAATGTCTTTTGAGACTTTTCTTATCGAGTTTTCGTCAACTAATGAACCGAATTCAACCTCAATAGAGACAGTAAAACGTATTAAATAAAACATTCCGTTGTCCCAAGCAAGCTGTGTTGAATTGTCAACTTCACCATTTTCGATTAACTCTTTTGTGTCCTCAGCCAATTGAGAAATCATTTTGGTGACATTTAAAATATATCCATTTCCATCTTCACGAACACCCGATCCATCGGGGTATCCCAAATAATCACTGATTGTCTGAAATATTTTGGAATTTATTTTATCTTTTATTGAAATTTTAATTGCTGTTTCTATGAATATACAAATTATAGATTTTTCATAATCCGAAAAATTCTTAATATTTTTTTTGTTTTCAGAAGATATTACATCATTCCAATAATCATAACAATCTATGTCCCAAAACCCTTGTGTTAACCATCTATCTTCTTTTGTCTCACGATCAAAGAATATCTCAAAATCTCTTAACTTATCAATACGATAGAAATATTCATCACCATCCTTTGATAAACCCCTACTATGATCAATTAACACCTCAAATATAAGTTCATTAAGTTCCTGATCACCGACAGATGAAACATATTTTAAAGTTGATGCTGGATATTGGTGATATAGATCAAGTAAAATAGAGGCAGGAATTGAATCACCACTCGATTTAATTTTTTTATAAAAAACTTCAATATTACCACCGAAAAAAGCCTCGATAAATTCTACGAGACTTTTATCGGTTTCTTGTGATAACTCAATAAATTTTTCAATCATATAAATAAATATAATTCACGCCAACAATTTTACGGGTGTTTCCATCTTTGAAAGATGAAATGAGAAATACCTGTTGGATTTGAAACTATTTTTTGTAATATATTTACAGATTGTTGTTAATGATTTTTTTAATTGTTCTGATTTGAAATCAATATATTCATCCAAAAATAATGTGATTTCCAAATTCATAAAACTCCTCTTCCCTTCCTGAATTCCTGAGGTTCTGAGATCAAGATCAACTATTGTTCTTCCGTTGAATATATTCAGATCTATTGAATCCAATAATTTGTGTTTTATGTCCCTTCTTAATGTATTGACCACCGATGACCACGATTCAAGATCTGTTATTGGTTCCACCCACGCCTGAATGACCAAATAAATTGATTTCATAGATTTGAAATCTACCGTACCATAATTTATTTTGAAATCTTTAAATCCATTAATTTTTATTGATTTTCCCTTCTTCATAAAATCCCTTCATATGTAAAAACGTTTATTTTTTGAAAAACATAATAAAAATAAGGGTTATTGTCAAAATTTCGTAAATTCGTTTGTATTTATCGTTACAAATACAACTTATGATAATAGTAGAGGTAAATAAAAAAAATATAGAGGCCGCTCTGAAAACTTATAAATATAAAGTTTATAAGACCCAAGTTCACAAAAAACTGTGGGAAAATAAAGAATATATTAAAGATTCAGTGAAAAACAGAGAAAAGATGAATAAGGCCATCTATGTGAACGACAAGTTTAAAAAGGATTAAACTATCTCGTTCAAGAATTTTCTGAGTTCAAACAACGAACGGTGGGATTTATCATAAGACCCCAACTTTGACTTCAACTGATCCAATTTACCTTCTTCTATAGTATTTTTCTCAAATACAGAAACAATTTCAGATTTAGTTTCTTCAATCAAGTTTGTTAAATCACCTTCAGTTAATTCCTTCATTTCTTTGAGTAATGAAAGTTCTTCCTCTGAAAGACTTTCTAAGATTGGTTTGATTTTGGAATTTGCAATGTCTACTTGCATAGATAAAGGAAGATAAATGGTTTCGTTTACCTCATCCTTTTTTCGAAGATTTTCCAACAGAGAAAGTTTTGTCTCAACCTTTTTTTCTATGTTTGTTGAGAAAATCAAGTTGTCAATAGATTCGTAATTGTTGGATCCTTCAGACAAATATTTTTGAATATCTTTTCTTTTATATAATTCTTTTAATCTATCGATAGATTCATTAAGGAACATTTCACTGAATTCCTTGTCATATCCTTTTTTGGATGACAATTCGTAATATATATTTGTCGCCTCCTTTAAGTTCTTATTTTTTAAAACCTGATTCTTAAATTTGGTAAATGAACTTTTGAAGGTTCCTTTTTTATAACCTTCCACCAATTCATTTTCGAGTTGGGTGATATAACTTCCTAGTGTTTTCATACTAAATAAATATTATGATCCTAGTAACTCGTTTAGTTTTTTATCAATCTCCTGTAAAGATTTTTTAGCTTTGTTGATATTGAGTTCTACAACACCGTTTAACATATTATCTTCAAGGATTAAATTTTCATCTTTTTCTTTGGATTCAGGAGTTACTTCAGCCGGTGGAGGTATAGTCTCTGTTTCAGTACCACCTGTTTCAGCCGCAGGTTCAGGAACTGTGGTTGTACCCCCTACCTCACCAAAACCACCTAAATCAGGACTTGTTGTTTCTCCACCACCTGGTGTTGTTGCCTCACCTGCACCTGCTTCACCTCCCTCCTTTGGTTTTCCATTACCGTACAACTTGTCAATATTGTCAAATATACCTGTCTTGGTAATTACATTCGGAGTTTCTTCAAGTTCCTTAGCTACAGCTTTTTCAATTCTTTGTTGTTGTATATCCAACTTAATTTCTTCATCACTGAACCCAAGAATATGTTTCTTAGCCCAAGAAGCGGATACCGCCTGAATACCATTTCCAGGATCAGTAACTGCGTCTCTGTAGAGTTGGATTTTGGATTGAAGTTGTTCAATCTTCAACATATCCTGTTGTGTTGATGGATTGGTTAGACCCAAAGTGAAGTTATTAAGTTCGTCCTCAAATCCCAAGATATATAGATGAATAATCGCGATTTTATTTAATTCTTGAATCATCGCTTGTTGAATTCTATTGATGGTCCTTGAAAATCTAATATCCAAAAGAGAAAGATTCTTACCATCACCAACCACTTCTTCAAATCCAAGGAAAGCTTTCGGTATTCTTAAAGCGGTCAATAATTTCTTTTGAATATATTCAATATCCGCAATTTCACTCAGATTCTGAGCGCCAGGTAAAGTATCAATTGGATTTGGTGCGTTCGGATCACGAACAGGAATAAAATAATCCTGATCCACGGCCATCTGATTATATCTCATATCCACATTACCATTCTTTGGATCCACAATTTGGTCTCTCTTGAATTTGTTGGCAACCCTTTGGACATAGGCTTCAACATCTTTATCATCCATATTTCCAACAAAAACTTTGAAAACTCTTCTTTCAGGTGCTCTTGATGTTCTATAGATTAACATCGCATCTTCCGACAAAAGAAGTTGTTTCCAAACTCTTCTTGCTTTTTCTAACATAGAAGTTCCATAGGGTAATTTTGAGTCGTCACCCAAAAGTCTAAAGTGAGCAACCTCCCACGTATTGAATTCTATATTTTTATTTTTCCAAGTAAAAGTTAAGTGGGTATTTTCAACACCGGTATTCATTGCAACGGTATTAACAACCATACCTCTCTCGAATCTTTCGATTTCAATATTTGGTAATTGTTGTGCTCCGACAACACCTTGTTCAGGATCTATCTTTAAATAGAGAAAATTATCACCATACTTACAAGTATTTCTTGTCCACATAGGTAAGTTGGTATTAATATCCAACTTGTTATTGAACAAGTCGGCCAAAATACTTTTGATTCTATTGGATTCTGAATATATTTGAAGTATAAATCCATTTTCATTTGGGGTTGTTGATTCTTCAGCATAAATGTCCAAAGCTGCGGATATTTCGGGTGTAAACTCCATAGATTCATAATCATAATATGAAGCCAACCTTGTTGGTTCATAATATACGGCTTGTGTGTAAAGATTGTTTTCAACCTTTGACCATTGGTTTGCCAAATACAAACTCTGTTGAGCTTGAAGTTTTTCCTTTTCGTATTCCCCTTTAGATTTGGTTCTTAAAATTTCTTTTTTATCGAACCTATATTGAGGAACTTGTTGATCCAATGTGGAATCTGGTCCAAAGACCCTTGAAAGTCGTTGCCAAATTGTATATTGTTGATTAGTTTGTGCCATAGTAATTAAAATAGTAGTTTTTTCAATAAATACAATATTATTATCTTCTCATTCCTCCGAAGAGCCATAAATATTTCTCTACGTCTTTCTGATTATAACTTCGATTGGAATCGTTATTTGTTTGACCATAATACGATGGAACACTCGGATTCATAAAGTCAGTTTTATATTTTACACTTTCATTTACCGTCCAAGAATCAATCATTGCTTTTGCTTGTTCGGTCACCTTTGTAAGTTTGGAAAAACTACTTTCCCCAACATATAAAGCCATAGCAACAGACATAATCAAGTCGTCATGTTGTCCTTTGATATGGTCAGGTCTTCCGTTTATATAAACAAAAGTTAGTAATTCATTATATAATCTTGATGATCTGATTTTGAAACCGTGTCTAATATATTCTTCAAAAGTTGCAATAATCTGAACCCTTTTGTTATTGAAATTAATTCCCGGTATTTTCTCTTGCGCTTTTGGATCATATTTCCATATGTCAGTCGATACTTGACCATCGATATAAAGGTTTTTATACCCCAGCTCTTGCATCTTCCTTGCCGTTGATACACCCATACCACCCGTGATGTCAATAACCACAAATGCGTTGTATCTTTGTGCCCATTTTAAGGCAATTTCAGCGGCAATATCAGGTGGAACTTTGTCCAAAAATTCAACAACCTGTTCTCTTGTATCAAAATCAACTATATTAAAGGTTGTAAAGTCCTCTGAATCACCTCTTGACACATCCACACCCATAATATATTTGTGATCCAATATTGGATCCTCCCAAACCCATAACGCCCCTCCCATCATCTTGTCTTTGGGTTCTTTAATATCATTTTTCTTGATTTTTTCCATAGTTCCAGAGTCAATGACATTGTCACCCGAACCAAGAAAGTTACACTCCAATTCTTGAGACACCTTTCTTCTATCGTATTTCAACTTCTTAACCATAGTTTCAAACCAAGAAGAACAAGGTTTATAACCTTCATTGATTTTTTGAATAACAAATTCAAGATCCAAATCCCAACCCGCACCATCCAACCTAATTACGTGTTCCTCTTCAGAATATTCTTCTTTATTTAACAAATAATGAACTATATCTTTGGTTTTTACTAAATAAAGGTCTTTGGTATATCTTGGATCTCTATACCAATACATTTCAGATATTTTAAAATCATTCATACCCCGTAAAGCTTGATCGTAAATTGAATAATAAATTTGATCAAATCCGTTGGGAGTTGAAATAACTATAACTTTACCACCCGTTGAGAGTGAGGCCATACAAGCCGCCCAGAAATCATCATCCGCTTCAATATATGCTGCTTCGTCAAATACAAGGATAGTTGGGGTATAACCTCTCAATGCGTCTTTTGATGTTGCAACCGCTTTTACTTCACAACCATTTGTCAATCTGAAGTGACGTTGGGAGTTTTTTTCCGATGAAAAACTAACGCCAAACCAATCGGGCCATTGCTCTTGGAAAGACCTGATTTTATCGGCCATACCAACGGCAGTGTCAAGTTTGTTGGCAATGATCAATATCTTTTCAGGTTTTCCCTTCGGAGCTGTGATCAACTTTTTGGAAATCCAAGCTGCGGTGACAGTGGAAACTCCCGCCTGTCTATATTTTAACGCAATATTTTCTTCAAACTTTTCAAAATCCTCAATCAATTTCACTTGGTCAGGAAACAACTTCAGGGGTACGAACCCCTGAACTGTTTGATCATAAGTTTTCAAATATGTTTTTAACGCATATTCAGGACTTTTGACACATTTGGCATATTCTAATAATACCTGTTCTCTTGTTAACCCCATCCATTAATTTAAACTTATTCCGAGATTAGAGAGGAAATTATCCAAGTCTTCATCATCATCTTCTGAACCCATAGCATCTTCATATTCTTGATCTTTGAGTTCCTGAATAATCTCTTTTACCATTTTGTCCACAATTTGCTTGCCTTTTGGTGTTTCTGCGAGAATTTCTTTCATAGTCTTGAAGAACTCGTCAGTACTCAGAGAGGCAATTCTTGATTTGAGATAGAACTGAATGATTTTCTTGTCTTCGTCAAATAGTTCATCAGGATAAGCATTTACCAATTTTTCATATATAATTGGTCCGACTCTCATATCCCAAATTTCATGTGGTAAAGTGTCTGCAACCCCCATAACCATTTCTGCCGATCTTGGATCGTCAGGTAAACCCTGAGTCATAACCAAATCGTTCACACCTTTAAGTAGTTCATGAATGAGAAGTGGAAACCATGTAGCCTGTGCTTTTACGGTTGGAGGATCTGTAGTTTCGTCAACTTCTTCTTTACCCATCATTCCTTCACCACTACCTGCCATATTCAACATTTGTTGGTTAGGCATAATCCAATATAGATAGTCAGCATATGACATTATAACACCATATAATCTTACCAAATCAGGATTCAATCTATCTAATTCTGGAACTACAAGTTGGTACATGTAGTGACCTTTTTTTGCACCACCCTGAATCAATGCATTTAAAATTCTTCTTTTTGCGGTTTCCGCGTTAAAATTCTCCATAGAATTCATAAATGACATAAAGTCATCTTGAAAATCTTCTTCTTCGTCCTCTTCACCTCCGAATTGTTTTTCAATTTCATCCTCATCGTACTCTTCTGGTTTAGAACTCATACCTTGTTTTGAAATTTCACCTGGATTAACTAAGTCCGCTTCAAAATTTACTTGATCTGTAATACCGGTTTCCTTCTTCACCAAATCAATTGCCAAATTTTCCAAATATTCTTTGTGACTAGATTGAATCTGTAGAATTCTATTCGATGCTCCCATAACCAAAGTTTGTAACTGCATCATACCATTCATTCCCGATAAATTTGTTACACCTGTAAGGCGTTTCAAATTTTCAATAACATCCTTGAATCTTTTACTTGCGATAATTTGTTCGAAAGAATCAGGTATTCCATCGTTATTTTTATCGGGAAGAGCAGGATTTTTACTATAAGGTGTTTCTCCTCTGTTAAAAAGATCTTCCAAAGAAGGATCCATTCTTTCAGGACCATCATATCTAATCGGTGCCTCTAATAAAGCCTTTCTTACTGTATTTTTTAAATCCTGTCTCATTATTTCTCCGCCTTTGGTTTTGGTTTATGCTTTGGTTGAAATGGAGTTTTTCTTTCAGGTTTGGATGGTGCAACATCTGGTTTTACAGGTACTGGCTTTGTAAATGGTTCAGAATCAAAAATTTCCGAATAACTCATCCAATCAGGTAATTCTTTTCCTGCCTTTGGTTTTGGTTTGTGTTTTGGTTGAAAAGGTGTTTTTCTTTCAGGTCTCGACGGAACAACACCAGGTTCCTTTACAGGTACAGGTTTGGTTAAAGGAGCTTCATTAACTAATTTAACCAAGTCACCCTTGGTAATACTTGCTGGAATATGTTTTTTAACAATTTTCATAACACTTTCCTCCAAAGATTTAAGATTATCTTCTTTTACTTTTTCGGGTAGTTTTTTGAAATTTGTGTGTTGTGCAAATTCGTCAGCCATACTACACCACTTATTTCTTTCTTTTTTACTTAATGATTCATCATTACATTTAGCAAAGAAGTATTTTTGTTGTGATTTACTTTGAAACTTTTCTTCGATTTCACCTTTTTCACCATTTGATTTTTTTGACTTAATGATATCTAACATAAGATCAATTTCTTCGTCAGATAATTCATTCATCATTGATCTATTATTGTCGGAATCATCATCCATACCATCAGGCGCCATGTCGTCAGCATCATGTAGTCCTTCTCTTGTGAGAGCAGTCAAATCATCCTGATTTTCTTTCATTTCTCCATCACCTGAAACAACAGTCAAAGATCCATCTTGATTCGGAACAACTTTACCATTCACAGGCAATCCCCCTTCTTTTTTCATTTTATCAACTTCCGCTTTTGGATAAGTTGTTTGTTTCACAATAGAAGTTTGAGCTTCTTTTAATATTTTTTTTGCCAAAATATTTCTTTGGTTTTCACTTAAAGAACGAATTGTTTTAATTGAAAAACCTTCGTCAAGTAAGACTTTGATATTTTTTTTGTTCATGGTGTTTGCAATATTTTTTCCTCTGAAAGAACTATATCTCTTTCGTAAAATTTATCCTTTATTATAGAAATATCATCTCCAAATCTAAAGACCAATCTTTGGTTTCCTTCATATCCCGAGTCTTCAGATTCCCAAGCCAAAGAAATGACACCATCAATTGCATCGTACATATTGAAGTAATCAGAATTACGAACAAGTTCCAACTTAATGTCGGAACTGCTCAGTTTTAAAACACAATGAATGAACTCCAATTGGGGTGGAAATGGTCTCCCTGAGGCGGGACTTACATCCCAATCTTCACCGTAGACCTCTTCGTTTTTTGAGAAAATAAATTCGTATGTGTTATTTCCTTTATAGTCAGGTCCAAGTTCATTCACATAGACGAGTTTCATTCCAAAAATCCTTTTTGATTAATTTTGAATTCTTCACCATTGATCTTGACAACGATATTTTTCTTGTTTGTTCTTCCGATTAACTCAACCTCTTTAAATTCCTTAATGATTTTCTTGGAAGCAACTTCTTGTTCATATGTTGTAGCCATTTTGTTGACTGACTCAATCATAAGTTGTTTCTTCTTTTCGTTTTTGATTTTGGTTTCCTTAATAACGGATTCACTCAAGTATTTGTTGATAGTTTTTTCAACCTTCGATTCTGCAAATATTGAATCCATAATCTTATCTAAGTCACTTTTTGGTTTCTCCATCATATAATCACCACCCTCACCTAACTCCTCTGTTTTTTCAGGAGATTCTGGTGTTTCTTCAGTGCCCATTTCCATATCTAATTCCATATCCATTCCACCTCCATCTTCATCTGCTGTTACATCAACGGATGTATCCTCCATACCATAATCAATTTCCCCTTCCAATCTTTCAATAACCTCATCTTTATCTTCATCTTTGAATTTTTCTAAATCCATCGCCGAAAGAATCGAATTAATAACATATTTCATATTTGAGGAGTCCAACCCTTGGGTAGAATCCAATTCTCTCAACTTTTGAGAAAGTTTGCCTGTAATTTTTTGGATTGTTTTAAAGTCAGTACCTTCCTCATCTGTTGGAGGTTCCATCCCCATATCAGGGGTTTCCTCTGTACCAGCATCCATACCCAAATCGAAATCTAAATCAGATCCCGTATCGGTTCCAGCATCCATAGATGGTTCTGCCGGCATCTCCAAGTCAGTTTGAGCTTCCAATCCTGCGTCCATACCAAGATCAGCAGATGGTTCATCATATGTTGGTTCAGGTGCGGATTTGGGCGTTTTTAATACAAATTTCTTTTGTTCACCAAAAAGAGTTGTTTCTTCATTTACACCTTGAGTGTAATTGACCTCACGAGCCAATAAATTTAATCTCTTAAGAGCTTGAGAATACGAATTATAATATCGTCTATTCTTCATAGGCTCAATGTATTCCTCAACACCTTCGTTGATAGATTTTTTTATAATATATCCAAGCTTTTCTTTGGCTATGACATACTTTACACCATCACTTAATGTTTTGGAATATTCCACGCTAGATACTTCGTTAACTACCTGCTTTGGAACTTCTTTATATCTTGCGATCTCCAAGATTCTTCTGATTTTTTCATCCCCTTGAAGTCTTTCGCTTCCTAATGGTCTCAAATCTGACATTTGTATTTTTTGTTAATTTTTAATTTTATGAATTTAACCCTCGAAAACCTCCAAGAGTAACGGCGTTACATTGATATGCAATTTCTGTTGTATTATCTCCCTCTGTCCATAATGGAGTAGGAATTGAGTAGAAAGGAGCTGCGTCATTTCTTGCCACACTTATTCTGTTTACGTTAGCGTAGTTTGATTGAGTACAAGCGGTTATTGCCATTATAGTTTTTTATAAATAAATATAGAGATAAATACAAATTATCTTTTTTTCCTACTATGTGATTCTAAAGAAAGTGTTTTGTCTATAATTTTATTTTTAGCATCAAATAGTTTTTGAATATATCCAGCCCTCCTCATATATTTAAAAACGAGGTTTTCATATGATTTTTCTCCACCTTTGAGTAACCCAGTTGACCTATATTTTTTTAGTTTATCTTTAAAATTATCCAATATTTCTATAGCTTTTTTGGGATCCTCGTCATTTAAATTTGAAAATACGTCATCAAATTGTGAAATAACATTCTTGATTTTTCTCTTTAAAATATCTTTGTCAATCTGTGTTTCTTCTTGTTTGGGTATTTCAACCCAATCATTATGTAAGATACTGTATACACCAGAAGAATGATGAGACTCCAATATATCTTGGATATAAACTTCCACATCATGTCCATAAATCGTAATATCATGAGTACTGTTGAATAAAGTTTTTTTGAGGTTAAAATATTCTTTATATAATTCTTCGTTTCCTTCTAATTGTTTGTAATCCAAAATAAAATGAAGGTCAACATCAGATAAGTCAGACCAGTTAAAATTCGCTAAAGATCCTGTCATCGTGATGTCTGACAAAAATATATCGAGATCCAAATACTCAAAAAACTCCTCACTAATTTTCATGAGTTGTTTTCTGATGTTTTCTTTCAAAGTTGAACTATCAGGTGTTTTAGGATTGTCCCAAAACTTGGGATTCAACTCATCCTTATATAACAAGGTGTCAACGACCTGATTGATTGAATTCATTTTTTAGTATATTTGAAAGTTTTGGCGATTTCTTTATTAAAAAATGACCCTTGTGATTCCGCCATTCTGAACTTCGTATAAATTTGATGTGGAACCTCTTCATAAGAATACACCAATCCATTTTTAAATGTCACCTCAAGGTTTTGAGTTTTGGTGTCATAAATTGTTTGATTGATGTTTGAGGATTCAATCTCATTCAAAATCTTTGTTCCTTCTATTTTTTCAGATATTATTGCCATTTTTGAAAGGTATTTCTTCTTCTATTATATTGAATTTTGAATAAATATGTTCAAAAAATTTGTTATCGGAAATATCAAACCCATTATTTTGGATAATATTTTTAAAATTTAAAATTTCGTCCTGAATTTTGTTTAGTTGATTTCTCAATACCTCAGTATTATCTGATTCAGATGTCAGATCTGTACCTTCTTCACAAAGATTATTAAACAAAGTCCTGAAATTTCTATATTCAGAAAGAAGGACTGAGTCGTCAGTTGTAGAAGATAAATAATCGTTAATATTCATGATTATAAATATATCAAGAATTAAAAACCCCTCCGTGGGGGAGGGGCTTCAATTTTACGATTTCAACTTTTTTATTTCATCCCTATATTTTATTGCCGATTCGAAATCTTGATTGGTGACAGAATTATTCAACTTTGTTTCTAACTCTTTAATTTTTTCCTTGTTAGATTCAATAGATTTGATTTTATCTCTTAGTTTAGCGGCACTCTCATAATCTTGTTTTTCAACCGCACTTTCGAGTTGTTTTTTGAGATCCCATGTTTCACCTGAAGGCTTATTGTGATCACCAGATGTTTTATATATTGTAGTCACCTGAAATGATCCGTCTTCTGATACAAATGATTCTTTAGTCCAAGATCCATTTTCATCATCTCCCGATTCCACGTTCCTTTTACCCCTGATCATATAAGGTGAAGTAAATGAACCGAAATCTTCGAACAAAGAATCAAATTCAGAGAACAAATTGTTGAAGTTAATTTTTTTACGTAACATTTTTATTAATTTTTTTATTAGTTTATTTCTGAAAATCTCTACTTATCAAATCTGTGCCAAACTCTACAAACTGACAAAATGTCATACAAATTAAAAAAACCTGACAAAATTACAAATATTGATTTTTTCATGAAAAACATATATTCTTAAAATAAAAAAAATGATTGAAGATATCGACCCAAGCGAGTCCAAAAAGGACAGAAAACCAAAACAAAATCCAAACTCCAAAACACCTGTCTTAGATAATTTCTCAAGAGATTTATCTAAACTTGCTGAACTCGGAGCGTTGGATCCTGTTGTAGGTAGGGATGAAGAAATTTTACGGATTGCTCAAATTCTTTCAAGAAGAAAGAAAAATAATCCAATAATAATCGGTGAACCCGGTTGTGGTAAAACCGCCATAGTTGAGGGTCTAGCTCAAAAGATTTTTGAAGGGGATTGTCCAAGAAACTTATGTGACAAAAGAATCGTTTCTTTAGATATGACATCCATAGTTGCAGGAACAAAATATAGAGGACAATTTGAAGAGAGACTAAAGGTGATCTTGGAGGAGCTTCAGGAAACCAAAGAAGTCATCGTATTCATCGACGAGATACATAACATCGTGGGTGCGGGAAATAGTTCGGGATCTTTGGATGCTTCCAATATCTTTAAACCGGCTTTAGCACGAGGTGAGATTCAATGTATTGGTGCTACGACATTAGACGAATATAGACAAAACATCGAAAAAGACGGAGCATTAGAAAGGAGATTCCAAAAGGTTGTAGTTGAACCACCATCAGTGAAAGAAACCATTCAGATTCTGATGAATATCAAAGACAAATACGAGGACTTTCATAAAGTAGTATATCACGATGATGCAATAACCGCTTGTGTTCGTTTGTCCGATAGATATATCACCAACAGAGAATTCCCCGATAAAGCAATTGATATTTTGGATGAACTTGGAGCAAGAAGTCAGGTTACAACAAAACTTCCCGAGTCCATTGAAAAGTTAAAAGAAGAGGCCGCCGACATCAAAAGATTAAAACTCGAAGTAGTTAAGGCTCAACGATATGAAGAAGCCGCAAATCTAAGAGATAGAGAGAAAAAAGTCTTGAAAGAACTTGAAGACCAAAAGAACAAGTTTGAAAGGGAACAAAACACAATAAGGAAAGAGATATCTGAGGATATGGTATATGATGTCGTTGCATCAATCACCAAAATACCTGTATCAAAATTATCAGCCGATGATGTTGATGCTTTGATAAACTTGGAAAATAATCTCAATGAAAAGGTGATTGGTCAACATGATGCCGTTGAAAAAATTTCAAAAGCAATCAGAAGAAACCGTCTTGGGATTAAAGATCCAAACAGACCAATCGGTTCATTCATTTTCTTGGGATCCACAGGGGTCGGAAAAACATATTTGGCAAAACAACTTGCAAAACAAGTCTTCGGTGATGCAAATTCTTTGATCAGAGTTGATATGAGTGAGTACCAAGAAAAACATTCTCTGAGTAGATTGATTGGATCTCCACCGGGTTATGTTGGATACAATGAAGGTGGACAATTAACAGAACAAGTTAAAAATAAACCATATTCTGTTATTTTGTTTGACGAAGTTGAAAAGGCAAACAAAGATATATTCTCTTTGATGTTACAAATCTTAGATGATGGATACATCACCGACTCTACAGGAAGACACATCAACTTCAAGAATACCTTGATCATTATGACCTCCAACTTGGGTGTGAAAAAATTGATGGAATTTGGAACAGGAGTTGGTTTCAATACAGCATCAAGAGCAGCAAACACAGAGGAAATAAAAAGGGATATTCTAAAAAAGGAAGTCAAAAATTACTTTTCACCTGAGTTTTTAAATCGCGTAGATGAGATAGTTCTCTTTAATTCTTTAAATGAGAACGACATTCACAAAATTATTGAGATCGAGTTTGTTCAACTCAAAGATAGATTAGACGAACTCGGTTACTACATCAACTTCGATGATAGTATATACAAACATATCTCGAAAATTGGATATGATGAAGAATTCGGAGCACGACCTCTAAAAAGAGCAATACAAGAACAGATTGAAGATTTTATATCCGAAAATGTGTTGAGGAAAAATATAGTTCTCGATAAAAAATACGAACTATATATGAAGGAAGACAAAGTGACCTTAAGAAAAAAGAGATAAAAAAAGTGGGAGAAATCCCACTTTTTTCTTTAGATCCTTTCACATCCTAACTTATCATAGATTTCAATACCTGTATTAACAGCATTCTCGACTTCCTCAACGATGATATATTCATGAGGTGTATGATACCTGTGATAACCACAAGATAGATTAATCATGTTGATATGAGGGAATAATTCCTTGAGGGCCTTCACATCAGTATAAGGATGTTTTTGTAACTCGAATTCAGGATTAAATGTTTCACTTAAGACAAGCTCCATACGAGTAAAGAATTCAGAGTTACGGTCAAACAATTGGACACCTGAACAATATTCACTCACCATATAGTTTGAAGGAGCGTCAAACTGAACCACATATCCGACATCGGAGAAAAAGTAATTATCCGCTTCAGAGGATCCGATACATCCGACTTCTTCGGATACAAAAAAAGCAATCTTGACATTGTCCAAAGATTCAAGTAACTTCAAACACACATAAATCCCACACTTGTCATCACCACCAATACCGACGTGTTGATCATTAAACATGGAGTACCCTTGCAAAGCAAGTTTCATCTCTCCATTATCATTTGGCAACATCTTTTCTACAACTCGGATTGGAGTCATAGAATGTACAGTATCAAGGTGGGACACAAAACAAGGATAATATTCTGCAATACCTTTGGTTACATAGATATTTGATAAATCATCCGTGTAAAATTCATATCCTCTACTATACAAAAAATCCGTGATGAAACTCACCATCAGATCTTCTTGGTAAGTTTTGGATGGAATACTGAGTAGTGTTTTGAAAAAATCTAAATCTTGTTGTTTCATTATACAAATATATAAAAAAAAATCTATTTATTAACAAACCTGTATAATATTTTTTTTACGGATTTGATTTTATCTAAAAAAAATATGTATATTTGTGGTGTTCTTTGATAATATGGGGGCGATTTTGGATTTGACCGGTATGGTCAGGCACAGAGTGCACGTAGTGAGACGAGATCTATCACTTTAATCTACGGTTTCAAAAACAACTGGCGAAACTTTCGCAAAACTTCAGTCTATTGGTTTGATCCAAACTGAAGAGGTTTACGTAGCCTAAGGCTCCGAAAACCTACGGGTCGGTCAGGACATACACCTATGAACAGAAGTCCACTGAAGGTTGGTTACCTTAATAACCAAAGGATGTGGTACTCCTTAAGTATTACCACCGTGGCTGAACGGTGTGAGAATTCAGATATTTCGGATTATTGTGAATTAATAATGACCTAAACGTGTAGTACTCTCTGTTTGAGATACTAGGGACGGCGGTTCGAGTCCGCCCGCCTTCACTAAATATAATCCCCGATTATTTTGAGAGTTGGGGATTTATTTTTATATTTGTACTATGAAAAATTTGATCTTCTTATTTTTTCTGTCGACACCGATATGTGTGTTTTCTCAATCACAATCAGATATTGATTCTGTGAATTACTACTTCAATATTTTACTCAATCATGATAGAGACAGTATTCGCCTTCATCAAAGGTCTGATTTAAATAAAGTTACTATCGAGACAGATGTCACAAAATTTATTAATCCCCTTGAACATCTGGATAGGTGTGTTGATGATCTCATGTATACAGGAAGTTACTTTCCACATTCAACAACTAATATTGAGAATTTTTTAGCAACCTACAGTCCTTATAATTTTTCAAGTCAGTATGTCGACCCAAAACAAATTGCCTATGAATTTTTCACTCGTTGGAAAAACTCACCAAAAGGTCACTATTATGTTATGATGAGTGATAAAAAATGGTCCAAACGAGATGATTGGGATTATCAAACTTTTATCGTACTATATAAAATAAAATATGATCCTGAAGCAAAAAACAAATGGGTTCTTGTTGCAACTTTTACAGTATTTCAATAAATAAAATAATTAAAGACTTTTTGTGAATTACAAAAATTTTTATTATATTTGTGGTATGAAAAAATTTCTTATCGTCCTTATTTTCCTTATGGGTGGTTATAATGTTGTCACCTCACAACATTTACTTGGTCTGTATCAACCATCTGATAAGTTACGTGATAGTTATTCTATAACAGTTTCTGTAAATGACCAAGATGAGTTTGTGTATTTTTATCAGATTAATGATCTTGGTGAATCGCAGGATGTCAGAATTATTTTTGATAATTCACAAAGTATGGAATCCTTCAAAAATGCTCTGATGTTGGTTGACAGTGCGTTTTATAGTTCTTGGTCAGAAGGTTATACTGAAGATGCTACGATAACTTTTGTTGATACACTTAGTACAACTTTAAAAGGAGTGAAATGTGCATTTCGTTATGATTACAAATGGTATTTTGATTCCGATGTAACTCTTACTTATATGGTTGAACGTAATTGGTTTGGTGTTTTCCTTATCATTAAAACAGATGTATTATCGTCAGATCTTGATTCTGAAATTTTTGTGGAAGGAGGTGATTTAAGTTTTGATAATTACGATACTTTTACAAATTTTACATATCATTCCTTGAACTATAATAATGCTGAATTTTTCTTCAAAAATAAAACTTTAGATCAGTCTTATTTTAAACAATAACCCCCTTCAAAAGGGGGTTATTTATTATTGACATGGTATGAAACTACCTATACCGACGGCACTTTTCACATTACCTATATTACCATAGGGTTCTTTTGGTCCGTAAAATTCGGTAACTACACCGTTATTTATTTTATAAGCGGCAACCATTGGCGCATCACCATGCGCCTTACCACCCTCCCTTAGTGCACTGTCAGTGTTTGGTGACATCATCAAATTAACCCTTCCATCAGGGCTTTTACTCGCAATTTCCTTCAATTTGTCACTAGGTACGTCAATGATCGTATAGACAGTCCATCCTTGTTTTCCATATACTGGATCCTCAGGTATTAAACCGTCTTCTACAAATTCAAATCTTTTTTGAGTACTATTATCTTGAGTACCAATACGAGTTGTATTCCAATCAAGTTTAGACCTTGTACCGTACTTATCAAAATGCTCCCGATTATGATAGTCTTTAGTCATATTATTCATATTAGATATACCAATAGGAACACCATTTGCAAAAATATTAAATGTGGCAAATACACATGTGTGATTTTGGGAATTTTTAGGGATTTTTATTCCATCCACAACTTTAGGAGATCTAAAATAACCAACCACAATTTTTAAACCCTCTAAACATTTTGCGGGATTCTTTTTTATCTGAACTAACCCTGTTAAATCAACATATTGACCTGGATTTGGGTATTTAGAACTATCTCTTTTTTCATCTATACAACCTCCAGTATCTGTGATAATTGGAGATATTTTACTTTGAGTAAAGTTTTCACTTAAAGAAATACCTGTTTTATCGGCGGTTTCCTGAATATGTTTAAGAAATTTACTTACTCTCTGAGATGCAAATCCCATATTTGTTTCGGTATCACTATCGAACTTTTTGGGGTCCCCTCCATGTAATTTTCTTATATCCTTATAAGGCTCCTGTTTATATAAAACATCAAGATTCATCAACTTACCATTATTATCGTTAGTTGGTCTCAGAGGTCCGTTATAATAATTACTAGCCGATCCTATAGCTGATTCTATATTAATAAATTTCAATTCATATCCTTCAGGACTCGATGCCTTATCTAATTTAGAAATTATGGTATTTTTCAATTTGGTCAACATACTCGTATAACTATCAGATTCTGTTTTAGATGCCCCAAAAAATCCTTTTAATCTGAATTTTACACTGTTACCGTCTTGTGACATTTCCAATACATCAACAACTGGATTACTAATTTCATTACTACCTGAACACTGACCAATAGTTGTTTGTTCATTAATCAAACCCATCATTTCTTTCATCCTATCAATTTCGAAAATAACATTTTTTTTCATACTAATTTTTTCTTAATAAATAGTTGTATAAGAATTTAAATATTTTTATCTTTCTAAAAACGTTGAAATACATGAAATTTTGGATCCTCATCCCTCTTTTGTTATTCTCTATATCGATGAAATCTCAGATCACAGGTATGTCACCAAAGTTCTATACCTGTTTTGAAATAGTAGGAAAAGACACGATTATTGTTTCTTGTGAAGAACACCCTCACATCATCTCAAACACCCGTAACTTAGATCCTGATGAGACAAATATCGATTCACTATGTCATCAAATGAGTTTAAATTTTTATAACCATCTGAATAAGGTAAGAAGAGAAATGAATTTGAATTCATTATCCTATGATTCTTCTATGTATCTTATCTTAAGTCATCCTCACAACTTATGGCAACTACAAAACAGGAAAATTTCACATAGTGAAGGTAAGTATACCTTATCCGAAAGAATCGAATATGTCGGATATAACGGTGTTGGAGAATGTGTGGCTTTCAATTATCGATTCGATGAAACCGAGGAAAGTATGTTTTTAACTCAATATCGAGACAGTCCTTCTCATTGGAAAATTCTTACAGATCCAAAATTTAATCGTATTTCAATATCCACCCTTTACGACAAAGAACAAAGAAGGTTTTACTCCACTGTAAATGTTAGAAGATAAAATGTATTTTGAACACTCAGTAATCTTAGTCGATATGATATATATTTATTAGACCTCGAATAAAGTTACGAATTAATTTTTTTTTTTCATCTAAATTTTGTAAATTTGAATCATGAAAAATATCCTTTTAGTTCTCTTGAGCATGAGTATATTGTTGTCTTCATGTAATTTTTTCATGAATAACGGAATTACTTCCGCATTTCAAGATTATAGAGTACAGTATGAAAACGAGTCCGTGAAGATTTTGGAAAACAACCAAATGAATGTGTTCATTTTTGACAAGAATACTGACTTCGAAGTCTCCGAAAATAAAAGAGGTAATTCTACATTCTATATGAACACAAATTTTTTTGATCCCAACGAAAATCCCATCGGATTGGTTGTAATCAACAAAAAAAGAAAGTCAAGTAGAGTTGATCGAGGTGGATATTTTTACGTAAAAAATGGAAAAAGTCATGTGTCACCTAGCTGTCCAAAAAATGTAACTTTTGCCTCTCAATCCATTCTAATTGGGATCAAAAACGGTAGGGTGAATAAAAGATTAACTCGTATGAACCATGCCAAAGAAAGGACGTACAGAAATATTGTTGGTCAAAATAATAATGGAGATATTGTAATTATCGCGTCTAAATTTAATGGTTTAGTTACTATCGCTGAAATTATTGAGGAAGCAAACAAATTCAATTTGAAAAATGCAATTCTCTATGATGGTGGAAGTTCTGTTGATTACTACTTCGATAATGGTGAATTTTCGGTGGGGTTCGACTCTTCACCAAAAATTATTTCCAAGTTATTATCATTGGGTGAACCAACAACTTACCTCACCATTGACTAAAAACAACTAAATTTTTTGTAATTGAGTACGACTTCTTGTATATATCCGTGAGTTGATGCGTTTCCATCAACATAATTCGGAACATAATTCATTATTGGTTTACTCTTATCTCCATTCGTACCAAAACAAGGATCTTTTAATCCTTGTTTTTTTCTTTCGGGTAATTTTGATTCACACCATTTTACTATTGTGTCACGAACACCTTTATTATATGAAGCTATGGTAATATCAATCTGAGCATTACCTGAACCATTTTTTACGTTTGATGGTTTGTTTTGGAATCCCATTTTTGAAGATTCCTGTATGTATTTTTGGATATATTTATATACCGCCAACAAAGCCTTTTCTCTGTTTAGAATATCTTGTTGAGTAAACCCAAGTTCTTTCGCTGTTGAAGGTTTCATTTGTGCAGGTCCGCTTGAAGTGTCGACACCAAATGTCGATAAAATGTTTTTTGCCTGACCGTATGTATTATACCTTGTACCTGATTCGAAAGAACTTTCTCTACCTATTATAGATAAAGCATATTTTAAATAATTTTTATCATATCCTTTATTAATTAAATTTGATAAGGGTATAACAAAATTAGAGGGCACACAGGGGTACTGTTTTTTTAGTTCATTAAATTGCTTGAAAAATGGTTCTAATAGAGTTTTGGATTGATTATCTACAAATCTATCAACAGAACCTTGTTCTGTGATAAAAATTAACTCATTAATCCTTTGAACTTCTTCTCTGATACTAATTATTTTCTTCTGATCCATGCTATTCTGAGATTGGAAGCCGGTTCACTTTTTACATTTCCTTTGACATTATGGAAGACCAAAGGGACACCATCTTTCACTACCGAAACTGTACCTATGTGAGTATTCATACCCCAACCAAGACCTGTTCCAAGAGTTTTTCCAATTATCTTTTCCCCTTTTTCATTGTCTTTGAACCATTTTTTTCCACCTTCATAAAATGCTTCTCCATGATGTGTTGATGGTGGATAAAAAATCCCGACCACATCATTAAGTTTTAAATCTGTCACTTTGCCTGTGCCGGGAACTAATTGACTCACTACATTTTTCACTTCAGTATTGTAATTATCATAATCTCCGCCTGACTTGTAAATTTTCAACCACAAATCCTTAATTTTTTTTTGTTCATCAGTTGTAAGATCATTGAATGAATTATGGATTCGTTTACCCAGGTTTTCGTTCTGATAAGCGAGCCAAGCGTCACCAACATATTCCAAATCGGGTCTGATATCATTAACAAATTGTGCACAATTCGTTGAATCAGTTTTACAAATGTTCGAAGTACTACTTGTTGTACTCAGGTTGTTGAAATTTATTTGACTTCTTTGTTCGGGTGCAATATTACCAACCTTTATACCCTTATTTTTTGAGTCCTGATCACTATCTGTAGATTTTCCACTCTGATCTTTAATCTTAAAAACAAGTCGTTTTACCGAATTCAATGCATTACCACTCAATCGTTTCCAATTGGATTCATTTTTTTTCTTCGCATAGAACATGTTTCCATCTTTTTTATAATCCCAATCTTTATCGTAATTTGTTACAACCTCGGCTTCAACAATAAGATTCATAATTTCTTTAATCCTATCAATTTCAGAAATAATTTTTTTATTTTTCATATCTAATCAGGAAATTTTTATTATATAAATATCGATCGGACTGAAAAAATTTGTTTTTTTGAAAAACAATTCATATATTTGTGTTCTGAAAAAACAAACGACATGAAAAAGGTATTCAACTTGGGTGTTGGCAACACGATCAAAATGAACCGCAAGTTCGGAATGCAGATCAAAGAAAAATATGGATTGACCTTTTTTCCCCGAGTTGTGGACGTGGTAGGTTTGGTTGACCTTGATAAGACGAACATCAACTTGGTGATCAAGCTCACCAAAGAAAATGGGAAGGTTTGCCGTTGTTGCGGAGCAACTCTTAAAACTCCGATGTCACAACTCACCAGCATCGGACCCGTATGTTCCAAACACTTGGGAGTAAAGTTCCCAACCACACAGAATCAAGTTGAATCGTTCCGTCAAGAAATTGAAAACAAGATCGAATCTCTTGGTGAATTTGAAATCAAAATCCCAAAGAGTCAGATTGACAAATGGGAAGGGGACGCATCGATGCTTGTCAATGTCCTTGTTTAAAAGTTGAAGAACTTGTTGAGTTTTTTCAGAGTATAATATGAGGGAACCCATCCGTTGAAATTAAAATCCGGATCTACGTGTTCCCTCATATTTTCTTCAAATTCTTTGGCTTCAATATTATTCTTATAAGTTATACCTGAAACGTATTGAATTATATCTTTTGGATGATACCCGCTCAGCATCCCAAAGACAACGGTCATCGGTTCACTTCCAAAAATAGATTCAAATCCTTCATCGGGAAACTTACTTAAAATAAAAGGTAATAATTCATCCATTTCTTCACAAGCATCCTCATCATCCTCATCCAAACAGTTAATAAAAACATTCCAAAGATATTGATCATTATACGGATGAAAATCATATTCATATGAAACATTTGTTCCATATTTTTTGTCAAATTCAACCGATGGTTTTTCGTTCAGATAAAATTTCATAGATAAAATGAATACTTTTTATAAATACCTTGAGAATTATAAATCACAGAATTGGTTTATCAAAACGTTAACTTTGATGGTTTTTTTTCTTCCCGGAGGTTTGTTTATTCTCGGAGGGATTATATTAATCGATAACTTAATTAAGAATTTCAGAAGTTCATGAATATTTATTGATATAAAACAATAACGCCCATGAACACAGAAAAATTTAAATCAGTTGTAAGACACGCTCTCACAGCTATCGGTACCTTATTGGTATTCTTTGGATTGAACAGTTATGTTCCTTTGGTTGATTATCTAACAGAGAACTTGGACGGAACAGTACAAGCAGTTGAAGTACTTGTCGGTTTCGTGTTGGTCGTCTTTGGTTTCCTGAAAAACAAAGAACGGTTCCAACTGCCGAATAAGGAAGAACAAAACGGTTGAATACCTGAATCCCTCCACCAAAAAGTGGAGGGTTTTTTTTGATTATAAAATTAAAATAAACTATAATTCATTTAAAATTTTAATTATGGAAGCTGTTTTGGTTTTAAACGCAGATTATACACCCATCAATACAACAACTTTAACGAGGGGATTCGTCTTGGTACATAAAGGAAAAGCTGAAATTTTGAAAGGAGGTGAAAAACCCATCGCAACTTCGATCGGAAATTTTATCAGACCATTGATCATTCGTCTTTTGCATTATGTAAGTTTTAGACCCGTGAAATCACGTATCTCAAGACACAAGATATACAAAAGAGATAATCATGAATGTGTTTATTGTGGAACCAAAAATGACCTATCCATCGATCACGTAATTCCAAAATCAAGGGGAGGAGGAAATACTTGGGCAAACCTTGTGACTTGTTGCAAGAAATGTAATTCAAGGAAGGGGAATAGAACTCCTGAAGAAGCAAATATGAAATTTGTAAAAAAGGTTGAAGTACCCAAAACTTTCTGTGGGATCTTTACCGTTGAAGCGGAAAAGATGTATAATGAGTTTATGACAAGTTTCTCATATTAACTCCAATTATTTAATTATAACAAAAAAAAATAGGTCGTATGACCTATTTTTTTTTATCACTGTATGTAATATTATTTATCTTCGAAGTTGAGGTTTTGGAGGATTTGTCGGTATTTTATTTGGCCCTTTAGGTTTTATTTTTTCGGGTGCCGATACAGGTGGTGTTGTCTCTTGTTGAGTTTGAGGTTGAGGTTTAACTTCAGGTTGAGATTGAAGATTAATATTGAGAGGGGTACGGGTTTGGGTGGGGTCAATTTTGATGGGTTGAGGTTGAGGTTGAGATTGAGGTTGAGGTTGAGATTGAGTTTGTGTCGTAGGTTTAGAATTCAACAACTGCAATATCGCGCCTGCTGTTTTGGGACCATATCTATTATCTGGAACAATTTTAACCCCTTTACTTATTACCAAATCTTGTAATTGTTTAATTGTATAGTTTGTTGGTGGAGTCGTTGTTTGTGCTTGTTCATTCAAACCATATAAATTTTTTATATGTTTTTTTTCACTTTCTGTCAGTATGAATTTTTTCATAGTAATTATAATTTACTTATCATTTCGTAAGCTTTATTTATGGTTGCTTGATCCATCGTACCTGTTTGTGTCAAACTTAAAACCTTTTGTATTTCCTTTGTTTTATTCTGAACTTCTGTTGAAATAGCTTTTTTTACTGTTGAAGGTTGAGTTTGAGGTTGAGTTTGAGGTTTAGATTGAGTCTGAGGTGCTTTATAGTTCGGATTCAATATGAGTCTTATTGACTTAACATCATCACCACCAGTACCTATTTTCCAATCCAATTTAAATTTAGAATTGTTATCAGTAAAAACTTTATTTATATTCACCAAGTCTTTTCGATTTTGAAAACCGTATTCACCATTGAGTGCAGCGGTTAATCCATTGTATGTGTCAATTTTGGTAGTTTCTTTCATAAGTTCTCGGATAATATCGTCGAATTTTGCCGGATTTGCACGTTGAAATGCTTCGAGTGCCTTTTTTACATTTGTACCCGGATTATGAAACGCGGCGGTCAATTTACGTAGTACCTCTATAAATTCTAATGTACGATTATTTTGTGCATTCCCTGAAGATTGATTCGACTGATTAGAAGCAGTAGGTACACTTGTCTGACCTGCTAGAGTTGCTTGTTCTTCAATTGAATGAAGTTTCAATATCCTTTCCTTTTCTTCTTGATTTACCTTTAACATGATTATCTTTTTCATATAAATATATTCCCCAAAAAAAAATTTGAATTTTTCAAAATATATGATATATTTATAATCAGAAATTAAAACAATGCTCAACAAAAAAGGACATATCAAAGGATTTAACGGCTGTGATTGGCAGCAGGAACCATCATGTCCATTTGTTCGGGTATAAAAAGTATATTTTTAAAAAAAATGTAACCCGAACAACAAAAGTTCGGGTTTTTTGTTGTATATTTGTGTCGTTCTTTGATATATGAGGAAAAAAAAGCAATGGTAGCTCAATGGTAGAGTTCCAGTCTTCCAAACTGGATGTTGTGGGTTCGAATCCCATCCATTGCTCAAAAATAGTCAGGTAGTGGATATGTAAGCGGGCTCAAGCTCGGTAAGTCGAAAAGGTATGATCCTCTTTACGAGGCCACATTGCAGGTTCGAATCCTGTCCTGACTTCAAAATGCGTCAGTAGTTCAATTGGTAGAGCGTCGGTCTCCAAAACCGAAAGTTGTAGGTTCGAGTCCTACCTGACGTGCCAATAAGGTCGGATGTCCGAGTGGTTAGGTGAATCTCTGCAAAAGATTCAACACTGGTTCGAATCCAGTTCCGACCTCCACTTCCCCATAGTATAATGGTAATACAACGGATTTTGGTTCCGTGGTTTTAGGTTCGAGTCCTGATGGGGAAACAATGTTATATATTAGGTGTGGGCATGACCACAAATAAACAAAGGCGGGTTGGTTTCCCAACTTCGGAGAAATTCGGAGAGTCTGAGTTCGATTCTCACCCACACTTATATATAACTAAATTAATGCTCGGTTGGTCTAGTGGTTTAGGACGCTTCCCTTTCACGGAAGAAATCACGGGTTCGAATCCCGTACCGAGTACAAAGGTTTATTGGTGAAGTGGCTATCATACCTGCCTGTCACGCAGGAGTAGAGGGGTCGGAACCCTCATAGACCGCATTTGTTTTATTAACTCCACCGAAAAACCCACAAATCTTTAGTTTGTGGGATAAAAGGTTTGATTAAACATTTCTTAATTTAGGAATATTTATTTACGTGAGAGAGCAAATACGCAAAATTCTAAAAGAATTAACTTCAGGTGACGGTCCTGTAACCTTTAGTTTTAGTTATATGAGGGCTTATAAACCAACATACGCTCCGTGGAGGGTATACTTCAACGACTTAAAAACCGAAGAAGGCCAATATTCACATGGTAAAAATACATATATAAATTTGATTGGAAATAATATTAAGTTGACAGGTATTACTCCTACAGATTTTAATTTTACGAAAAATGGAGAATCGGGTTACGTTGACTATTGGAAACTTGAAGAAATAAAACCTGATATTCGTAAAATTTTGTTCGGTAGTAAGGATAGTGGAGAAGTAAAATCAACTTTAATTAGGAGTGCGTTAAAAAAGGCGTTTCCAAATAATTGGAAAGAACAAGATGAAATATATAGCGCAGGTATTAGAGATATAAATACAATAGGTGAGAGAACGGGTAAGGGTGAGTCATGGTCAATTATGAATTATTTTGATACAAAAAAAGAAGTACAAAGAAAAATATCACAAAAATGGAATAATGAAGGTAACGGAGATTTAGAGGAATGGTTAGTGGATGTATTTAAAAACGACAAAGATTTTATGAAAGAGTTGTTGGATATCCAATGGAGGTCAATAGAAAATGGTTATAATACTGAGGTATACGCCTCAGAAGTAATTTCTAATCATATACCAGGTAATGTTGAGTTGTTTCCTCCTGGTTCTATAATTGACCGACACAAATCAATAGACATGATTATTGGGGGTCAGAGTTTTCAAATAAAACCTTTATCTAAACTCCTCGTAGAAGACGGTAAATATTTTGTTAAAACTTATGGTATGAAGAACGACTATAAGAGTAAAAGTATTGATTATATTGTTTATGCAAAAATAGGTGGTAAGGTATATGTTTTCCCTAATAAAAACTATGAAGTAGGTCCTGGAGGTAGTGAAGTGATACATTTTGAAAAACCTGAAGAATATTAATACCTTCAGTTAAAGATTAATTTACGTAGATCGAAAAAAGTCACATCAAGATTTGGAAAGATCAATCTCCTGCCATACCTTTGTGGTGTTAAAACAATCACACCATGAAAAACGTCATCTCCAACCCCCAAAACCGGATTGGCCGTGTAACCAACAACTTCGACTACGAAACCGTAGCGAAGGTCGTAAAGGCTCTGAACCGTGAGGCGATGTATACTTCTTGGTTGGAAGTGTCACCCGACTCTTTCAACGTCCAAACACTCAAGGACTATACCACCGTCGTGATGAACCAAGCATTCACTTCCTACGAACAGGAAGGAGTGACCAACTTCGGGATGGGTGGGTTCATTGTGGACATCCGAAACCACGAAGACAAGGTAAACGTAAACGTGGCTTACGTGATTGATGAGATGGACGCCTACTAAATAGTAGGCTCCTCTCCCCTCCCCAAAAATATAGAATAGAGGGAGGGGTTGAAACTTCAGAAGATTTGTTGTATGTTTTGGGTGTTCTTTGACATATCGGAATAATCATGGCCGGATGATGAAATTGGTATACATGTTTGACTTAAAATCAAATGGACCGAAGGGTCCGTGCGGGTTCGATCCCCGCTCCGGCTACCGCAACAATTAAAACAAATGAAAGTAATTTTTATGGATCACGATGGTGTGATCTGTTTGGAATCTGAATGGGGTTCAAGATTCGATAAACAAAAAAAATATGATCCACGCCCCACCATCAAAGAAATCCCAATCTTGGATAGGTTTGACAACTTCAATCATAGTTGTGTTGAATGTCTGAATCAGGTCATCAGGGACACCGATTGTGAGATTGTAATTTCTTCTGATTGGAGAACATGGGCAACTTTGGAAGAAATCGGTGAATATTATGAAAGTCAGGGGATCATCAAAAAACCAATCGGTTTTACCCCTTTCATCGATCGAAGTGAAGTTCCACCTGAGTTCGAATTTAAGATGGGTCTTGGGTTAAACCAAACCCGAGTTTTGGAAATCAGAAAATGGTTGGACAATCATCCTTACGTCGCATCATGGGTAGCAATCGATGATATGAGACTTGGAGAACAAGGGTGGGGTTTGGAACATTTTGTTTTGTCAACAGATCACAAAAATGGAATTTGTAATTCCGAAGTTAAAACCTTATTGATCGAATATTTGAATCAACCGGTTCTTATATTGTGACAATAAGTTGGAAGGTTACCCAAGAGGCCGAAGGGGGCGGTTTGCTAAACCGCTAGGTCGGGAAACTGATGCAAGGGTTCGAATCCCTTACCTTCCACAAAAAAATAATGTTATGATCAAAGTACTCGGAAATATTCCAACCTCTGAATTTGGTCTTGCTTGTTCGGGAGGGGTTGACTCTATGGCCGTCTTGGATTTTTTGAGAAGATCAAATTATAATCCACACGTCCTTTATTTCAATCACAATACAGAACACGGTGATGATGCTGAAAAGTTTATCACCAAATATTGTGAGGAAAACGGTTTGAGTTTGTTTGTTGGAAGGACGGATCAAAAACCAAAATCCAACAAGGAAAAGGTGTGGTCTGATTTGAGGTATAAGTTTTTTAGATCATTTGATTTTCCAATCGTAACGTGTCACCATTTGGATGATTGTCTAGAAACATATATTTTCACTATGACGAGGGGGTTTCAATCGGTCATCCCTTATCGTAAGGAAAATGTTATTCGTCCTTTTCTTTTGACTGAAAAGTCTGAGTTCGAAAGTTGGTGTAAAAGGAAAAATGTACCTTTTATTCAAGACGAATCAAATAACTCGGTGGAATATTCAAGAAATAGAATCAGACATAATATTATTCCCGAACTTCTAAAGGTCAACCCCGGTCTTAAAACTGTCGTGAAAAAAATGATCAAGGATTATGAACAAAAACATAATACTGTATATTTATAAATAAAAACATGAAAAAATGTATAGTATGTGATATTGAATTATCTGGTCAAAAAAAAATGTATTGTTCTGGCGCTTGTAAACAAAAACATCACTACCATAGATTAAAAAAACAAACAAATACGTATCATTCTCAAACAATTAGGGCTTATCGTAGAAAACTATCCTTGATTGAACAAGCTGGAGGATCTTGTAAAAGATGTGGTTATAATAAAAATATAGCGGCATTAGAATTTCATCATATTGATCCAACACAAAAAGAATCCAAATTAGATATGAGGATACTTTCTAATCGTAATATTGATTACATAAATCAAGAATTTTTAAAATGTGAACTCCTTTGTTCGAATTGTCATAGAGAGGAACACAATCCCGAAATGAATATAGAATTAGTTTCAGAAGTACTGAAAAAAGGTTTAGTTTAATTTGGTTAATTAATCCAAAATTCATATCTTTGTGGTGTTCTTTGAAGTATCGGAATAATAAAAAAACCCTCTCATAGCTCAATCGGTTAGAGCGGCGGTCTCATAAACCGTAGGTCCTTGGTTCAAATCCAAGTGGGAGGACTATTTGCCTCTATAGCTCAGTTGGTAGAGCAGCTCATTTGTAATGAGCGGGTCGGGGGTTCGAGTCCGTCTAGAGGCTCGTTTGCAGGAATATCTCAGTTGGTAGATCGTCAGACTTCCAATCTGATGGTCGCGGGTTTGAATCTCGTCTCCTTCTTACAGGTCGAAAGTTCTTCACCTACAGGCTAGTTGGGCCCTTCCTCTTCAGTGAAAGAGGCTTGTTGGGCCCTTCCTGGCGTGTTGAACTCGACCCTTTTTCTCCCTTAGCTCAGTCGGTTAGAGCGGTTGACTGTTAATCAATAGGTCCTTGGTTCAAGCCCAAGAGGGAGAGCAAAAAAATAAAAATTATCTGAATCACTATGAAAAAACTAATCAACATCACAGGATTTGCATCACTCACACTCTTCATCCTGTCATTTATTGTTTTTTTAACTTGTATCCTTTGGGATGTGCCACTCGACGGTACCCTACTTCACGAGCTAATCAGATACTCTCTAGTGGGTGGGTTGACCCTTAGTTACATTTGTTTTTTCATGTTTGTTTATCGAGAGTTTAAAGACTAAAAACACAGTCAGGTGGCGGAATTGGTTAGACGCACTCCTCAAATAAGATGTGTATAGGCTACGCGCTAATCCTATACGTACAGGTTCGAGTCCTGTCCTGACTACTAAAATAATAAACTAATGAAAACAATCTTTATCGGAGATATTCATGGTCGAGACATATGGAAAAAAATCGTAGAAAGTGAAAAACCTGATCGGGTTGTTTTCATCGGGGATTATTTTGACAGTTTCGACATTGGATCAGCAGAGCAACAATATAATTTCAAGGAAATTATTGAGTTCAAAGAAAAAGGTGAATGTGAGGTTATTATGTTGATTGGTAATCATGACTTCCATTATATCAACACTTACGAAGTGTATAGTGGATTTCAACGGAGTGCAGGACCGGCAATTCAACTTCTTATTAAAGAAAACCTACACCACCTTCAAATGTGTTATGAGATGGATAATATCTTGTGTTCACATGCGGGTATTGGTTATGATTGGTTGGTAAATCAAAATAGATACAAGGAAGGAGAACCTATCTCTAACTTTGTAAATGAAATTTGGAAATACAAACCACGAAATTTTGAATTCAACGGAATATTTGATCCAACAGGTGATGATATCATGCAAACACCGATTTGGATTCGTCCAAGAAGTTTGATGTCGGGAAATAAAAATACTTTTTTGAATGATCAATATATTCAAGTCGTGGGTCATACAGAAGTTAAAGAAATGCCGATGAAATTGATGTTGGAAAATAAATTATTTTTAATTGATGCTTTGCCCGTTGGTAATTACTTGATCTACGAGGAAAATTATTTTATGATTGGTGTTGTAAGTGGGTAGGTTTGTCCGTGGTAACGGTCTGATGGGGGAAACCCTGTCAGACTTCCTGAACTAAAATCCATCACAAGGTCCCTCTCTTGGGTGGGCTAATGGGGGAAAAAACGGTCATTTTGGGGGTATCGCATAGTGGCAATTGCGGCTGACTGTAAATCAGCTCCTAACGGTTCGGTGGTTCGAGTCCATCTACCCCCACAAGTTATATCGAGAAATAGTTCAATTGGTAGAGCGCTGCGTTTGGGACGCAGAAGTTGTGAGTTCGAGTCTCGCTTTCTCGACAAGGAAGAGTTCTTTGACATTAAAAAAATTTAAAAAATGACAATAGAATTATTAAATTTCGTGGGGGGTATGATACTATCAGGTTTTATTGGTTTGATAGTGTTTTTAGTTTCCGTGAACAAAAAAATCAAATTGTTGCAAGAAAAACAACAAGAAATAGATGACATAAGAGAACAAATGTCATACGATCATTCCAACTATGCTCGTGATCGTGAAATGATGGATAGACGTGTTTCAGAAGTTGTTGATGATTTGTCTCGTGAGCTTGACTTATCAAAAGATCACCTTCACAGACGAATCGATGAAGTTGAGATGAACTTTAATCGTGATTTGGACAGTAGATTAGATAAACTAGAAAACCGATTGACTAATCGTTATGGGTCAATCATAATGGGTGAATAAATAAATAAACAAAAGAACTCTTCCTTTTCTTTAAAATATTTGGTAATTCGGTGAATTGGTTGTATATTTGTTTCACTGAAGAAAACCGATATGGAAAACCTTTTTGATTTCTACTCTGTTGAGATTTGTTCTCCTCGCAAACGATCTATCTACAATGCGTTGGGTAAGAAAGTAAGTTATTCCGATGGTCTCAAAAGTCGTAAGGTTCAAAGTAACTCTGTTTTTCCGAAATATGAATATTCATATAATGTAGGTTTCTCTTCTATCATGAATTCTTCACCTGAAGAAGCATCCGCTAAGGCAGATGAGATCGCAAACAAATATCGGAATTTGGAAGATGTCCGAGTATTGATCAAATATCATTGTCGGGATTGATATTAATGACCTCTTAACTCAGCTGGCTAGAGTATCACACTTTTAATGTGAGAGTCATGGGTTCGAATCCCATAGGGGTCACTTTTTTTTCAAAATAATTTGTCTATTGAATTTTTTTTACATATATTTTTATAAAAAAAATGCAAAGTTATAGAGTTCTTGTTAGTGGTTGGGAGAACCACTTTCGTACATTCGGGTTAGATAAATCTGATATTGAAACAATCAAAGATATTTTGATGAAAAACGACACAAATGATATTGTGTCCGTTTATGAAGAAATTGAAACCATGCTCAGTCTTGCAGGTATGGAACTTATGGATATTTCACGACCACATTTCAATCTTGAAAATCTTTGGTTTAAAGTTGAAGATTCCGATAATAATGTGGTTTGTGAATTTATCGGAACCGAAATCAACAATCATGAGGAATTTTATGATGAAGAAGATTTGTCAGAAACTTTCGATATTATGATAGATGAAGAATTCGAAAATGTTATGTTGTTTGTTGACGAATACAAGGGAGGTCTTTTTGAATTGAATATCGAATCCGACACAGTTCCGGTTCCATCAGATTTTTCATTTGTAAGCGGATCAGTGGTTGCACCAAATTTCGAGATTGATTTTATCTCCAAAATCTTCTTTAAGGGGGAAATTTGTGCACCTCAATACACATTGGATAATGATCATAAGGGATCCTCTGTCTATATGATAAATGGTGATATTCTATAATATTCAAGTTTGACATTTTCCAAAATCGAATTATATTTTAATAACCAAATGAATGAAAACCATGATTGA